AATCTTCAGGCTTCGCGGCGGGAAATGAACCCGCGCGATAGCCCGCAAAAGTGAAAATAAAATTGGCCGCGCGTCCCGTAGGAGCCAGTTCCATCATCTTGAATTCCCACCACGGGTAAAGAGTTTCAAGCCGGTCGGCAACCTCCATCAATATGTCGTCGATATTTTCAGACGAGAAACCTTTCTTCGGCGGCGCACGCTGTGCCAGCTTCTTGTCTGGAAAAATTTTATCAGGAAAATAAATCTTGATGTTCACCGACTTAAACAACCGGCTGCCTGTTTTATCACGAAGCATCGCCAATCCTCCGGCGCTGAATTTCCTGCCCGTCTTCGACCATCACCACATCGGCAACCATACCGGTCATGCTGGTAATTTGCCGAACCATACTTCCAAAAAACAGGTCAGCTTTTTCCTTCTCGGACACTTCGTATCCGCGAGATATTGCGCCTGAAGGTATTTCGGTGTGAATGTTGTACATCAATTTTCTCCTCGGACCACTCTGTCTGACGTGCGTCAAACTCTGGAATATTGAGACCAAACCCTGCCCGAACCGCATCCGCGATTTCATCCGGCGCACCGTTCGGGTTAACCGAATACGGATTGTGGTCGAACGCCATCACGCGAGTCTCGACCGATGTGTCGTGCTGCACAATCTTGACCGTAGAGCCGTTCATCGACCACCCCGCCACTTATACGTTTCCAACTTCACAAAATCCACAATTTCTTGCAAGCAAGAAGCGTCGAACCATTCGAGCCCGATAGTCCCGCCAGTCGGCACCTCGAAAACATACGCACGCCACTGTGGACGGAACGTCACGCGCCCGAGCGTGTCGTCTGCTTGGTTTCGGATTTCCCAAACTCTTGTCTTACGTTCAGGAGGAACTATAAGTTCAACAAAATTCAGACGGGCTGTGTTCATAGCATCCTCTTTGCACGATGTGTCGCTCGGTACAAATCCCACGGCAACGGCGATTTGCTTCGGTCGCATGGTTGGAATCCCCAATCTCGCGTCTTCCGCGTCGTGAAAATTATTGACCAAGACACGCCGTACGGAGTAATAACGTTGTGCAAAAAGGTTGCGGGGCGAAAAAGAATACTGCCGGGGCGTCTCCTATGTTCACGTATCACACAGCGCGGGCCACCACCTACCCCCATTTCATCCCATTCATACTCTTCAGCCCGTTCCAGATATCCGTTCTTCAATAGAATCGCAACAAATCCCCACGGGTGGTCATGGCACTCAGGGTGCCAAGTGCGCGCGTCCAGACGATGCAAGTAAATATTGAACCACGGAGTTTTGGCAAGAACAAATCGGGTAAAATGCTCGCCGATTTCTTTCCAACCGATTTCTTCGTACCGAACGTGTCGCCGAAGAAATTGTTCAAAGCGGCTCATCCTCGGGCTCCACAGACAGTGCAATGCAGACCGTTTTTCGGGCCACAGGTAAACACGCGCTTGCCGTCGCCATATTTTTTGTCTTGAAACGCCGACCGGCAATTGCAGAACCGAAGCACAAGCCCAGCATCCTTCGCCTTCGCAAGTTTTGGCTTCGCCGCAACCTCGATTACGAGTACTTCTTTCTTGGGTTCTTCTTTGAATTTTTTTTCAGGAGCCTTGTTAGGCATAGGTCACCACGAATTTCGGGACACCGAGTTTACTCGCGGCTTTGCGCGCCGCCATCTTCACATGCGCCGCATTCGGTGGCGCGTGGTTCTTACGCTTGGCCGCTCGGGATGCTGGATGCGGCATTACTCACCACTCGATTGAACGAGAGGCAAAGTCTGTCCCTCAATCTGAACCAAATCGGACGGGCTGTCCCCGTCCACAAACCGCTCAACCTTGAACACCACACTGCGATTTTCCTGTTCGTACACCATGCGAAACTCTTCGTTCTTCGCCTTCAGGTCCACGTTCACAACCTGCAACTCTTCAATGGTTCTCTGCGCATCCTGAAGGGTTTCAGTTACGCTCTGGAGCATGTTGCTCGTCTGAACAAGAGCCACTTGAGAGTTGTCGTACGCCTTCAGAAGAACTGCGACCGCAAGCGGTGGTATCGCCCACTTGATTTCCAAATTCTTGCGAACGTTGGCGATTGTTTCAATGGGGGTAAGTTCTACTACGTCTTTCTTCTGCGACTTCGCCACAGCTTTGGCTGCGGCGCTACTATTCTTTGATTCGCTCATTTTAATTCCTCCGAAATTTTAGCGGGAAGCAAGTCTGCCCACCTCACTTCCCGCCCCTGCGCTTGTACAGGTCAGTATCCAGATTGTCAGAAACGCGTTTCATTGTCAAGCCTTTTTTTCTTCCACAATTCCACGGGTGTTATAGCTGCCTTTCCGCGCGGGCTCGTTCGCACAATCAGAACAGAGATACGGCCACGTTGGATGCTCGGGGTACGGTGGCAAGTGCGGATAATTCGGCGAAATATTTGTGCAGCGCCCGACCCCTCGCTTTCCGATGCATCGCGCTTGGTCTTGTTCGACTACGCCGTCCGTTTTTATATAGGCGGTCATCGTGTTCTCCTCGTAAACTGTGGGTTCCTATCTTTGTGCGCGTCTTTATGAGTCTTCGCGCAAATAAAAACACTGTTCTCTAAACTGATTTCACCACCCTTCCCGCGAAATTTTTGCTCATGCATGTGGCCGCTGCATTCACTGACCCTGTCGCCACACAACTCACACCATCCGCCTGAGCGAATAAACAAATCGTGACGGATACTTTCCACCGCTGCGGAATATCGCATGGAAGTTATCAACCCTTCAGATGCAAACGCAGCCTTGCTGTTTTTAAATATCCGAACAGGCTTCTGCGTCATGCTGTCAATCTGAACCCAAACTATTCGCTCTTTCATTGTCCGTCTCCCTGCATATATTTAATGACTCGGCGGTGTTCATCCACGGTGCCGAAATTTTTGATGACGTTGGCGCGGTGGGATATAATGAAAACATTCCCTACTATGTAGCCTTTGGTATTGTCTCGGCGGTCCACCGAAGCGGAGTTGTCAGATAAAGAACCACCCCCGTATTGAAGTTTTATACCCAAAACAGGGCAAACATCCACTTTCAAACTCTCCAAGTGCGCCAAGGTGAGATTAAAATTCAAATGCCTTTTTGCGGCACGATATTTCACGCGACGAAGCATGTAACTTATCGGATATAGTTTCCTTTCTAACCTTTTCCTCTCCAACGCCGTTCCGCGATGTGCGTGTCGCCAGTTCTTATCGTATTTTCGACACTGCTTGCGGTGGGTTTTTCGCCACGTCCGCATATACTCTGTATGTGTCAATTTCCGTCTCCCGAATGCGCACCTCTGAATTCCATACATAACTTTTCAAACACGTCGCACATCTGCGCTGATTTTGAAATCGTGGTTTTTGTCTGCGGGTCCGTACGCATCGCAATCTCTATTGTGCTATCAAACAGTTCCCGCTGCTCTGGCGTCACCATGAATTCCATCTCCGCGTCATACCAATCGCCTTCCTCTTCAGGAGCCTTGATTTCTTTATCAATGATACGCTTCAATTCCTTGACCGTCACCTTCGGGTCCAGCGCAGCTTCCACAATCTCGTCAGGAAATATCAGGAGGTAATCTTTCGCGCCGCGCAACTTTACCGCTTTCGTGATTCCCATCTCCTCCATTTGTTTTATACTGAACGTGTCGCTCAAATCGCGAACAGTGAGAAAGTACTGCATAATTTGCCCCGGTGTTCTATGCGCGTGCTCTGCTACCACTTTGACATACTCCCGCCACGTAGCGTAGCCGACGCGCCAGTATTGCATCTCAGAAATTTCCAGCATCTTCCAGCCAAGAAGTGCGTAGCCACTTTCGATGTTGGCTTCGTACGCCGCCATCACCTTCGCGCTCTCCTGTGCCTCCCACAGAAGCCGCCCGCCTTCGTCCGCTGTTTTGAAATCACTCACTTTATTTCCTTCACTGTTTGTCCGTGCCCTCTGCGCGCTTGATGAACTTTGCAGGCTTCAGAATGTGGATGCCTGCATCGAGTACAAATTAGTAGCCCGCAGTACTGACACGACTCTAACCCTTCAAACGCTCCGCATGAATTGCATTGCATCATTTTCATTTTTGGCGCGCCAGAATCACATTCGGTGGCCCTCCAAAATCAAATATCTCCTGCGGCGGTACTGGGTGACGCTTCCAGTTCACATAACCCGCCTCAATATCCCCGTGACACAATAACGGGTGACACCAGCAGCCAAGAATTTCATTCTCTGCAAAATCATGCACCGCTGCATCGCGCAACCACTTTTTCTCGGGCGAGTACCAATATTCCGCGAAATCAAGCAAGCAGTCTTCCCGATTTGCATACTTCTGAAGATGAAATGGATTGCAATACATAGACCCCGGCAGTCCAGCCCACGGTCTGCCAATATACCGCGTGTGGTCGCACAAATGTGTTTGACTAATTCTCACGACGGTAATCATTTTCGTTTTTGGCGCGCTAGAATCACAGTCGTCGCACCGCCCTCCATGAAAAACGTCTTCATTCCCATCTTAACATCTTTGTCGTCCAAAGTAGAAACATATTCGCGCAGCGCGCCCTCAATTTCTTCCTGCGTAAACGAGAGCAAGATGTTTCCCACGGAACGAAACGTCGGGACATAGCCGGTCAGGTCATAAGTCAGCGCCGCGATTTCGGGAATGCGTGGGTCTTTCAGGTCAGCCTTCGCTTCCTCAAACGCCCGACCGAGGCGCGCGTCCACCACCTTGATGTACTCGGTGATAGGGTACCGGGGATTCCGGTCGCGAACCTCGCGGCACCAGTCCGTAAAGTCATCCTCGACGGCGGCGGCTCCGTAAGCTTCTGCAATCAGTTCGTACTTCGCCTTCAGGTTTTTCGGGAAGACGTGGGTGTTCTGCATCTCCCGCGCCGCAATTTTCGGCAGTGCCTTAATCAACGAGTACATTGGACCCTCCCAGATGCTCAACAAGAAAGTAGGTACCCCCGCGAGTGTGAGTTATTGAGCGGGTGAGCAGGGGTTCAAGATTGTGGTATAGTAATATATATATATATATATATATATATATATATCATATACTTACAGGTGCTCACTATGAAACTCTCCCTAGATGCCGTTATCACTTTTCCCCCCTCATGCTCACCTGCTCAATTATTCCTACTCGCAGGGGGGTCATCGAAGTTCAAACTCCGTGGTCTCGGGATTGATATCATCCTCATCTTGCGGAGCCCACTCATCATCACTTTTCGGTTCAACCGCCATCACTTTTGGCATCTCCCATATCCAACCGCCTGCTGCCTGCCGCGATTTCACCTTCAGTTGCGTCTTCGCGCGCCGCAAAGTCGCGGGGGAAATATCCGCTTCGTGTTTTGCGTGGTCGGCAATCCACTTCTCAGCCTTGGCACCCGTGCCCAGAACCCCTTCCAGCCAGCGTACGGCTTCCTGTAGCACGTCATCCGTGCCTTTTGGCCTTCCACCCCCAGACTTTTCGCGCCGTTCGTCTAGCACGTCGTCAGCGGTTTTGTTGATAGACTCATCCCACACCGCGTACGGAGCCCACACAGGTTCCAATTCGCCGGGGATTTCTATTTTATGAACGTCAATGTGATAGGCGATGCCACTACCCGACGCTTTGGTCAGGTTGTTTTTGATGCGCGCCATAGAAAAGCTGTCTTTGATTTCCCCCTCGCCAGTACTAGAGTCTCGAATGAACATCCAAGAGCATCGCGCTACACCGATGAACGCCATCGCGCCACCGACGCGGGAGATTGCGTCCTGTTCCGATTTTTTATTCAAGTGCATCACCATCACCACGGCAATCATCCGCTTCGCGGCGAGCCGTTTCAAGGGAATAAGAATCGAGCGAGCCTCCTGCTCCGCCACCATGTGGACTTCGCCCAGATAGTTGGTGATAGGGTCAATAACGATTAGCTTGATGGCGGGATTTTTGTCGAGGTAGGCGTCAAGAGCAGGCAAATCCAAGTCCAATCTGACTTCAGAGTCCGAGTCGTTGGGTCGCACGACGCCTTCGGGAAAATGAATACGCTTCATGTCCGCGCCCGCAGCCATAAGACGCGGCACCGCAGTATCATCCAAATCATCTTCGCCTAGTAGCATCAAAACATCGAAGGGCTCATACTTATTTTCATCGCCCAGCGGAAAACTTCGACCAGTCGTAACGCGCGCGGCAAGGTCCATTCCCGCCAATGATTTTCCGTTGTCAGGATTGCCCGCATACAGCGTGATTTTGCCAAACGGAACGCGGTCTCGCCACAGCCACTTTACTCTCTTCGGCACAATTTTATCGCCCGTTATCGCAATCATTTCAGCGGCAGGAAGTGCATTCGCTTTTTTCTTCGTGGCGGCGGGTTCAGGTTCAGGCTGGGTCTCGCCGTCGAGCGCGCGAGCGATTGTGCGCTTGCGATAATCTTCGCGCTGCGTCCACTTCTCGCGCTGGCCCAACACGGACGCACTGAAATATCGCTCCATCTTCTGTGGGTCGCCATTGAAAAGATGTTTGAGAATGTTGAGGAGAGCTAGGTCCGCTGCGGATTGGTCATTATTGTATTCCGAAGTGTCACCCATCCACAGGGCTTTCAGCTTCGCGTTGCGAATCTGCGTCACCATGAAGTAGGCGATGTCAATATTTTCAATTTTTGGAACACCAGTACCGGAAAATTGATTGCCGGTTACTGTGAGATATCGCCCGCCCTCAGACCCGCTATAGATTTCGGCACCATATTTGTTGCCACTAAATTTGCGTTGTCCGGTCGGCAAAGTTTTACACTGAACGAACGCCCGCAGCCCGTTGCCGGATGGAGTGATTTCGCTATACGGGTCGCCAAGATGACGGAGGATTTCGAGTACGAACGGTTCGGGAGAACCATCATGTAGGACGCCGTCGAAGTCAATTCCAACCAAATCGGTTCCGTGAAGCATGAATCCAACACCATCATAGTCGTTTGTGATGTTGGAGGCCGTGTCAAGAGCCACGTCAAAAGTTGCCCACGTAGTCTCGTCGTTTGATTTGGCATATACTCCTGCTTTTTTAGCGTCGTACGGAAGTTTTGTAGCTTTGCCGTTGCGCCGCTCCAACTTCCAGACAATCCACTGTGGCAAATCCTTCAGGATTTCAGGAACCGCGTCGTAATTATTCATGATGAGATTCTACTCGCTTTCCTTTCCGAAATCAAATTCATCTAACTGCTTTCGGACTAGGAGCGTATCCCGCAAATCAGGCCGGTTGGCGCAAATTCCGCGCATCGGACAGATTGGGCACTTCTCATTCGGAAAACGCACACCGCTCTGCATCGGGAAGAAATCATTCTCGGTTGCTTTGACGATGTTGATGATGTCCTGTTTAATTGAGCGTCCGATATCTTCGGCGCTCTCTTTCGTGATGTATGCTATCTTGAACTGGACTTTTTGCTTCGTGACTGCACGTTCTGCGACGCCGATGCCATTAGCCTGAATGTATTCGGTACGCGCCGCAACCGTAGCTTTCGCGCTGCCTTTAAATTTCGCGTCCATGTCATCAACAACCTGTGGATTCTGCGTAACCCAGAGTCCAAAGGCGTCTGACGCCAGCACAATCACGTCATCACCCGCATGCAAACCACCAGCATCCTCTAGCAGCGTTGCGTTATCACCCTTAGAAACTTCAAGCCCGCATTTACGAAGCCATAGGAACGCTACGGCGGTCACCGCATCTTCGGGACGCCGACGCACCCACGCGTAACTGCGGAGTTGTGGGTCTAGCACAGTAAACTCAGGTACGTCTTTGCCGCTAGTCTTTGAATCAATGATAAGGGGTTCAAACGTGTTTTTCAGTTGCGCAATGCAGTCAATGTATGAAGTGAATTCAAGACCCGCCAGCTTTGTGCCCGGAAAAACCTCGAAGCTATTTTTAACCTGAAAGTCTTCGGGATTATTCACAATCCACGGGAGTGTCGGGTAGCGGATAGCGTAGAGACGAATCATTTGCTGACCCATCACGTTCAGGGTCGCCCAATCTTTGTCGGTTTTGTTATATAGGTACGGCTGGTCTTTGTGCTCTGCCCACAGCCGTTGGAATTCCGCAAGAGTAGCGGTCAGGTCCATGCGATGCTGATGGTAGAATTGAACACAGGTATCAATCGCGGTGCCGAAAAATTTAGACGACCGCTCGGTTTTTTCAGCCCAACCTTGAATACGCTCCAAATAATACTTGCGCGCGCAGAAATTGAAGGAATCGCTCCCCGAGTAGCTATGGCGGTTCACCGGATATCCCTTCGAGTTGATGTACAGATGCGGTTTCATGCTGGTCTCCCTTCCAGCCCGTTTTGATACGGGGGTATTTCATTTTTGGTCCGTTCATACCTCGGCAAACCCCAGCGGGTAAACCACTGTTGAATAACTTCGGCACGTTGAGTGGAAGGCACGGCGGGGTGGTAGTACACGCCTCGGGCTTTTCCATGTTTAAGGGTGATGGACTTGTCCCCTGTCATTTGGCGGTATGCTGCTATTTTTCTCATGACTGAATTAGTTCCTTCTCCAAATCGTTGTCCCGGCACAAGACACAAGTCGGCGTATTCTTTGTTGAGTGCCCCTACAGATAATTTATCTCGAAGTTCACGGGCATGAAGATACGCGCGCCGTGTTTTACTTAATGGGTGAATTGCATAGTACTCGTCGGCTTCGAGTCGGCGTTCATTGCAGTGAGGACAGCGCTGTCGTAGTTCCTGAACCATGCGGGCAACGGCAGCGTCATCATATTGTTCGCGCCCGTTTCCTTTGGACAAGCCTAAAAATCTATAGACACGGTTGTATTGAACGCTTCGTCCCCACACAGAGGTGGTGATGACTCCGCGAAAAGTATCTTGGCTGTATCGAGCGTTCACAAAATCCCCAAGCGTGGGCGCTATAAGAGCCATCAATTTTCCAAGGTTCCAGTGCCACCCAATAGGCTGCGCGGATACACAAACAGATAGGTCCATGAAGTCCCGAGTTGCGAGTCCTATATTAAAAATAGATGCGTTATGCTCCATCATCCACTTGAACCGAACACTTGGAGGGAACAAGTAATCGTCCCGCACCGTCATGCGAATAACAGGCGTGGCTAAAAATAAAAGACCTAGCAGGTAGTCATCCTGAACTACAAGAAATCCTAGTTTTCTACCCGGAGCGGGACGCCAATCAGCTTTAGACATTCTTTTCTGATAAAAAGCAATCACGCTGGATGGAGTAGTAAGAACCCGAATTTTGTCAGGGTGTATTAGTGTTAATGCCGTGCTTGTAGCGTAGTCTTTACGCTCGGTGTCATATTCACGCTTCAATGGGGAACCCCTGTTGCGCTAGTCGAGCGCAAATTACTTTAACATCGTCCGCCGATACTAGACGAATCTCTAAATCGAATTTATCCACATCCCCTGTCTTCAAGCGTTCAACCACATCATACGTTGAATTTTGAACATACGCCTGTACTGATGGACAATTTTGTTTAATCCACTCCCGCAACCGCCAAATTTCTTCTGACCGAGGTGCTTCGGGTTTCTGGTGAATCATGTCTCGGAGTTCTCGGACAGATAGAGGCGGTTTCTGGGCGGCGCAGTTCAACCAGTATCGCTGTTGTTCAGGGGTGTCGAGCGAAGCTACTTCTTTGTGGTGATTCCAAGACAAATCCTTGTTACGTAACAAAGGTTCAACACGCTTGGAGACCGACGCCATAGTTTGAAGTGAACTTTCTTCATACCCGGTAGCACTCGCCGCAAGTTTATACGTTTCTCCGTAAACTTTTTCGCCGTAGTTTATCCAGTCGCCAATCCACCACTGGATAGATTTTTGGTCTAGTCGCAGGCGCACCCCTACGGCAATCCACTGGTCTTTCGGAAGATTTTCGGGCAAGACTAGTTCTGTTTCCGTGTATTGCTCAAGTGACATAGTTCTCCCCGTAAAACTGGAGCGGGGCATCGGAGTCAAACCGATATTCCCTCGGAGGACCGAGTGTCCTTGTTGGACGAGCCCTGCAACTGAAAAGGCTAAAACATGTACAACAGCAAACGCTAAAAGCGGTGTGTGGATGGAACCCGCTTATTCACTTCCGTCCGAATCCGGTCTGCTCCACGCTCGGCTTGAGCAAGAATCTTCGCCGCCGTCCGAACATGGATATCAGCCACGTCAACCACAAACTTTCCCGTGTACTTGTGGCTGTCGTCTAAAAACTTTTTCAGATTGGCGTCATTATACCGCTTCACTGCGGCAATCGCATCCGTCAGGGCCGTTTGCGATGTCCGAACGTATGACGTACTCTGAGGACGGTTTACCTTTCCTTTTTGCCCGTAGTTCTTGACCATTTCTTTCACTTTTTCGGCACGGGCAGGAGCAATTACACCTTGGCGCACCAATGCTGATACTGCCGCGCTTGGGCTGACATCGTGCTGTTTACTGTACGTGTCAGCGGTACGGGTGTCCCGAGCGTTTATCTCACTCTCGGCAAGTTGACTTAACTTCGTGGCGCGACTAATCTTTACGCCCGCCGAAACCAGAAGTTTTATTGTTTTCGCTTTATCTGCCCCCTGCCCCATCAACTGCACCGCCACATGCTGGACGTCCGCTTGAGTGGCAGGGCGTGAAAAACCATAGGTGGGTAAGTTTCGTTGAAGAGCCCATGTAATGGCTTCCTGTTTCTGTTCAGGGGTTAATGACGCCCACGCAAATCCAACGAAGTCTACCCGCACGACAGTGGCGAGTGCCACTAACTTGCCGTCTTCGCCAAACTTTCCATCCAACACTTTCTCAGCCTCAAAACCCGTTCGTCCGTCAAGAAGAACATAATCCGAGGTAAGAATTGGAAGTTGAGAAAGAAATCCTTGAGCCACCAATTCGTCAATTGCCGATTGGTCCTTACCTGCCTCGTCCCGAACATCAAATTCGTTGGATTTGACCAGAGAAACATCAATTGGTATGTTTTTTCGTACAACGGTGAAATTCATAATATGCTCCTGTCTGAATGCTCCGAGTCCCCCACACAACGTGCGTATATGTCAGACTCTTACTTAGTAGACCAAACTTCTGAAAACATGTCAAGAGAAAAGTTCATGTTGTTCCCCTAACCGCTGAACCTCGTCCGCGCATGCCGTCAGCTTGTCCAAAATTTCCTCGGTCAGATACTTCCGCAGATACGGGGATGGCGTTCCTGCAAACGAAATACGCAAATAGTTGCGCGGGCGAGAAATCGCCACGAAATAAATCCGCTCCTCTTCAAGCGGGTCACCCTTAACGTGTGGAATCATCTTGGCATTCGCGCCAATGAGATAAACGTTGTCCCACTCGCCGCCTTTCGCTTGGTGAATCGTGGAAATCGTTATCCCGCGCGGGTCATTGCGACGGTGCATCATCTTGTTGGCATAAACTACAAAATCGCGCGCCATCTTATAATCCTTACCGATAATGCGCAACACCGCCAGATTTTCGAGCGCATCGTTATCCCGGTCGGTGCGGTCTTCCACTGCATATTTCGCTTCAATATGCGGTAGTGCTACATTGCATGCGGCTTCAGTCAAAAGAGTCGGGTAGTTTTTCAGCGCATCAACGGCCTTGCGAATCTCATTCTGCTTCCAGAAGCTCGTCTTCCCCAACAAGTGATACCGAATACTGTGGCGGTTGCAGATTCGTTCTAACAAACCGACCATCCGATTGGTGCGTGCCAGAATAACGCTGTTCAGTGGGTCCGCTGATGCCAATTTCAACGCCGATTCAGCCTCCACATCCTCGTTCCAGTACATCTTCAAACCAATTATCGGCCCGTCTTCGTCGCGCACTGCCACCATTTTGTCCAACAACTCTCTCGGCGTACCCTTCGGCGCATTTTCTCGAATAAATTTCACGATGTTGCGCGTGCTGCGATAGTTTCTCCCGAGATAAAGATTCCTACCACCGGGAAACCATTTCTCAAACTCAGTAATATTCTCTGGTTTTGCTCCACGAAAACCGTATATGGCTTGATTTGGGTCACCGACCACGGTGACGTTGCCGTATTTCTCCGACATGAGTTGCATCATCCGCCACTGCAAATCGTCCGTATCTTGCGCTTCGTCCACAATCAGGTATTTGGATTGCCACCTTGCACGAGTTTGTGCATTTTCTAACATTTGTACGGAATCGTGCAACATACTGTCGAAGTCCATCCAACCTTCCGCCCGTCTGACACGTTCGTACTCGCTGTAGGCTCCGATAAAGCCGTAATCGTATTTTCCGCATTCCGCTGCCTCCCGAGGCTCCAAGTTTTCTCGACGCATCTTTGCGATGAAATTGTCTAGCTCTTTGTAGTCAACGTGCCACTTGCGAATTAGTTTGCACATTAGCCGGTGTCGTAGTTCAGGTTCAACTGGTTTACGGTCTGTCTCGGAACAAATTCTGTATCCCAAGCTATGAAGTGTGGAAACGATGCCCGCCACTTTCGTACGCTTTTCTAAAACATCAGCCATCTCTTTCGAGAAAGTGACCGCGCGGATATCTGAAGCAGAAACCCCCGCGTCTAGCAACGAGTGAATCAATTCCACCATCGTGGTAGTCTTGCCGGTGCCGGGACCAGCTACCACAATACGAACCCCTTCCGGGGAATCAACTATTGCCTGTTGGTCGCGGTCTAGGTCGCTCATTTTGTGAAGTAGTCGTGGATTACATGAAAAAACGCATCTGGGTCAAACTTATGCGCAACGCGCCGGTACAAAGCGTGCCAGCCAATCCAGAAAAAAAGAAACGATATTTCAAGACCAATCCCCTGCCACAGTCCCGCCCAAATCAGGTAGAGAATGTCAGAAGGTAATTTCTCCGCGTTCAACATCGCCCGTATCCCCCGCAGGCTCTTGCTCCCGCGCCTTCGTTTGCGTCTTTGGCTTGGCCTTTGTCGTAGCAGACTTGGTGCCACGGTCTTGTGCCGCGCCGCTATTACCGGTAATGACGGGCTGAATATTCGTTACGTTGATTTCAGTCGTGTACTTGTCGTTCCCATCTTTGTCGGTCCACTTGCGAGTCTGGAGTTTACCTTCAACCATAATCAGGTCGCCGCAATGCAGATAAGGCTCAACGAAATTTTTCGCCGAGTTGCCCCACACGACTATGTTGTGCCACTCGGTTTTTTTCTGCTTCTCGCCGTCCCGGTCTTTGTATGACTCGTCTGTGGCAAGACTAAAATTCGCCACGGACGTGTCGCCCACCTCACGTACCTGCGGGTCTTTTCCCAACCGACCAATAAGAATTACTTTGTTCATAGACACAGACATGAATCACCTCTCGTTTTGAGTTTTAATTCTACCGCAGACCGACTTCAAGCAGTTTCTCGCTGCCGCCCGCACGCTCTAAAATCCGAACTGCGATGGCCGCAATCTTGGCGACTTGCTGCAACGCAGGCGTGTTACTCACTCTGTCGTTCACCCACGCATCTGTCGCCTTGCGGACGTAGGCTTCCAGCATCAGAATTCCTGTGGACGGGTCCAAGTCACGAACCGCACGAGTCACGCCGGTGCTAGTTGCTTCTTCAGGCTTGTACGTTCGGTCCTGATACCGTCGTTCAGTTTCAATCAATCCTTCCACTTCCAAGAATGTCAACATGGTGCCTCCGTTTTACTTTTCTTCAATGCCGTTTCTCTCGTTGACCATCTTCGCGAGAGCAATCATGCCGCCCTCCAATGTCTTGATTTTTTCCACTCGTGCGAAAAAGTCAAGCCACTGAGCCTTCGTGATGTTCTTCGGGTCTTTCGCTCCCGTAATGGAGAGCAGGAAGACGAGATTTTTTTGATTAATAGGCAAATGCTTGCTCGCTTTCAGCTTCCCATCGGTTGACAGCACGTCGCCGAGTTTGGCGAACAGTTTCCGAAATTCAGTCAACTCCGCAGCGTTTGGCAGCGTGATATCCGCTGTGGCGCTACTCGGCGTGGATTGGGCAGAGGCAGGGACCGAGGCCGGAGCCGATGTCCGAGTCGCAGATGCAGATTCCGAGTTCTCGGAGGTAGTCGAGGTATTCAAGGGCGGCAGTAACACCGCCGCTGGCACTGTCGCCAATGCTGCGGCTGGTGTAGGGCGCGATGCTTTCTCCACAGTCTTTTTGGATTCTGCTTTCTTCGGTGCTTCGTGGCTGGCTTCCGCGAAATCAGGCATGTCACCGCGTTCCTGAGTTTCATCATTTGAGCCTGCGTCCGTTGATTCGTCGGCCTCTGGGTCCGCTTCATCCGGGATGAGGAAAGAATTTTTCAGAGCGTACTTCAGCGCACCAGTCTGAGCTTTGTACGCAGCCTTGTCACCAAGGTCTGCACCCGTACCCAGACCACTGCCACGCGCTACATCTTTGGATTCCAAATCATGAAAAGTGGCGATGCACTTCACGTTTACCGCTGCAAATGGTGCATTCGGTGCCTTCTCGCGTGCGATAGTGTAGGGTAGGCCGACAAAATCAAAATCAATTTCGGCATAGATTTTTTGTTCGATGAATTGTTTGCGAATTTCGCGAGTCACATCCACTGACCGGATATAATCATAGCCTTGCGATTTGTTGCGACCTTTCTTGTCAATGTGGTCAATCGCATCGTAAATTTTATTCAGTTTTTCGAGTAGTGACATTTTTCTTCCCCTTTAAAAATTCTTGGTTGCTTGCTGCAAGACGTTTTTGAATTGCTTCGATTATCTCGCGAGGAGCCATATCAGGCTCCAAATGAATGGCGAGTGTTGACCCGGTCGCGGGACTGTTGAATAACAATACGTGCGGCTCAGGCGGAACGGTTTCTTGGATACCGACCCACTGGGCTCCTGCTTGGGAGACAAGACGTTTTAAGATGGAGCGGGATTGCTGTGCGCTCATGAATACTCCGATATAGGCAATAGTACTTTGGTACCAAACTATTGTCAAGCCTTTTTTTTAAACTTTAGTACTATTGACTCCAAATCCCGTCTGCGATACCCTGTGTGTATGGAGGAAACACCGATGCAAGATGACTTCCCGTACCGATATATGACCGACAAGACGTGGCTCGATGTCCCAAAAAATCTTCCATACTTGCCACTCGCAGACCCTGCTGACGACGGCCCAGAAATCGCGGTCATTCGGGCGTTCACTGAACGCACCGCCGAATGGTACCGTATGCAAATCACCGCCGCCCGAGTCGCCCACGAAGCCGAAGAATGGAACACATTCAACGTGGAAAACGAATTCGCACGAAAGGTAGGTTCCCTGTGAGCGAAGCTAACCTTCTCAACGCACCAACGTTCAAAATCTCTGACCGCAAAGTGATAGTGAACCGCGTCCACGAGGCGCTACTCGCCGACCCGGACTGCCGCTATGACTTCAAAGGCATGTGGCTACCGACCCACGCCGAACTGGGAAACTGGGAAGCACGCCAACATTGCCTTGTGGTCTCTCAGTCGTACACTCCCGCTGAACCTGATTCTCCATCATCACTTGTGGTAGACGTAGCTCTCGAACCCGTCAGCGCCCAAGAGTAGTCTAGGAGCCCACCAAGGAACCCGCGTTATACAGTCTATCAGGTCGTTAACGCCTAGTCCAAACATATCGTCGTCTTCTTCACAGGCCGGTTCGTCATGGAAAAGTCCAAAAATATGGAAACCCATTTCGTCAGCCGCCAGTATACCATCTCGCAAAATATCGCGCGCCATCGCCTGAATCGCATTCTCGCAAATCTTTCCGCCGTACGTCTTGACCCGACCCCACTTGTGTGTTTTCTTTTCATCCTGTCCCGTGGCGTCTTTTGACGTGCTATGTTCAATACCGTCGTAGTGAATAGTTTGGACGGTGTATGGTTCGCCGGTTTTTTTGCTCTGCTTTACTTCAGCGTCCAGCGTCGCATTCAAATAGTGGAGCGAGCGACCCGAAGGTAGTTTCATGCAAACGGTGTAACCACCACCTTCCATTTTCATGCGACTAAAAGTGAGGACACAACCTAAAAATTTTGGATTCTTAACCCACGCGCGCTGTTTTTTATCCCAAGTAAACGGACCAACTTGAATCACGCCGCCACGGGTCAGAACCTGCTTAAATGCTTCTTCTAAGTCTGTCCAGAACTGAACAACTTCAGGATACGCAGTTCGGAAAATATCCACGGCTTTGTGAGCCAAGTCTTTCGACATGTCAACGCCGCAAACGTTAAGCGCATATCCCCACAGACCGCCACGCACCATGTCGCCTTTGTCGTTCTTCTTCATCTCGCCGCCGCCGAGACCGTAGCCCGCGCCCAGCACGGCAGGCTTTGAATTCTGGCGGTCGTCTACATCGCCCGAGATATACTTCGCCCACATCTCTGCGTAGGTTTTATTATACAAGCGGCAGCCGAACGAAAGATACGGGTCGCCGCCGTCTTCCGGCTTATGGGTGAACACCTCCAAAATATTCCAGCAACTCGCAGCCCAGCCTAACATGCGGTTTTCAATGGCGTTCAGGTCAGCCACCACCAACTTCTTTCCCGGCTTGGCTTGGAACAGCGAACGCAGAAGCGTGATGATTAACTCGATGACCGTCACGGAGTCTTTCGGATTTTTTGTGTTGGTGAATTCTCGGATAATACCGTCGTAGTCTTCTGTGCGCACCAACTCTAGAGCTCGCTCTAGGAATTTTTTCACAGCCTTCATACCACGCGGCATGTTCTGGGCTTGGAAACTGCTCCCGTCTTCGGTGCCGCCCGCCCATCGGCCTGTCCGTGGGGCACCCATGTATCGAAATTGGTAGCGCAGTCTATCGTCATTCGATAACGTGAGAAGGAATTTTTCCAATTTTTTATGCGAAGACCGTGTGCAAGTCGCACGAATCGTTAATGCCGTACGGCACTCGGGTGTAATTGGAGAGTTGGGATTATCTAACTCCATTTGTACGAAACTTGCGAGCAAAGACTTCCACGGATAGCCGCGTGCTTGTGCCCACTCTATCATTTGGTCGCGAGAGTTTGGATTTTTCAGTCCGGTTAATTCTTGCACTCGCTTGCGCTGTTCTAATATGTACCGTTCAGCGAGGCGATACATTTTTTTAGCTAGCTCGCGATTTCCCGGCATTCCAAAGGCGTTAATTTTCTGGTCTAGTATCCAGCACTGCCAGTCAGCGTCAGGAAAAGGAATTTTAATCAACCGGTACCATAGGTCGCGTTCGGCGCGTACGTCTTGCTCGTTGTACTTCATGTACTCCGCGAATTCTTTTGGGTGGCTGATGTGGTCTCGGAACAACGGTGGCGAGATACCGAACAGAGTTTCCTCGCCGCCTTTGCTCACGGGTTTGCAAAACATATGCTTCAAAACGTCGCCGCGCGGGTCTTTCTGTTCCTTCGTCTTCAGAAGCTGCGCAACTTTTTCAAGTTTTCCCGGCAACGACAGACCGTGAGCCAAAACCATCGGGTCTCTGAATTCAGAAATGGGAACCTCAAACGCTTCGCCCATGTATCGTGGACCCATAACCCGGCGCGTGATTTCAAACTCAAACTGAGCATTCCATGCAATCTTCAAAATTTTCGGATTACGCATCGCGGTGAGAAGTTTTTTCGGAGGGCGAGCAACATGCGGGTACCACTGCTCAATTGGTTCGCGGTCCAGCGCCCATCCAAGCACACTTATGCCCGTGGATGGGTCTTTGGCGTAGTTATCAAGACCGACTTCGCTCAAGTCTGCGAGGGAGAAGGTCTCGTAGTCAAGGAAGAGGAATTCGTATTCCATTTACTGTACCCGGATTCTTTCCAGATACTCCGTAACTGAATAGACTCGGGGCAAATCTTTCGCATACTGATTATACGGCGCATCAAGAAGAAAAGCATGCATCCCTTCAATCTTGTTTAGTTGTTCCACGGTCGGCGGATAATCGTCCAGCATGAATCTCAAACCTAGCCCTCGGAATAAATCCTGCTTAAACGCAGGGTCGCTTACCGGCAGGACGACGCTATACCCGGCGCGCGGGTACATACCGTAAGTTGATAACCAGCGAGCCGACTGCACCAGCGGCGAATCGCCCACGGTTGTGGCGCGCGATGTAATGAAGAAAATTTCGTCGTTCGCGTTTTTGCTCGTTTGAAGTTCACGCAACCCGCGAAGCGGCACGATATCCTCCCAGAAATAAGGCGTCACTTTGATGCGAGCCCAGACTTCAGCCCAGTCTTCTTTTGACAGTATGCCCGTATAGTCCCAGTTATTTGGGACGTAATTGATGGGCATCTTCCCCGGCCAAAGGGAATTAGCTATCCCAATAACCCGCTCGGTGAAATCGGCAAGAACACCATCCAAATCAATTCCGTATCTCATGATGCCTCCTAAAATTGTTTCCCGTGAACCTCTGCACGCCCCGTTTCACTGTGGTCATACCGAGTCTTGTTAAACTCCATTTTGGAGATAATAGCTTCGGCCAGCCGCAACTTACGTTCAGTTGCGTAGTTCATCAGCCGAATAATCGCGTCCGCAACTTCAGCTTCTTCAGAAGTAAACGCGGGAATATGCTCATCCGGTCCCAGATTCCTTCTGACCGCTTCCAACGTTTCGCTTAACTCTCCAGTGGTGAGCATAAGTTTCTGTCCTGCGCGCGCCTGTTTAAACATATCAATCAGCGGAGAGAAACGCCGTCTCATCAACGACGGCTCACCTAAACTCGCGAGATATCTTTCAAATTCGGCAATCAACAAATCCGGTTTATCAAACCCGCTCTTGTGATTAATTTCGGCTGCATACATCTGTACCTGCATGAAATTGAAAATAAAATTCTCGGCTGCGTAGTTCATTTCTTCTCCTCGGGCTCCCGCGAGCCGCGCGACATCGGTGCGCCGTCTGCTTCCAATTCAAGTTGCAGAACTGCCAGCGCACGCCATGCCATTTTCGCGGAGTGGCGTACGCCATCTGTGTCAAGTGTCCCGCGTTCCAGCGAGTGCCGAATCATCGTGTCATACTGGTCGTTGGACTTTCCGCGCGCCCAATGCAACTCCTGTCCCGGATTGTGTTGCTTGTTTCCCTCAAACGAAACTTTGGCAACTTCCGCGAGTGCGGCAGAAAAATAATCCAACACGCCGGTCCCAATTGGAATTTCTTTTCGCGCGGCAGCATCGGCAGGCAGAAGTGGATGAGTCACAACAACCGGCACGTCTTCCACCAAATCAATCGCATTTGCACAAGAAAGCCATCGGTCACGAGTGGGATAATGCAGCGTCACATGGTCATTACGCATATCAACGCTCACAACAAGCCCAACCGCACGTCCGGGACCATCCTCATATATACGACGAACTGTTTGTCCGACCTTCACGTCTTCAATTCTCATGTGAATCTCCCTTGAACAACTTAATACGCAACTCTGCTTCAATCTTAGCAGCTACCTCGGGGTTCTGCACTAAAAATCGTCGTGCATCCTCAATTCCGTGACCGATTCGTTCGTTCTTATACGCGTACCACGTTCCGCTCTTTTCAATTGTGTGCTCGCGCTCGCCAATTGTCAGCAAATCCGTTTCGTGAGAGATGCCCTCACCGTAAATAATATCAACTTCAGCCTCACGAAATGGCACCGCCACCTTATTCTTAACTACTTTGATGCGAGTCTTTGCGCCAATCACTTTGTCACCGTCTTTGATAGTTTGAATTCTACGGATATCAAGCCGAATGGAGGCATAGAATTTCAGCGCGCGGCCTCCCGTGGTGGTTTCTGGGTTGCCAAACATCACACCAATCTTTTCACGAATTTGATTTATAAAAACCAAACACGTTTTAGTGCGATTGGTAATTGCGGTTAGCTTCCGCAGCGCCTGAGACATGAGGCGCGCCTGCAAACCCATCTGCGCGTCACCCATGTCGCCTTCGAGTTCGGCGCGCGGCACCAAGGCAGCAACTGAGTCCACCACAATCACATCAACTTTGCCCGACCGAATCAGCGCTTCAGCAATTTCCAACGCCTGTTCGCCGTTGTCCGGCTGCGACACCAGCAGGTTGTCCACGTCTACACCCAGCTTGCGGGCGTAGGCGGGGTCCAAGGCGTGCTCCGCGTCAATAAACGCAGCCTGACCGCCAAGTTTCTGAGCCTGCGCTATAACGTGCAGTGTGAGGGTTGTTTTACCACCGGATTCTGGCCCGTATACTTCAACCACACGCCCACGCGGGAAGCCGCCGACGCCAAGAGCCTCATCCAGCGCCAGCGAACCGGTAGGAATCACCGAGACAGGCACGAATTTCTTACTACCAAGCAGCATGATAGAGCCTTTGCCAAACTGCTTCTCAATTCCAGCAATGGCGTCGTCAATCGTGCCACCGATTTCTTTCTCAGTTTCTTTAGACATTGAATCCTCTTAGCTTTCGTAAAATGTCTAGTGCGTAGTGCGCGCCTTGAAGCGCGCGATGTGGCTTGATTTCTTCTGGAAGTCCCAGCAAAGCCCCGATTGCGTCCTGAGAGATTTTGTTGATGGGAGAAAATTTGAACCACGCGATACTAGGAATATCAATGCGATGGTAGTCCATCGGGTTGGCTAAACCTACTCGGCGAAAGGCTTCCGCTAAGAAATCATACTCAAACGTGATGTTCCACGACGCGAGCACACCGTCCGCTGCAAACTTAGAAAAATTTTGTATAGCGTGGGGGAGGAAAACAGCGTCGCCCCAAGAATCTTTTGTGTACCCATTGACCGCCAAGGCTTCGTGAGAAATAGTGTTCGGATGCTGAATATGCACCTTCGTATCAAAAAATCCACTCACCACGAGATTTTTCTGGTCTACTTTGAAAGCCCCGATTTCGATGATATCTTGGGTTCGTGAGTCCAGTCCAGTAGTTTCAAAATCGGTGATTATAATCGGTCGCTCAGAAAAATTCATGACTTGCTCCTAGTCAGAACTTAATTTACTCTGCTCGCCACGCATCCTTGTACATCGTGATTATAGCGCGTTTCCCGTTTTCGTAGGTAAGCACATGACTGTGGGTCCATCCGCTGGGTCCGTGATTATACCCCATACGGAAACTGGTGCTGGTGCCTGCGACATACAAACCATCCCAAATACCAGTCGTGTGCGTGTGGCAGATGATAGACCGCCGACCGCATTTGGCTAGAGCCGTTGAAGAACCCTTAGCACCGTTTGGTCCCAAGTCCCCGTGCTGGCCGTTTTCAATGCGCTTGTTGCATGTCAAGAATGATTCATCCTGACCAAGAAATCGCGCAGAAATTTTTAGACCACCATGTTTACGAATCAAGTAATCTAGAACATTCAAATCCGAGCCCTCGCGCGCAGCTTGATACCGCGCCGCATTACCATCGTAGTAAATTTCCGCGTTGCGTGGGTCGTCTAACTGCGGATTATAATTGTCAAGCCATCGGTCAAGCCACCGGTCGTGGTTGGAATTTACCACAATCATTTCTGTGCCGTCTCGGTGATACTGAGTAAGAACCTCCGCGCTCCGAATCAGTTCGGTACGAACCATACTCAGTCCACGCAGTGATGCTTTGAATCGTTCCAGAGGCTTGCGTACATCGTGATGGTTGACCGACACCCCTTCCATCAGGTCGTGGATAAACTGATACTTCGGCTTCAAAACATCAAGCATGTTGCCGGGACGTATCGCCGAAAGGTCAAACACCGTCTGGTCTATAGTAGTCGCATGAATATCGCCCCAAGTAATGGCTTCAACGCGATGCCCGTCGGTCACGATGCCGTTTTCAACTTTCAACGTTAGGTCATAGATTGTGCCAGAAACATCTTCGGCATCAAGCTGGCGAACCTTCCATATACCCGCATCGTCTACCTCAACAATCAGCCCGCCATACGTATGATGAAATTCTGCAACCAATCCCGCTTTCTTCTGAATGTAGTTGCGCTTTGTCACCGTGCCAGTAGTGTAATTTAACTTCGCACCACTACCTTGAATTGATGCAATAGAACGCATTGCAATCTTCGCATGCGGAAATATAGCAGACTGCCGACCCGAGTACGTTTCAAGTCCTGACAGTGGGTCTTCTGCGGTCGGCATGATATTCATTTCACCGCACCAAACAAGACCTTTGCCAAGTTGCACACGTTCATCGTTAAGATACGGCTCAATCTTCTCATCATACCACAATGTGCGCTCGTACTCAGCTTTTTTACCGCGCTTCACCGCAAGCGGGCCGTAATTATTTTGATTGTACGAAAAAGTACCGACGATAATTTCAGCGTCGTGGTACTTTGCCAACGCTAGGATATTCTCCCACACACGGTCGTGGACGTAAGTATTATTTTGTGCGGATGTTACGATGTAGCGACGAATTTTGCCTTTTTCCGGCAAGGCTCTCTTAGCAGTTTTAACGCCGTGCGTTGACCCACTGGCTACTGGTTTTTTTCCCAACCCCACGGCTCGGATGTGTCGCGCCACCGTGCGTCGCGATACGCCGAGCCTCTTTGCTGTTTCCCGAATGCTACCGTTTGCTGCTTTGAACGCTGCTGCTACCTGCTCGTTGGTAACTTTCGTATCCTTCGCGGCCATCTGGTCTCCCTTAATTACTTGTGAATCGCGTAACCAAAAACGATACTCGCCACGGCTATCCAGAAACCGCGCTTGCGACCCTTAGCAGCTTCCGCATCCACCGCGATTTTTGTGCTGGCAACGCATGCCGAGTTGTCTGCTTTGACTGTCGCGACTAGTTCCGTTTTATCTGCCGCGATTACCTGATTCGCTGTCGCTAGTTCGGTCTTTGCATCCGTCGTGATAACTTGCTGCGCGGCCAACTGACCGGTAAGATTGGTCACATCGCTCTGCGATTGCTGTAGCTGGTCCAAGTCCTGAATCACGATGCGAGTTAATGGAAGAGACATAGTAACTGAAGTGTTAGCCGCAGTAATGTCGCCGGTGCCTGCGTGAGTTTGACTCGCGAGGCGCGCACCCGCGTCCTGCGCATTCAGCGTGGCGTCCGTTGCAATCTGCTTGGCCGTCTGCGCGCGCTGCGCAATCATCTGCGCGACAAGATTCTGAATTGTGGCGGTTTGCTGTGCGTCGCGTACTTGGTCATCAGAGTGCTCTTTTGCTAACTCTGTGACCAAAGCTTGCTGCGCCGACGTGTCAATATTTTCTTTCTTCAAATCGGCTGCTGCGACACGCGCGTCGTGTACCTCTTCCAAATGATTAAATAAACCGACGCCGCCAATGATACAGCCTGCGATTATTGCGATGGCCGCTAATGCGATGATAGCGTGTGTGCGAATCCAATCTAGGTCTCTAACCACGGTGGAAATGGGTGCTACAGGGGAAGATGACATGGTGCCTCCAACTATGTAAAAATTACACGATACGGTGAGCCCGTTTCCGCTGGTGGTACCCCAACGCGTCCTCATGTTGACAAAACATGGGGCTCACCGTCACTTCGGATAGTACTAAAGTACTGGTTTCGTGTCAAGCGAATTCGGATGGTACAGGCGATTTGAGAGATACGTCCGCACCGGGTCCAGATTTTCCGGGTGCGCCGCCGCGTCAAAGAATCTCTCAACACAGCCCAGTCCATAATTACATTTGACGCAGAGCAGCCCACGGATAGCCCACTTCAAGCCTGCGCGCTTCGCGTCCGAGATAGCCACCGCCTTCGTCTTCGCGTGCCGAACATCAACTATGTTACCCTGTTCATTATACGTCTGCGCAAGCCATTTTACATCCTTTGAGTATGGATGAATCTCAAGAGACGCCCGCACCTTAAAGTGATAGTGGTCTACGCAACAAGGTCCGAACTGGTCGAGGGGGCCGCCACAGATTTTACACTTGAAATTTTGCTCGACAGCGAGTTGGTTTCGACCGGCAAGGGTGATATTGTATTTATGCTGGAGCCTTCGGTCTTTTTCTCGTTCTCTTTCTTCAGGAGTTGTTGCCTTTTTTGTTCGCGCCATTTGGCCCTCTCGTCATACCGCTCTTTCGCCATCCTATATGTTTCTCGCTCGTAATGCCACACCACCTGCCCTTGAATGGCAATCCACACCAATACTAAAAACTCTGGAATCGCTAGGAGAGCTAGAAGGTCCGCAAGGCGTGGCGACATTTGTGAATAGTACCAAACGAACGTACTGGTGTCAAGCCTTAAAAATCGGTACTTTCGTTTTGTCGTTATTCTCTTGACACCGCGACCGTTTGCTGAGACACTAGCGTTATGAAACTACCCAAAGTATTATCAGTCAGAATCGCAAAGGCCCGAAGGTTCGGTGTTATCGCCTACGGGATAGTCCAATCTCGGTCGCGCGGCACCCGCGTCAATCATACGGTCGTGAAACGGGGTCGCAGATGGATTTGCTCCTGTGAGCACAATCAGTTTCGCGATTTGATTTGTGACCACATCCGAGCATTCCGTACAAAACTCGCACAACGGAGAACAGCGTGAACAAACCAGCGATGGTGTATTCCCCGCATGCGTTTAGAGCCCATGTAGATGACGTATCAGAACTTCCAATTCAACCCCGATGCACCGAAAGTTTTTATCTGGTCACTCCAAGACCAGATGCACCGGTTGCGAAGCGGCGCTACTTTGTTATCGCTCAACAGAAAGAAAAAGGAGCCTCGCCGCGAATCATCGTAGCCCACGATAAGTCCCAAGCGATGGAATTTGACAACCTGCGCTTGGCGGAATCGTTCGCTACATTCATAAACAATCACGAACTTTTTCCAGACGGCGAGGAATTCTGGATTACGTTAGACACCGCGAAGCAAAAACGCGAGGTGGTCAAACACTCGTGGCGAACCTTTTCGGTATAAGTCCAAAGAATTATTGAGAAGTAAATTTGAAACAATCCCACAGGAGGGGGTAAACATGAGCCAAGAATCAGCACAGCAGCAAGAAGTACCGCAGTCACGGTTCGTTCAACTTCTCAAGTTAGTGGCGGAAAGTTTTCTTCCGCCGCAATCGCTGATAGAAGAGTTGTTACCAGCGAATTTAGTGCCGGAAGGAACAGAACTGGTGGCGGTGGTTCGCTTGAAGTTCCCAGACGCCGAAGGCATGCACACTGTTATCGCCGTTCGTCGTGCTGGAGTACGAAACACAAACGAGATAGCAGAGTCGGCAACGGAAACGGTTCGAGACGTAGACTTCGCTGTTTCAACAGAGCTACCAAAAAGCAAGTACGTCGTTTCGACAGAGCTACCGGCAGCGGAACCCGCGACTGAAGTGCCTGCGATTGAGGCACAGCCGTTGTTGACCGAAGGAAACAAGCCCAAGCAGAAGCGCAAAAGCAAGAAAAGCTAACCACTATGCGGCGAAATAGGCTAATTGGAGCCCTGAAGTTGGGGCTCCTTTTTTTATTTTGCTTTAGAACCGGGATTTTTCAGCATGGAAAGCCAACCACCTTCAGTCGGCGCAGCGGCAGGCTTCTTTATTTTTGAGGGTGAGATTTGGCCTCTAATGCGTTCAGCAGTTTTTGCGAGGAGAGCCTGATTAACTGGAGTTTCGCCGCCTGCGGGTCCAGCTTTACTTGTACGGGTGCCTGATGCTTTGCTATACGCTTCGCTAGCGCCAGCCGCTCCGCGTCCAATGCCGTATTTGTCTTTGAGCCGGTCGAGGACGCCACCGGGTTGACTGATTTCTGGGTCATTTGCCATTACCTCCGCGTAATCCTTACCAATCTTATTGATTACGTCTGCGTTCAACTTACCACTAACTTCCGGGTTTGTCAATCCCTCTTTTATGAGCGTTTTCAAACCAAGCACCGTCCCCCACAGTTGTTCCTGCCCCTCGCCGCCCTTCAATCCAAGGGCTTTTGCCGCCTGCCGCAGATGCACGGAGTCAGCAATATATTGCGCAGCGGGACCGTGAGTTGTGCTGAGTCCATAAAAGTCTCGCATATGGGCATCAAGTACAAGACGATTCAAATTCCCCTTACCAGCAACAGTCGCGCCCATCGAGGGAATTTTGCGCGCACCCTCGGTCGTTCCCATCAGTGGGTTTTTAGAGCCCTCATCAAACGCATTACCCGAGAAAGGACGCTCACCTTTCATTTCAGGACTATTTACGAGATTGAATAGCTTGGTTGTATCCAAACCTTCATGTTTGACTTTACCTTTTTTATCAAGCGTGTCAGAAATAGCCGCGTTACCTCTCTTGCCACTACCCTCGGGCTGCGCACCGGTTTTCCGAACAATAGCATCAATACTCGGTCGGTCAGTCGGCTTTCCCGCATCAAGCCAGTCGGCGTAAGAATGCCACGCTATATTGTTCGCGTCCTGAACGGATTTATTTCCCGAGAGCGCCGCATGCCATTGCTTCAAAGTTTCCGCGTGTGACGGACCCACGGTGTTGGCGACTTCCTTGCCGCCGTCAGTCAAATCGTGGAACACATCGATGTACCGCTGCCACCAGCCGCCCAGCGCCGCACCCGCCTGCATCGCGTTCGTGGTCTCAGGAACGGACGGAGAAAGTTTGTGGTACTCTTTCATCGCATTCCGCTGAAGGAGTTTGTTGCCTTTCAAGTATTCGCGTTCATCGGGCTCCATGTTATCGTGGAAATCTTTTGACAGGTGCTCAAACCCCGGAATATCAGAAGCGGTGTTTCCCTTCAGTTCATTAAGCCGTTCGGCCAGTGGGTAATTTGAAAACTCCTGACGCTGACTCGTGCCGCCCGTCTTAACTTCTTCGCCTTTGGCGTTATCCCAAACAGAAATCTGGTCAAGTTTTTTTGCCACCTGCTTCGCAGCCTCTAGCGAGTCCACCTTTGCGCTAATGTTCAACTCATTGCCGTAGCCGCCGACGTGCAACTCAGGATGTTTGTCGAGTAGGTCTCTGTTCTTGTTTGCGAATTCTTGAATATCTTTCGCGGTCGCAGGATGGTCCAGCGTCACACGCTGTTCGGGAGCCGCTTCAATTTGATAGCCAGTCTTCGGAACCTCGCCCGTGCGTGGGTCTATAGTGAATCCGCCGCCTTGTGTCTTCGCAATGTCCGCAGCTTTTTGAGCAAAATCAGGCACGGTCGTAGACTTTTCAGGCTCTATGTTCTCGCCAAACTTGAAAGACGTGTCGCTTTGGTCTTCTAGATTCATTTGATATTTTGGACCGGTCGTACTTCCCGTTTCCTCAGCTTGCCCTCTGCGAACGAGAGCATCCCACGCGTTAGCCGCAGCAGGACTGGTTTCGCCGTTCGGGTCCGAAGTGAAAACTTTCGCGCCGTTTTTCTTTGCAGCAGCCGCAGCTTCGGTTATCAGACGCTGGCCGTGACCTTGACCCTGCGACTTCGGGTCCACCCAAGTATCGTTGACCGACGCGACATCACCCTCGTGCGTAAAATGCAGAGCCCCGATATCCTCGCCGCCCTGTTTTACTTTTACTTCGTTGATGGAGCCCGCATTACCGGTATGCGAAACTTCAGTTTCTGGAATTGCTTTTCCTGTGGCACCATACGCAGGACTCAAGTCCACAGGTTCGGCGGCTGGCTTGGCGGCGCTTACTTTCTTACCGCCCAACTTAGCAAAGCCTGCCTCTGTACTTCCTTCGGGAGCGGTCGCACGCGCCATCCTACCCGCTTCAGAACCCGCTGAACTGATAGCATTTTTCGCAGTCTCACCCGCATGACTCACTGCGCTCTCTACTGCGCCCTTTGTTGCCTCGCCACCCTCTTCTAATGCTTTTCCGACCGCCACGTTTCCAACCACATCTCCAGCGGCGGCTCCGTACTCACGCCGTCCAATTTCCTGTCCAGCTTCTTCAGCGACACCAGCAGCCCACGGGCCGACCAAGGGCACACCGCTCGCAAGCGCGTGTCCACCCGCTTCCACTTTGGCGAGGGCCGCGCGCACAGGATGCCCCGCTGCTTTTTCGGCGTCCGCGCGATTCAAGGCTTCGCCTGCTTTGATTGTCTGTTGTTTTTCGGGTTCAATCAGGGCTTCGTTGGCAATATTTTTGAGTCGTTCTTTTTCCGTTGCGCCCTTGGGAGCCACAACAGATTTAACCATCTGACCCGCGCCTTCTACAGCTTTACCAACGTGCTGAAGAAACGGGGATTCCGCATCAAGGGCTTCAACGGGACGAACACGGTTCGGGTCCGGTTCCGTAACTGTGGCAGGTGGCGCGGGCGGCGCGACTACAAGTCGGCCTGTGTCGCCATACAAATCAGCAATACTAGGAGCAGGCGGCGTATTAACGGTAGGCGGCAACGTGGACGAACTAGACATTTAGGGCTCCACATGAAGAACCTGCAATTCGGGGTCAATGGCGCGCGCTTTATCAATGTTCTCTACCGGGATGTGATGGATTGCGTGGTCTCGGGTTTTAACCAGAGCATGCCCTGAAGGGGTCGGCGGCACGTCTGGGACGACAACTGGGGCAGCTTTCCCGGTTCCTTGGCTCTTTCCCCCCGGCTGCTTCCCGCCCGCCTGTGCGGGCTCCCCAGAGGCTTTTTCCTCCCCCTTTGTAGCGGTCGCCATAAAAGCCTTCATTACATTTGGATGGTTTTCGGCTAGGTCCAAGATTTCAGGTTTGATTTGCGCCAGTCGCTCAATTGACGCGGCGGCGCGCTCGGCGGGGTCCGTAACAGTAAATTTCTTTTTTGCTTCAAATAATTGCGATTTCAACTGGTCTGGAGCCGCCACGGGCTGAAGTTTGCGCGCCAGTTCGTTGTGGTCTTTTGAGTTGTGGAAAATATCAAATAGGTCGGCGCGTTTTTCGTCGTCTATATCGGTTGACTGCGATAGAATCGGCGTCGCCGGGTCTTGATATGGTGCTTGCTCGTCTGCCATACATCACCTCGTTAGGATGCTTCCGGTTGTGGTTCTGTTTTCACTGCGCCCAAAACAGGTATTACGCTAAGAGTACCTTTGCCATCCATATACACCGCAATTAATCCTCCGGGCTCAACCACATCGGTCCACTCTTCTTGCTGAAACGTCTCTTCATCGATGCGTCGCACAGCGGCAGTCACGTTGCTTGTGTGACAGACGACTAAAGTCGGAAGACCTTTATACGGTGTAGCCAGATATGGAAAAATAACTTCGTTGCGGTCACGATGTTGATTCAAAGACTCACCGTCTGGAGGAATCGGTACATCTGGGTGGTCAATATAAAACTTGAAATCTTTCAATCGCTCCGCTGTTTTTTCCATTCCGGCAAATTTACTACTAATAGCCCACGGGCGAAGGTTGGGGTCGTAGGAAATGTACGGGCATTCCACACTCGCGCAACTCATAACAATTTCTGCGGTCTGCGAAGCGCGCAGCAAATCAGAACTGACAATACGGCCTAGCTTTTGAAACCCGAGATAGTGACCGGCAGCTTCGGCAGCCTCCGTACCTTTTTCATTGAGCGGCGGGTTTTCCCAACCGCGCCAACAATTATTGGCGTTCAGAACTGTCTCACCGTGCCGCAAAATATAGCCAATCAATTCACAATCAGGAGCCATATTAATCATCACATTCTCCGAACTGGCTGGGACGGTAGGAATCGGACCTACAAGTGGGTGATTAACAATCACCTGCTGTACCAGTTGAGCCACATCCCAAAATGGAGCCCCTGAGTGGACTTGAACCACCAACCTCCGCATTACGGGTGCGGCGCTCTGCCTTAACGCTACAGGGGCGAGTTGTCACGCCACCTGTTATCGTTCCATCACACACGTCAATCATCTCAGTACTCCTAAAAAGGCTGGAGTGGTTCGGTCTCTAACCATGCATACGTCGCCAATGGTCTTCGTATGCACCCACTCCACAAAAATGGAGCCGGTTGCCTCTCCCGGAGGCTGTGGTGGATTTCACCGTAGGTTCCTAGCGTCTATCATCACACCGGCATAGAAAAAGCAGGAGGCCCGCCCCTCTTACAAGGCTTTAGGATTCGCATGTCTGTTTGAGTTGATTGGGTCTTCCCTCGGCCAGAGGTACTATTCCTATCACTCCGCTGCATGCCGCAATCCACGCGGGCCTTACCCTGATATACGTTTGATACTACTCCTCACTTCCCTGTCCAGTCAAGAAAAATATGGAGCGGGCTAAGAGAATCGGACTCTTTTTTTTCTGCTTGGAAGGCAGATGCCCTGCCAATAGGCCAAGCCCGCGAAAATGGTAGCGGGGGTGGGATTTGAACCCACGATGCAGGTTTATGAGACCCGCGTCTTAGACCGGACTAGACGACCCCGCGAAACTGTTTACTGGTCTGGGCTGCACCCCGGTCCTGCAATGACCTGTGGCGACCGAAATGCCGTGCCGAACGCTACAACATCCGACCGTGCCTAGCGTCGCTTTGAAAGATGCAGCCCGCCAGTATCGTGGGATTATTCCCCCTATAAAAATTTTATATCACCCGGTCGTTTTGATGACCAGCCTGAGCAATGGCTTTTTGTTTAACTGCCGATTGAGCCACACCCGTTGGATTTTGTGGCGGTTCAGCCAGTTCTGCCCCCGCCGTTGGATTTGACTTTGGAATAACAACCAAAGGATAACCGGGCGTAATCAGAGCCAAACTCGGATTCACAACTGGTACTATAAGCGTCATAACATCCCTCCTGCGAGACCTTAAAACTTGGCGGTAAACAATCCACCCGGTTTCTTGAAAATAACTTGCTTTACAAATAGCGCCCCATAATATGACGCCGGTACAAGGGCCGCGACTGCGAGCCAAATACCCAATTTCACTGGAATCAAAATTAGAGAAATCATGGTGTCTCCCTTACAGTACAAACAATGCCTTGCCTGTTTTCACGAGTTTGTAGTTGCTAATAGCGCAAGCCACATGCACTGCGGTTTCCGCCGACAATAGTATGATGCCTACGCCAATCCAAAGCCCAAAAAAATGATACAGCGCCAAGTACAATGAAATCTCAGCAGCAATTGCAAGAACGCTGAACCCGTAGCCCTGTAGTGGTGTCGGTTTATTCGTGCGATACAACCAGTCCAGCACTTGGTTGGCCTCAATGTCACCCGCCTTAATACACAACTGCGTGGTAAACTGGTCAAAGAATGCCGCAATAGACACCAAAATAGCCGCCACGATGAAAAGGTTCATTTTTCCTCCGTTCAAATTTACTTTGTAATACGGAGCAACGGAAAAACGTTTTGCCCCTCGCCTGCATACACCGCCGAGATAGCCTTCGCAACGTTCGCGGGCGTATCGGTAATCTGGCTGTTCGGTGTGGTAATGAGACCCGTCACCGGGTCAATGAGTTTTCCAAACGCCTCGGTGCCCTGCGCACTCATTGCTGGAAAAGCATACGGATAAAGGTAACCTGACATCTTACACCTCCTGTAAAAAAAATGCTCTGGGTTTTAGCCCAGAGCATGTTAATTGGGCTTGCGCCCGATTCGTTTATCGTGCGCCCGACTTATTCAAGGTCCAGACCAAACTCATCTAGAGTAAGAATGACTCCCGTTGTTGCCGTCCCCAGCGTCGCCACAATCACAAAGTTCAAATCGGCCTCACCGACCAAACCCGTGACCACGGTAATCGCGGTCTCTGGCACAATCACCGTGCCATCAATAAGAAACTTGATAGAACCGCTCAAATTGCCGAAGGCGTCCAACTGCACGCGAAGGTCAACAGCAAAAGAACCCGTGGCCTGACCAACCGCTGTCGCGTTAGAAGCTGGAACAATTGGATTCCAGTTTGTAAACGTTTGCGCGGCCACCAATGTATTAGCGATTGGCAGCAAAGCCGCAGGAATTTCATAGGCTTGCAGTTTCAACGTGGTTGAAGCCGCCGTTGCGCCCGTGTACGTGCCAGTAGCGCGATACCTCAACACCTCGCCCGTACCCGCATACAGACCAGTAACACCAGCGGACAGCGGGATAACCCCGCCACCAGTCAGCGTCAGGCCGTTGTTATTCAACTGAAACGCGGTCGGCGTAGTCGTAATGACCGTGCCCAGCAACGGAGCGATGGTCAACTGTTGCGTTCCCGCAATCTGCCGACGAACTGTAGAAGCATTCGACATTTTAATTCTCCCTTAAAAAGTTGGGCAGGGTTTTATGCTACCCCTCTTGGATAGAGCAAAAGTTTAGACCGCGCTCACTTCACCACGAATCCGGCGAAAGCCCGGAGTGTTGTTCGTGTTGGGACGCGCGACTACGCCCAAGAACCAATCGTACGAAACGATTGCTCGGGTCTGCAACATCGGGTTGCTCAAATCAATGTCGTTGTCGCCGAAGGTCTTGACGTTCACCTTGAAACTGGGATTACGCGGAACGCGATTTCCCAGTAGCTCGGAAGCCATCATTGCTTCGCGGCCAACCACATACGTGGCGTAGCCCGTCTTGCCGGTGGACGGATAGTTCGCGTACGTCGGCACGGTCTGCGTGCGGATGATACGAACTCCAGCCCATTCTAAAACTGAGTAGCCCTTCGTCATGTCGGACTTGAAAAACGCCTGACCCGACTCGACGCGCTTCATAACGTCAACTGCGGAACCCGCACTGTTATCTGAGCAAAAGTCATAAACAACATACGGATGCATCGCCGACGTATACAACCCGCCGTCGCGCCCCGGAACCGCGTTGCCCATCAACTGAGACTCAGATTTGCGAATCGTGTTTGACAACATGTATTCGTTGTCAAGCAAATCGATACGCGCGGAAGCCTGCGCCGTCGCAGCCGCTTCAAAGCCGTTTATCGCAATCAAGTTGCTCGTGAGAGCGCCCCGATACGACAAGTTGCGGCTTGCGTCCAACGTAATGTCCGCGAGGAACATCTGTTGAGCGACGTTTGAAATTCCAATCCAGTCGCCATATTCATCGGCGAATGCATCAGAGAAAACTTGGTTGAGTTGCAGCGACGGTCCCGGAATACCTTCGGACAGGTCATAGGTCGCAGCAGCATACGGCTGTTGGCCGTAGAACTGGAGCGTCCGACCAGACCGGCGAGGCAGCGGACGAAAGTCGCAAAGTTCCTCAAGGAACGGAGTGTTGAACTGCCACTCCAAAATCGCAGTGCGGTCGTACGCAATCTGCGGGAAAGCAGCAAGGGTTGTTGACTGAACTCCGGGCGGCAGAATCATGGTATGATACCTCTCTCAATTATAGATTCGATAGTCACAAACCTAAAGAATTTTAGGCCGGTCGCCCGTTATAGGTCTGAATAAATTCAGAATCCAGATTCTTTCCTGCTCGTAAAGTTTGCTGCTTCCACTCATCAAGAATCTGTTGAGGCGTTGCTTCAGGAGGAATTAGTTTCGCGGCCTCTACTTGATGCGGCGTGACCTGAGTACCCGCACCCACGCCAGAACTCGCGCTAAATATTGTCGAAGAAGTTGGCGCAGTCTGCGGTGCTTGTCGTGTTGCCGCTGCAACTTGTGCCGCAGGCGTTGCCGTAGTCGTACCAGCCGGAGGAGCCGCCGTTGGAGTAGCCGCAGGTGCCGCAGTCGGTGTTGCCGCAGGTGCGGCAGTAGGAGTTGCAGCCGGAGTATCAGCCGGAGGTACATACGGAAAAAGTGTTTTACTGGATTTCAGTGCAGCATAGGCTTGAGCCAACGCCTGAACTTTATCAGGCGCGTCTTCCAATCCAAGCTGCACAAGTTTCATTCCCAAAATTTCGCGATTTTGGTCTCCACCCGGCCAGTCCGAACCGTATGGACCATTCAAAAATTCTTCCGTAGCATCCGCCCACGACTGTTCGTAGGTTTTGCTCTGCGTCTGTTCAACCGAAGCCTTCAAATCATCAATAGGAATGCCCTGTTGCGCGAGGTAGTCGCGCACGGCTCCCGACTGTTCCAGATAAGTTTTTACGTCAATCTCACCACGTTTGAACTTTAATTCAAGCTCGGCATTCGCAGCAGCTTGCTCCGCAGCAGCCGTAGCAGCTTCAGCCGCAGCCGCGCGCGCAGCACCGGGGTCTTCAACAACCACCGTGGGCTGCTCAGTCGGCTGTTGTACCATCATGCCAACTCGGAGTGCATTATTAACCGTGCGCTCTAATTCCAATTCACTCTCAGCCTCAAAAATAAACTCACGACCGTTAATGGTCTCGGTACGCGTAAAAACTTTCGGAGCGTTGGCATCAGCAGCGGCAGCAGCAGCGGTCGCCGCAGCAGTAGCTTCAGCTTCAGCATTCTTCGCCTTCAAGTCTGCAAACTGCTTCTCAACTCCAGCCATAACAGCCAAACGAATTGCTTCGGGACTCGTGGCCGCAGCAACGGCGGCTTTCATTTCTTCGGTCATCACCACTTCAACAGAAGGTTCAGACATGATTTTTCTCCCCTACACTATAGGTTGATTAGTCCAAAACTTGTAATAAGTTTTCAACAACTCAATAACTTCCAGCCACGCGTCCGTCCATCTCGTCAAAATGTTCCAGCGTTTTTATTCTGACCAAGTCACCCTGTTCAATCATTTCGGCGGTTGTTTTTTGAGGCTCCACGGTCATTTGTACTCGGGCTTCCTCTACTCCAATCCGAATTGCATCCAACATTTTGGCAATCATAAGCTGGTGATGCTCTTTCGCAGCCTGCGCTCGACACTTCAGAACAGTAATTTGCTGCGCGTCCCATCCACCGTAGTCAATAGAAACGGCGGCGGCTTCGTCCACAAGTTCTTGCGAGATGCGGAGCCAGTCATAGAAGCCGGGGTGGCTTTTCAAACTCATAAGCCGATTGGCGCGCTCAATATTCGGAGTGGTTCTTGGTATGATTGGTGTAGCTACAGTTACTTCCGGTTGCTTCTCGTCGCTCATGATGTTGCTCTGTGTCAACCTTAGCTACCAAACGCAACTGAATCGGATTTCGCAAATGAACTGCGTGCCGCGCGGTCTAGCCCCTGCGCTTCTGGTGTGGCCGCTTCCGCCTTCGCCTGCGCCGCGTCAATCGCAGCCTCGTGGTCGGTACCTTGAGACTTCAACGTGTGCTTACCGGTTTCAATAATCATACGATTCTCAGACTGATTATTATCCACGCTCTGCTTTACTTGACCCTTCAACTGTTCAATAGCCGCTTTCCCCTGCATTGCAGCGGCTTGAGTATTCATCATCGCGCGCTGTTTATCCTCGGCGTTCATCGGGACGATAATCTTTTCCTTATACGGCACACCGAAGCTGTCATAAAGCGCCTCAAACATGGCGTTATAATCAAGTTTCATCGCCTGCACAGCAAGATTCTCAACAGTGCCCGGTGATTGTAGGAACGTTTGGAGAACACCCATATACTTGTTGAGTAGTTCGCGCGCCGCAAGTTTAGTTCCGGCAGAGATTTCTATTTTATAAGTGCCATTAAGTACGTTCAGTGGTGTCTCTCTGAAAGCATCACCCAGTTCTTGTGAGAGCATGTCACGAACCTGCGACGGCTTTAGTTTCTTGTTGTGCTCCACACAAAATTCCAAGAACGGAATGAAGACCTGTTCAGAAATCACGTCAATCAAGTCTTGCATCTTGACGGTTTCACCGCCCGAGATGGCCGCGACACCCGCAGGTGTACGCATATCGCCCGCAGCGCCGGGATTTGAGCCTAAAGTGCCGGGACCGCCGCCAACAATCGACGCCGCCCACGTTTTCATTTGCGCAATGACCGCCAGAGGTTCTTTTGCGTCCACTCCGTTGCGTTCCAAGGCTTCAACCTTGCCCTGCGGGTCAGATTTGAAAACTTTTCCGGGGAAAATCCACTGGGCTTGCGCAGAATTGTTCGCGCCAGCCGGAGAAGTGTAAACGCCCATCAAATTCAGGTTCATGTCGTCCAAATAGGCGTTGATAACGCCCTGACAAACCCGCTGAAAGTCTGTGAGCCAAAAAGCGACGCCATATCCGTTCGCAGAGTCAGGAGCGTTGCGGAAACAAAAGCCCAAGAACGGTACACGACCAAATTTATGCATTTCATTTAGCAAAACGTACTGTTTATTCAAAATCACACAGTGCCGAACCGCAGTCCAGTAGTCAAACACCTCAAATTTCCGCATCAGCGGGTCGTGCGCGGTGCGTTCGGTATAATTTTCAGGATACGCCTTCTGTGGAGTCGTTGTTTGCTGAAAAATCGGGTTCCCAGTGTTAGACCCGAGAGTTTCCAGCGGATTTGTAGCGGCTTCATCCTGCATTTGCGGTGTCGTCAACTTTACAAGGTCTGGACGAGCCGGAATTTTCCATCCCACAGTGTTGCGGAGCGCGTCAAGGTCGTATCCGGTCGGATAAATGATGCGTCCGAACCATTCTGCGCAGCGCGGGTCTCCTCGGCGAAGGTCTGGTGCGTAGCGCGCGCGACGAAGAGGCACATGCTCCAAAACTGGAGAGTTAAATTCTTGAATGCCGATGACTTTATCTTCCACGTCATCGATAGTGTCTTGGTCTGGGTCTGGAACTTGAATTAAAATACCATTAATGGTCGTTGTTTGTGTGTGCAGTTTCTGAACTTTCTTGATGATGTTCTGCTTGATTGTTTTCCAACCAATCATCGCGACGCCGAAACCGTAAAAAATTCCGTCGTATGTAATTTCCCGCATCTCGGACTTCGCAGACACACCTTTAAAGCCGCAGGTTCGCAATTCAGCTTTCAAAATAGCTTCCTGCGCCAGCGCGCACTCTAGTGGCGTGCCAGAAGTAGCGTCAATTTTGAAAACTCGATAGCCGCCAAACAAAGTCTGGTTCACAACACTGTGAATACTGTAAAATTGTTCCGCGACAAGCGGAATTCCGAGGTGAGACCGAAACTGTTCGCTACCTTTCCACTTAATCGGCTCAACCCACGCGCGAAGCATAAGTTCAGCGGTGTTCCAGCGTCCGATTAAACCACGAGTTGCGATAAAACTTTCCGATTCCTCTCGGTTGAGATTCGCTTCCTTCAACATTGACACGTCATCACGCGGTTGGTCAGCAAATCCAACCTCAGTAGGACCAATTGGAAGCGCAAATATCCCGTAATCTACGGCTCCGGGAAGGTCTAGGATACGGATTTGCCCTTCATCCTTGAAATGGACAGTAGTGATAGCGTCTTTATCGGACATAGTTGCTCTCGTCTATAGAACAAAAAGTCTTAAAATCAACAAATAATGCCAGTTCCACAGCCGTTGTCGGTGTATGAGTCGTCCACGGGGGCTGCCTGATTGAGTTTGCGCAACCAGTTTGATACGGCCACTTGTGTAGGCGGAACGGTAAGCTGATAGCCGGTCGGCGCAGCTACAACCTGCCCCAAACAGTCTCCAAAATCGTCGTGACGCCCGAGTTTAGGCCATTTCAAAAGTTGCTGAACCAGTTTAGCGAACCCCAACATCCCTGCATACAACCAGAGCCGGTGGTTTGTAAGCACACCTTTGATGGACCCGATGCGAATCAGCTTGGCGTTCTTTACGTGCGAGATTTTTACCCACTCAATAGGCACCTTCTGAATGCCCATCGCTGCCGCTTTCGCCGTGATGTTGTTGTTGTACGACTCCCACCCGTTGAATTTTTCGTAGTAGATGATGTTAGGCCGGTGTTTCAGTAAAATATCCATCGTAATGTCAGACACTTTGCCTGAGTCCCAATTACCGAACATGCAGTCATAAACAAAAATTTGTCCTTGAAACAGGCGACACAGATAAATTACCGAAAAATCTCGCCCCTCTTCTCCAACGTACGCAAGGTCACCAACCGCGAAAACAAAAGACTGATTAGGCTGCGGAAACTGCGAGAGATGATGAAGCGTTTGAACGTCAATTATCTCCTGAGTGAACGTCTGTGTACCCGAAGCAATTGGATTATTTTCGTACTGATTCGCAAAAAATTCAGCGCCCAATTCACGGCGTTTGGCTTCTAGCGACTCTACCGTATCGCCAATTGGATTTCCATCATGTGTTATCGCTTCTGGAAATAAAACCCCTTTCACACCATTCGGAGCAAATCCGATACACTTACAACCCTCCACAGTGCATGGAGGCTCAAGAATGTTGATACCTCTGTCGTGGTAGACATCCGTGTGCGAGCAGTTCGCGCAACCAAGACTCCAGCAGTCTCGAATTGAAAACTTCCAAATAGTTTTACCCGTCTCCGTCTCTTCTTGTTTGGCTAACTCCTGAATGCGCTCGTAGGTATCACCAAAACTATATCGAGTACCCGTCAAAATCATGTAGCCCGTCACCGTGAGCAGCGGGCAAATGTCTATATAGTCCTGATAGCATTTCTCTAGTGCAGGCACACTACGATAGTTCGTCTCGTTCACAAGGTCGTCAATGTAAATTATGTCGTAGTGAGAGCCCGCCTTTACTGATTTCGCCGTGGAGATAGCAAACGTAGGTTCCGGGAACGTCGTATTAGTACGCGCAGGTACCGTGAACTCGTGGGCGGTACCCATTTTGCAGAGCCGGTCTTCCCACGCGCGTACGGGCTCGCCGTCGCTATCTATACCTATTGCTTTCTTAGTCTGTACACTCTTCAGACAAAATTCGGGAAAGAGAAATTTGAAACGCGGGGTCGGCTTCTCAAAAAATTGTTTGATTGTCGCGAGTTGCCGCTTGGCAAGTTGGTCGCCACCCGTGAGGAAGCAAATACGAATGTTGGGGTAGTTTAAAATTTTCTGAACAATGTCTACGCGGACTGCGCTGGTTTTGAATACGCCGCGCTGCCATAGAATCATTCTCTTTTTGACCGTCGTGTCCAAGTTAGACAATACAACGCCCTCTCCCGGCTTCGTCTGAACAAACTGGCTGAACAGAAGCCTATGTGGATTTTCTTGAAAGTCCATTCCAAGAATTGGTACCCATTCTTCAGGCGCATCCGGGTCTGTCTGTGTTACCGGAGCATACCCGCCCAAAGCTATCGGGTCACACAAACACTCGTAGCGGTCTTTATACCACTGTTCAATTTTCTCTGGGGTATCTTTTTTTGCCTGATTAAACCACGTCATGAACCCGCGAGGGAAATTTGTCAGGTCAACAGATTTTATATAGTCTTGAAGGTGATTACGATTCACGAGGCTGCTCCCCCGAGTAATTTTAGCGGATTACGCGCCAGTTCAAAGTTGCCGCCGCAGGTGTTAGCGCCCCCGCAGTCGGGTTCACAACAACGAAGTTCACATTGCCTGCGGTAACGTACGCTAAAACATATAGACCCGTAACATATCCCGTTCCCGGCGCAGCATTAAATGCCCACTCAATAGAGTCCGTAGCAAGAACTCCCGCAGCCGCAACGGTGACCGTGGCTTCTGCGGTATTGGCCGGGATAGCGGTTGTTCCCAATGCGGCGGTACCGCTAGCGATTCGCTGTGGAAGTGCGGCTTCCGCTGCTTCCGCACGATTCGTTTCTACTAAAACTGCCGCCGTGACAAAGGCCGTGGTTGCAATTTGAGTAGTGTTAGTTCCCGGAGCCGCAGTCGGTGCGGTTGGTGTTCCGGTGAACGCGGGAGAATTAAGAGGCGCGCCGCCGCTTCCCCGAGTTTCTATAATCTCTGTTCCGCCGATTACCGCCATGAACTCTCCTCAATTAATAAATCAACGACACTTGTACTGAGTCTGTTGGACCCGTGCCCGTTATCCAGATTCGGTCGGCAGGAATATTCTCGCTCGCCACTTCAATTGAGAACTGACCCGCCAAAGAAAGCGCCGCAAAATATCGCGTCGAGGAAACGTTCAAGTCGCCGACATAAATAATATCGGTGCCGAGAGTCTGACTGCATTCAAGCCGAACTACACGATAGTGCTGGAACGGCGAAGTCGCGGTATTGCCTGCATCCGCTGTTGACGCAACGTTCGCGTTATTGAAATAAAATCGGAATGAATTTAATGCAGGGTTACAATCAAGAACTGTGACGGTTCTACCATTGAAATATGTCGCAGTCGTGAAACCCCACAGAGTGACTTGCTGCCCGCCCGCAGGACCACCGCTGCCCGCGTTCGCGACGTTAATGCCGCCGTGAATATCAAACTGCCCGTTATTCCCCAAGTTTAGCGGGAGCGGGTAACCGTTCGGCCCATTATAGCCGTTCGTTGGAAAAGCGGGCGGCGTCAACCCCGCCACGTTAAGCACAATCGTGGCGATACCGTTAAGAATTGAAAAACTGACAGCCGGAATAATCGGCCCATGATACACGGGAGTAGGAGGCAAAGCCCCCACAGCTACAGCACCGATTGTACGTGGAATTCCCATTTGACTCTCCCTTAGTTCTTAAACGGTTTCACGACGCTCGCAGAGTCCCGGCGAATTGCAGGCTCGGGATTATGCGGAACAAGCACGCCCTTATGACCGCTCGTTGTAATTTTCTTCGGAGCGCCCGCAGGAGTCGCCGACACACTCGTGGATTTCTTCAGGTTCCCCGCGTCAATGTGGACAGGGTTGCTCTCGGGACGAATCACACCGTGCTTCACTGCCTTTGTCATTCCCGGACCCGAGGCGACCAGACCCTTAATTCCCTTAAAAACCGAAACGTGCTTCGGTTGAGGTGCTTTGTTCGCGCCAGAATTTCCTTTTGCCATAATCATTGTGGTACTCCTCTAAAATTAAGCCTTTTCCTCGCGATGTCCCGGTGTTTCCACAGGGTATCCCGAGGGATTACTTTTTGGTTTCGGTTCAACGCTACCCTTCGGCGGTACGGGCTTCGGCGTCTCAATAGACATTGAATTATTTTCCGTCTTATCGGTTGACAGCGAACCTTCAGTATTTGACGGCGCTGGAGGCGGCATCGCTCCCGCGCGATGCAAAGATTTCAATCCCTGAGTCATTGAAAGAATTGTTTTTGCTTTGCCGTGCGCGTCTTTCAAACTCTTCGCATCTTTGGCCGTAAGAACGTGTTCATCCGCCTTCAGATGATAAATACCGGATACCTTAACCGGCCCACCAGTATGCATTTTCGGAACGGACTGTATATACTGGTCTATGTTGGTTGACTTTGATTTCAACTCATCACCAAGACTTGGTTTCGCCACAGGCGTCATCGTGGGCGACGCGATGCGCGGCGTCGCAGACGGAACCGCTTTTGGCTGCGGAAATTTTGCGCGCGCTTGCGTTAGCGCAGCTTTCGCGCCACTAACTGCTTTTGTGACCCCGCCATCATCTTCCGTTGCCATCTTTTTTTCCCTTAGAAGCCGGTTTGTTCAAACCTTTGATTCCCGACTTCATCAAAATCTTTTTCGCTTCCGTGCCCTCGGCTTTAATCTTCACCTTCAGCATGGATTATTTTCCTGCTTTTGCGCCCGGTTTAGACAACCCACCGATGCCGGGGAACTTCGCGTGTACCTTTGCGCGTACCGTAGCCTTCTCCGAGGGAGTACCGTGCTGCGCTACGCGCGCTAATGCGTTACGCCCGTGGGTCGCGTCTGGGATTGGATAGCCACCTTTCCCGCCCTCCCGTTTTCCGGGAAGCGCAAACTGCTTTTTCGGCATCGCTTTACGAGTCGCAGACGACAGAACAGCCATAGAAGTAGCCTCTCACCTATAGAACAGAAAGTCTTATTTCGGTGGAGCGCAGTTAGCACAAACCCCATTTGCGTTATATCGGGCCACTACTCGGTAACATACCGCACACTCTCTTGTATTTGCAGCCAGCGCGGGCGGCGCGCTCGTAAGGATAGTATTTTTCCCCGCAGGCTGTGTTAGTGCAGACAAAGAAGCGAGCAGTGACGCGGGAACCGGTTGCGGCTGCGATACAGTCGCGTGCGGTACAATCGCAGACTTCCGCAGCAAGAGCGATATAGATGCGTAGAGATTTCCCGACGCCAGTAGCGCAATCCCAAAAAGTAAAATCAGTTCAATGCTCATAGCATCCTCCATCTACATTCCAAGTCCAAACTGCATCAAAGATGGTCCCTGTGCCGTACCGGGAATAGTAGCTGGACCAATTGAAAATCCCGCCGATGCGTTAGTGTTCGCGCCAGAACCTGACCCGGTATACGTGCCGCCGAATCCATACGCTCCCGCTGTGGGAGCGATAGCGTACGCACAAAAACCATCAAAAGCGCCCGTGGACGCCGCAAACACAAACGGTGAGTTAACCGTGACCCCGCTCCAACTTATTGTTGGGTTGGTAAAACCAAAAACAAAAACAATTTCATTATTCCGCGTAGTAGTAAAACTCAGCGGGTCCACAGAAGAAGAACCGGCTCCCGCAGCGGCTAACATTTGGTCCACTCCCGCCAAGGAAAATCCCAAAGAGAACTCGGCGGCATATAAAATGTTGGTGCCAAACAAAGTCTGGTTCGTCACGTTGGTAACAGTGTCGGCTCCCGTAGTTGTGTTTATCGTCCACCACCCCTGAATAAATTTCGCGATAGAGCCACCAGATGGATTCTGTGGCGTAGGCCAAACAGGGTTCCATTTGTTGGCGAGCGTATCCGAGAGAGAAAAAGAAGACGCCGGAGTCGTGGCTTGAGTAGAGCACGCCAAGACAACAAGCAAGTTTCCGGCTGTAACGTTACTACCAAACGTAGCGGTCGCTGTCGCTATACCGGTATTCGTATTTACGCACGCCTGAACGAAGGCTGGAGCCATCAGCGCACCTTAACTTGCCTTCTGCAAAGTGAAAGTTGCTACATATGCCACAGTGCAATCCGCCGCGCTCAGTGCTATGGTCCAAGCGACGTTAGCGGTCGTTGCGGGAATTGGAATGTTCCAATTCATAGTGAACGGAGCAAATCCCACCTGTTCGGCACTAGTACCTGTACCGCTTTGGTTCGGTGCCGTCGCAAATTTATATGTGTTCGTGCCGTCTGAAATGTTCACCGTGATGATTGCCGCCGTACTGACGGCGGTTACAGTCAGCACGAGACTAGCAAGGTCGGCAAAAATACCGCTGCCTTGCGCAGCCAACATGGTGGCGGCTGTCGTGGATGCTATTGTTCCGTTCGCTTGAGCCGATTGACTCCGACGAACAGGCTTAACAAAAACACTTCCTGCATAATCACATTGCTGTGCAACAGATTGCCCGGTTGTCAGAGAAGGCGCGGTAGATTCATACACAGACAAACCAACGAGTCCGTTCGCCGGAGCCGTAGCCGCCGTAATCACACCATCAAGTATAGCGCCTGCGTTACCAAGTAAATCCACTTTGCCAATCGTGTTTGCGCCCGCAGGAAGCGCATTCGTAATCGCGGTCACTGCGGCCACCGTAGTCACAGTCGTAATCGTGCCAATGTTCCACGTTCCCGATTGCGTGGCTGCGATTGTCCCAGATACTGGCTGCGTCGCAGGAAAATTTGAAACAGAAATTGTACCGCTGACCGGTTGCACCACAACCGCAGAAACTTCAATCGGCTGAATATTTATCAGTAGCGTTGCGAGATACGAGAAAGCGGCCACAAAATTGACAAGAAGATTTGTGCCGCTTATCGTGATGTTAGAAATATTCGCCGAGACATCCACACCCAAATTATTTGCAGCATCTATAAGAACAGCAGATGTAGGGGTGTAGCCGAGAGGAATGGTCGCGGTTAGCGACGACCCGTCACCCTGAATGAGAAAAGTAGCATAATTTATAACAGTGTTTGCCATTTTATTCCTCTGTCCCGCAAACGTTTACACGAAACGTTCCGGTCGCGCCCGAGAGTGTGGCGCTAATATTTGCATTTAGTACGTTGTTTATAGTGGTTGAAAGATAACCATTACCTATATCAACCCATGCAGACACTGTAGTAATACCCGACGCGAGACTCGCAGTCGCAGGTATCCACACATCGTACGTTCCAATACCAATTGCTGTAGTTGCGTCTTGAAACGATATGGTGAGGAGCGCCGCCGCTGTCGCCGATAAATCCGTCGCTGTAATTTGAAATCGCATTAGACGAAATTTCTTGCCGGATGTTGGAGTCCATACTGCGGTGTTGCCAGAAGCCGTAGCAGGAACCGAGGCAGTGTGAAAAATATTCGGAGTTCTTGCAGCAGAATAGTTAGCACCCGCTGACTGCGGACCAGTGGTGTATCCAACCGCTACCGCAGCCGCCGACGCTAGACCAGATGAATTTTCCCATCCATTAGCTGTACTCGCGTCACCAACAGTGTTATTTTGAACCGCCCATACCGGAGTAAGATTATATGTAGCTCCCGCTGCCGTTACTATACCTTGTCCAAGAAGCGCGGCACCCATCGGGCCACTCACCACGGCGAGTTCAAAAGTGGTTTGCAGAGTCGCGCCGTTAGTATAAACAATTCTCCAATAGCGAGTCGGAATACTACAATTGACAGTACCAACGACGTTTGCTGATGTCGTTACTTGAGCCAACGCTTGAGTTAGTCCTGCATTTGTCGGGTCGTCAGAAACTTGAATCGCGAAACCGGGATTGGCGCTGCCAACGTTGGATAATGCGCGAGCAAATACGAAAGTGTCACCAGTAACCTCCGTATCAAACCACCCGCTCGGACCTGTACCTGATGCGGATGTGAATACTCCGTTCGCCGCAAGGGGTGTAGTGGTCAAGATAACACAGTGTTTTGCTTGAATCGGTCGGACAACGGGAGCACTCTCGGTTCCCACTGTCATTGTGTTCGTGGCGGCAGCGACTGCAACACTACCCCACTCGGCGATATTATCATTAAGCGGCGTACTCGGAGAAGTAGCTACGGTGACCTTCAAATTTCCGACTACGTCAGATTGTAGCGGAAGAGTCTGTCCCGCAGTTGGAGCCGGAGCAGAAGAATTATAAATCATGCCCGTCAAAATAGTATTGAGCGGCGGCGTACCCGGAACGGTTCCAGCAAAAAGCGCGGACGGCTGATTTGGAGAAACCTGCACGACAAGAGAAGTTTGCACCGCAGTTGCAACCGTACTCGCAGGTGCGGCTGCAAGAAGAACCTGTCCTGCAAAAAGTTCAGCATTAACCGCAGGAACCAAAACCGAAGTCGCAGGAGCCGTGCCCCAATCCGTAGGAGTTGCTATAGTGGCTGTAACCGTTCCACTCACGACCCAAGGCGAAGTACCTTGAAGCGCCGTGATGGTTCCGCTCACCGGCTGAACCGTGGTACCAGTCGGGTCAATGCGAACAGGATTTGACGCGCTCGCGCCTTCTAGAAGACCACCAGCGTTGATGACACCTATCTCAGTCGCAAATGCGGGCGCGGCACTTCCTGTCGCACCGACCGATGGGTTAGATGCTGTAATGGTTCCTGAAATCGGTATAGGATTGCTAGGACCAAACGGCGTGAAAACTCCAGCAACGACATCTCCAATTTGAGTTGAACTGGTAGGCCCGGTCCCACCATTCGGGCCGACTGATAGGTTTGTACTAGACCCGCCACCTACACCGCTTCCACCTTGGCCTATGATGATTGAATTCGCCATAAATTATTTCCCTTTTCCGGGCTTTGATAGACCAGCCTTTGAGAGAGCAATCGCAATCATTTGTTTACGCTGGCCCGTCGCAGACTTGCTGGTATCAACTGTCTTTGGTTTGTTGTGGAATACTTCGTGGAACGCTTGAGCCTTCCCCATCTTAGCAGCCATAATGATTGTCTCCAAATCGGGCCAAACAGACAACTCCATCTGATAGTCTAAGAGGCGCTGTTTAGTCTCCGACTCGTGGACGGAAATAGGCGAATCGGGCATAGATGGCCTCTTCACCTATAGAAAGAAAAGTCTTATTTTTGAACTTTCAGGCTTTGAGCTTGCTTGACGTACTCACCGATATCAGGAGGCTGGCTTTCTCTGGGTTTTTTTGATTTTTTTTTCTTTTCTGCGGCGCGCACGTCTTCTGGTAAAACTCCCACGTTGGCGCGGTTAGGAATTGCGGATGGGCGACGCAGCAAATCGGATTTCAGTCGCAGCGCGCCCAGCTGAGCGTTGGTCAGTTTCTTATTGTTGATGGCCCGGTCAAGCAGCACGATGAAATCCTCAATAGGCGTCCGACCAAAGTGCAAATTCAGCACGGCCACGATTCGGATGTTCTGCATGATGGGATACGACATGCAGCGCGCAGACTCGTAGTTCTTGCAGTTGTACGCCGTTCGTGTCGCCGCAATAGGGTCATAGTTCCCATCCAACAGCCCGCCCGCGCAGTATGTTGCCACAAATAGCCGCTGCTTCTGAGTCAAGTGTTGGAACTCAGGCGTCTTTTTCAAATCCTCCACCGACATTCTCTTCGTTAGTTCTTCCATACATCACTCCGTCAAATCCGTTCCACTGCCACCAGCAGGATACGTCTCCTCCTCTACTGGCCGCACATATGCTTCAATCTGGCTCTCTTTCAAAATCCGAAACTCTGTGCCGTTGATGACTGCCATCTTTCCGGCGTAGGGACCATAACACACCACATCCCGAACTTGAGTCATTATTTTATTTACAGCAGGACCAACAAACACTACGGTGCCGTAAAATAGCTCCAGACCTTTCACATTGTCGGGCAGTTCAATCCCACCAATGGTTACCGAGCGCGGTTCATCAACCACGATAACATGGTCTGTTGCCGGTTCCAAAACTGACTTAGCCATCGATTTTCTCCGTGGACTTCTCTGCGACCGTTGCGCCCATCGTAAGAATACTGCACGCAACAGCGGATGCATTCCGAAGCGATTCCACCACGACCTTAACCGGGTCAATAATTCCAGCATTGACGAGATTTTCAAACTCACCAGTCATCGCATTGAATCCCAAATCCGGTGTCGCCATCAGTTGGTCCAATATTAGCGTGCCGCTGACGCCCGCGTTCTCCGCGATTTGTTTGACGATAGCCTGACACGCAACACGCACCACTTGTACACCTTTCGCTTCTTCGCCGCTCGGAACATTGAGTACAGGAATATGCGAGGCTTCCAACAGTGCCATTCCGCCACCAGCCACGACTCCCGATTCAACTGCGGCCTTCGCCGCCGACATTGCATCAACCACTCGGTCTTTCTTCTCTTCCATCTCGGTGACGGTGACGCCGCCGACTTTGATAATCGTGATGCCGCCCAGCAACGCCGCCAGCCGTCGTTTGAGGCTCGGCTTTAGCACCGGTTCAGATATATCTATAGCTTCGCGAAGATGCTGAACGCGTCCAGCCAGTTCAGTCTGACTACCTTTGCCGCCGATGATTTGAGTCTTTGACATACTCGTAACGACTTTACGCGCCGAACCTAGATTTTCAATTTTTACGTTTTCTATTTTCATCCCCTTGTCTTCAGTGTACTCCGTGCCACCAATCAGTGTTGATATATCAGCCATCAGATTTTTTCGGCTCTCTCCATACGCTTCCATGCGAACGGCAATCAGCGGCAGATGCAGTTTCAATTTATTGTTGATGATGCACGCCAAGGCTTCCTGCTCGTATCCGCCCGCGATGATAAGCAGCGGCGTTGAAGTTTTATGAACCTGCTCAAGAATCGGAACCAATGATTTCGCTGTCCCAATCACTCCCTCCCACAAAAGAATTCGGCAGTCAGGTAACTCAGCTTTCATTTCTTCCGGGTTTGTAATGAACGCCGCCGATATCAGACTGGACTTTTCTAGCTCAATTCCTGCGACCGTCTCAATGTACGTGTCCGACGTTGACGACGGCTCGGCGGTAACCACTCCATCCTTACCCGCCTTTTCAACCGCAGTCGCAACGAGTTTACCAATCTCCGCATCCCCGTGGGCCGACACAGTTGCGACTTGAAAAACTTTTTCGCCCGAAACTTCCACCGCCATCTTTTGAAGACGCGCAATTACAGCCTCGGTCGCTTTGTGAATTCCGCGCTCCATCGCCATCGGATTTGCGCCATCTTTTATCAAATCAAAACCGGCGTGAATCATTGCCTGCGCGAGAACGATTGCTGCGGTCGTACCATCTCCCACGGAGTTGTCGGTCTTCTGCGCGGCCTCGCGCACAAGGTCGGCTCCGAGTTGTTCAGTCGTGTCCATCGGGTCCGCGTAATTTGAAACTGTCACACCATCACGCGTAACTTTCGGGCTTTGTCCTAACGCACGCTGGCCCAAAATACAATTGCGCCCGCGCGGACCTTCAGTAATCTTCACCGCGTCCGCGAGGAAATCAACACCCCGGAGAATTGACTGACGTGCTGTATCGCCATGTTGGATAGTTTTGCTCATTAGTTTACCGTTGGGTCTGGATTGACCTGCAACGTAGACAAATCAATCTGGTCGGCGGGCTCATCTAACCCGGACGGAACTGCTTCCAACTTTAGCGCCGCCGCTGGAACACAGGTAATAGAACACGCCTGCACCATGAGTTTTTCTGGCCGACCGTTAATCAGAAACTGCCGAACTATCGTGTACCAACTCATCATTTCGACAAGCGCAGCATCGGTTGCTCCAATAAACTCGTATTCAACTGCCTTCCCGCAACCTTCGCACGTCCGTCTTACTTTACGACTGATTTCTTCCTGACTCATAAAGCCTCCTATGCGTTAAATGCATCTAAAATCATATCAGCAAACTTAAAGTACCACGGCTTTGGAATCGCATCCGGCAGTGGTAACGCCATTCTAGTGTACACCTCAGTGCGAAGAACTTCGCGCCCTTGGTCGTTCAAATAAATTACCACCGTAGTCCAACCGTCCATCCTCTGCCCCATGCATTTATCCGTGGGGTCAGGAACGTATTTGGTTTGGCTGTACTCTAGCCGAAGATATGCGCCATCGGCTCGTACATCGTACGCCTCAAAACCCTTTGGTGGCTGCAACGTTTCATTTTTATCAGTGACCTTCATGGTCTCCCTCTGGATGCGAGAATCTTTCCGCGCGACTCGCCAAATACGCAGCGCAATTATCGTGAACAACTCCGAGACCACCAACGGCTGTGAGCGCCATAGCAAAAGCATCCGTGAGAATATGCATGAAGGCCAGCACGATAATCGCCGTGAGCGACACCAAAACTACAAACTCCGCGAAACCGTCAACCGGCGCGAACATCTGATAGATTGGTTTCAAACTAATTGACATCAGGCACCCCCAAAATCACAATCGCGTTATCCTGCCCGTCCGTATAACACGTTCCTTGGTAATGCAACTCCCACGGGGGCTCGTTCTTTTTCGGAACCGTAAAAAAATACTCAATCGGGTTCACGCCAATCCGCACGTTCGCACAATGCCAAATTACTCTCTCGCTATCTTTGTCCGCGCGCTGCTCAACTTCCCACAGTTTGTTTACCATGACTTTCTTCGTGAGCGGATTGTACGAGTGTGGGTTCAATCTCACGACGTAGCGCATCTAATTCTCCCTCCAACCGTTTCAACCGAATTGAAAGAACGCACCGCTCTTTCCAATTGTCTGCTGTCACCGCTTCCGCCAATTCTTTTTGGGTTCCCAGAATTGCGAAGCAAAGCCCCAAGCCTCTGAGACCATCATCGGGTGTCATGACGGTTCCTTTTTGATTTTCTTTCCCGCCTGAATCAGCCCGTCTAGCACGGCTCCGCTGTACACCGCCTGCAAATGTTTCAGCGCCCACTCCGCAGCAACCGCTGCAACCAGTTGCTCCGGCGAAGCGTCGGGTGGGTCTTCTATCTCCGGCATCATCAGCCAGCCCTCAATGCGAGGCACCGTGCCCTGTTCAAGAATAACCTTGCCATACTTTACAATTTTCATTGCTCGCCGTCCAGCGCCGTCACGATTCGCATCAACAAATGAAATTCGTCTTCAGCCCACACGGAGGACCAGCCGAAAATTCCGTCCATGCTTGCCTTCACATAGCCCGCGCACTCGTACACATTATATGCGCGGCCCCGCACGAAAATTGCATGTGTCTCTTTCATCATTCCTCCGATTCGTGCCAGTCTAACCAATGAACCTCGCCCTGCGGCGGGGTGGTTTCCGTCTGCGGGTATCGCGGCTCACCGGTCTCATCAAAATGATTGTACTCCATCCGAATGTGGTCCTGCCCCGTCAGTGTTCGGCTACGTGGAAAACGACACGGACAATCTGTAGGACAATGCTTCATCACAACCCCTCCACCCCCGGAATTTTGTTTGACGTGCAAAGCATTCGGCCCTCGGGTATCAAATCGAGAGGCACAAATTTCGTCGGACACTTGAACGAGAGACGGTAGTACACCAGCTTCGGTCGCGCTTGGCCCACATTAAACAGTGGCTCGGAAAGCGACTCCCACGTCTTCGGATTCATATAGATGTACGGCACCACTGAATTGTTCAGACGCGCCAAAGCATCCTGACCCGTGGGAACATTCAGCATCGGCGCTTGGTCCACGATGAATCGAAGTTGACTAATCAATCGTCCCGGAGTACCGACACGACTCGGGTCTTCCGACCAGCCAACTGGACCCATATTCTGCCAAGTGACGGTCTCACTTGCGGGGACGTAGACAGGTTGCGGTTCCGCGATAGAATACGAGTTGTCAATATGCTTCACGAAATACGTGGGCTGCAAGCGTTCGCTCATAGATGCTCCTAATATAGAACAGAAAGTCTACTATCGCATAGGCACCCAATTTTTGCAATCGTTATTTTTCACATGCGGGAAAACTCCGTTGTCACACCGCCCCAACAGTCTGGTGACCGGCACAGGCGCTGGAATAATATCAGCATCATCAACAAGGTATCTGTACTGTCCGGGTAGTTTCGGCGCATGGAGACGACGCTCGTCTTCGGTAGCCTTATCAATCTTACGCTGAACAAATTTTGCTAACTGTTTGACTAAGAAACTATCAAAGCGGAGATACGGAAAATTAATCATAGAAAATTGGTCTATCTCCCGCTCAAGTGGAGTCCCCTCTATCCACGGGTCATCGACTTTGAGTTGTCCAGTGGCGGCGTCGTAAATCGGCATTACGGGCTGCTCAACAATCTCATCACACAGTGCAGGAGGCAAAATAAAAGTGGTATACGGCGTTTCGTCGGCGCATTGGTCTGGTGCAGGCCGCTTCTCTGAAAGCATCGGCACTGTTCCAAGAACGACTGCTCTGTTTTCTGCCTCGGTCAAAATCCCAGACAGCGGCTTCCAGTTCAAACAGCACACCGATTGCGGATGCGGTCCCGCTGTCTTTACGTCCAAGTCGCAAGTTCCCAGCACGGGCTTCGGAACGAATATTTGCGTCTGCCCGCCGATTTTTTTCGGCAAGTCATCGCCATCCGCCCCGGTCGGCACCGTGTACTGCGGCGACGGCGTCCAGTTCGTATTCCCGCCACAATTCGTGTGCGGAACTTTTGACTCGTCGCACGTTCCGTACGTCGGAGCAATAGCTAACTTCAATTTTTCTACGGCGTCTTTCGGATACGACATTGAAAGCACCGGCTTCCAATCAAAATTGCCGCATCGCGTGTGCGGAGTGTCAAGAAGAAAACAAGTTCCTCGCGTAGTGCATGGATTCCAGTCTACACATAGCGTGTACTTCGGATGTGGATGGGTAGACTTGGCGCAATAGCCGCGCGGTTCACCAGCTAGTGCGGGCGCAAGAGCTTCTGTTGCGGCGGCGGTTTCTTTTTCAATCGCCAATTTCCACTCACGTTCATGCTCACGCCCGCGCTCACAGGCGATGCATGGACAGCCATCAATAAATCTGTTCGGGTCATCGCTCAGTCGGTACTCGCTCTCGGTCATATCTTCATCCCCTTCGTCTCACGAATCAATTCAAGAACAATCAAAAAATGAATCGCCACGTAAATCATGCCCAACCGCCATCATCATCGTCGTCGTTGTCTGGACCACTCAAAAGCCACAGAACCACGAGAATCAAAAGAATCAAAAGAATTTTCATCGGAACCTCGTTGGCGGATGATGCACATATATCCAGCACGACACCGCAATCCCGAGCGCGATAAGAATCATCACGCGCGCACCTCTTGAACTCGGTAGCCCATTGACTCGCGAAACCACTCATCAAGTCCATTAAGAAGCTGCTCGGCTTCGGCGCGCGTCTTAAACTTTCCGGGATAATTTGTGGATGGCTCTGTCTTTCTCGTCGCATCCGATTCGTACACAACCTGATAACGCACCGGCAACTTCTTCGCTTTCTTTTTGGCGCTCATTCGCTCACCTCCACTACTTGGTAGTCTATTTGTTCCGGCGTGCAAACCCGAAGAGGATGCAACCGAAGCGAATTTGTAAGCGCAACTTCAGCCTCGGCGCGCGTATCAAACTCATAGGGAATACTTCCAGAACGCTTTCGCTCAACCTGACCAAACATACACGCCGCATTGAACGTGATAACATACTTCTTAGCCATCATGACACCGCCTTCATTGCGAATCGGCATTGGAACACGCCGTTCTCTTTCGTGAAACCCATCTTAGTCTCAACCGCCTCAAAACGCAAGGCGTAATAAAACTCATCAATGTCCAGCACACGCCACCGAATACGGAACGACGACGGTAGCTTTCGCTCATCCAAAAACATACACGCTTTTGTTCCAATAACGTACGTCTGGTATCCCTTCACGATTTCCGAATTGTAGAACTGCGCGCCGCCCTTCACAGTATCACCCTCTCAACACTATAGCACATCTCCGCTGCCGTCCCGTGGATTTCTTTCAGATGTTTCGTGACCGCACGAGTAGCAGCCAACCGCGACTTGTAAAAGTCAGGAAGGTCTGCCGACCAGCCCAGATTTCCCAATGCGACGCGATAGCGCGTGATTGCTTTTCTAATTTTAATTTTCATTTTCGGTTATCCTCCGAACATAGCGCCGCAAAACCCAAATCGCTAATCTAACGGGCCAGCCAATCGCGGCCAGAAAAACCGGAGTGCCGCCCGTCATAGTCAAGGTTATCGGTGCCGAATCAGTTGGGTCTTCAATACTTCTACCACTGCGAAGAATGATTCGCTCTACCATTATTTTTCTCCCTGCCGCAGTTCGCGGACAACAAACATATCCACTCTCTCTATCAGCGCGAGACTTTTGGCCTCCGCAGCTATCTGCGCTCTCACTGCGCTACCATAGACCTTCGGCAGAGAATACGACCGTACGCCAGTACCGTGGCCGTCATTAACGAAGACACCAAACCGATGCGACCGCGCTTTTCGTATGACTTTTCGTTTGCTCATAATTTTTCTCTCCTCACTTTTCACTTCAAAGCGGGCGTACGTCGTACCGAGAGCCGGGAAGCACAGGTGGATACGTGGCGAGATACTTCTTCAACGCTTCCTCGGCTGCGGCCTTGGTCTCGTACGTGTCCGTGGTTCCCTCATTCAAAGACCGAAAGCCACCGGACTCGATTTTATACCAGATGACCCAAACTTGTTTCGCTTTCTTGATTATCACTTTTCACCTCGAAGAGAAAATGGACGCGCCAGAGAAAGTGGGCGCACTTCGTAGACGATAGAATCAAGTATCGCACGCTTCGCATGGGCGCGGCTGGTGTAGGCTCGGGGATAGACATGCGACCGATAGGGAGGGTTGGTGTCCTGAACGAAGATACCGAATCGCTTTTTGATTTTGACTATCACTTTTGGAACGCTCATGGATGCTCCCACTATGTAAAATTTACATAGTCCCAAGGCCCGCCTGAACGACACTTACGGCGCACCGTGTAAATTTTACACGATGTCCGTTCTAATGTCCGACTTCGGGGGCTTTTGAAATCACCTGAGAACCCAGACCTTGGAACTTTTGTAGGATACCGCGAGCGCCTAGAACTTGTCAAGCGAAATCGTAAGCAGATTAAATAAACTCTGTTAGGGGGGTGTAGTTAGGCTCGGCTGGCAGGCGACCTCCGTGGGGCGTTTTTGCCCGCATGTGGAGTGCCAAAGGGTCCTCGCAATTTTAGGGCCATTGCGAAAAAATGTGCGCACGCACGAACAGGGCCAAACGAAAATGTTTTAACTATCGCGCAATCAATTAGTTGCGTGGGGCGCGCGAGTGATGGACATTGCGATGCGCGCGGTCAGCACAATCTCGCCATCCGAGCGCGCGCTGCATGATAACGCAGCACTTAGCTGCGCGCCTGACTATGCGAAAATACCAATTTGGAATAATTCATTGACAGCACACGAGATACGCGACGTGTATTGGCGACATCGCCACTATCACTTTGACCGACTATGTAAAAATTACACGGTGATTGGCATCAAACGTGCTCGGCGGCGCGCACTATGTAAAATTTACTATGTAAAAATTACACAGTATGTAAAATTTACACACCTCAACGCAAAATAAAAATAGTTTGGCATCAAAATTGCGCCCAACGCCACACACGTTCGTCTCCATCAAATGTGATAACACGCCGCATGCGTTCGCATGAGTAATCACGAACACAGTGTGATGGTGTGTTTCAGCAAACGGTGAAAGCCTCTAATCTGGTGATATACCTCGCGCTGCTCACTACTGATAGTCTGTGTAGCGAGCATCGCCTTAGAAGCCAGCTACCGCGCACACAGTATGATTGTGCCACTCTGCTACTCTCTCGGCCTCTACCTCTCTACTATACCTTCCTGTGCCTCACAGCGTATACCTGTACGAACTGACCCACATAACTGGCGGGTCGCGGTCGCTTTGAAATGCTGCTCGACTAATATGCCTCGACCGAGCCTTGCGGAGTGCAAGCGCGCCTTGCGCCATGAATTTCAATCACTGCCCGTGAATATCGTTCACTACCATCACAATTCGGTACCAAAGTACTATTGACCTGAAATGTGATGATTGGTATCCTGTCTACATGAAGCCAGTATTCATCACCACTAAGATTCAAGGCACGACGGTCTATCGCGGTCTCGCGGGCTGGCGCGGCACACAACTGCGCGACACTCAGCAACACATCCGCGTCGGCCAAAAGCCACGGGGGAAGTCATGACTGTTCACTGCCCGCGCTGCGGAGTGCGAGTGCGGCTCACGAAAACAGGTCGCGTACCCAGACACGAAAATCGCAACGCCAATCCTAACTGCCACCTGCGATATCCCATCTGCGAAGCGACTAAAAAACAGTACTAAAGTACCATTGCACTGAAATGTGATAATCGCTATACTCTTGACATGGAGAACACGATAATGACAACCCAATACAAAGCGGTTATCACTCTGCTGCATAACAACGGCTGGCTGCTCGGCGGCATTCGCGAACATCACTCTTCATGGTTCGGCACATACGAAGAGGCGCAAGCCTTCGCTGAACAGGCAGTGAAAGTGAATCGTGAACGCCCCGGTTATCGCGATGCCGATATCCGCTTTCAACTCATTGGCCGCGAACCCATGCCGAAGCGCATCAAGCGCATTACCTCACACGTCGGTCACGCGCGCTTTCTCGCGACGTTGGCTGACACAAACTACGCAATCCCACGCGTCGCGGCGATTACTTCGCCGTATGCCTACAGCCCGACGCATACCGTCTATCGCCTACCGAGCAACGAACTGGTGTTCATCGTGGAAACCAAGCACAAGACCTACGATGTATTCCTGGTTCCTGCCGACGCTAACCTGTTGCCTGCGGATGTGAGCTAACATGCGCTACGAAGCCCGATGCACCTGCGGTTCCAGCATCTCAGGCTTTGACCGCGCCGCTACTTTGAAATGGAAGCGAGAAGAAGCACGGCTGCACGCCACTCCGAAGTGGCTTACGTATTTCAAGAACCAGAAACACACTCAGACCGTGGAGGCACGCTGATGCAAATCCTACTAGACCACATTGAATTGTTTCACTATTGTGCTGGAGAGGAAGACTACAAGGCAGCCGAGGCCGCGAGACGACTGGTTGAAAAATACGCAGCGGCGCTAGAACTGAAGGTCTACCGCTATGCTTCGCGAATTGTGATGGAAGGATTATAAAATGGGATTCATGCTGGCTACAGGCGAGTGCATGCGATGCCACAAACTGTTTTCGTTCAATCCTAATTTAGTGCCTAGCGTCACGGTCAACGGCTTTCGCAAGCCCATCTGCGCCGACTGCGTAGCTTGGGCAAACCCGATACGCGTTGCGAACGGGCTCGCAGCGATTCAGATTCTCCCCGGCGCGTACGAAGCCCAAGAGGTGGACTAACATCATGAATCAAGACAGTCAAAACGGCATGGCAGGCAACAGCTACAACTGCGGGCTCATAGCTCTGGACAATCTGAACGTGCCGACCGATGACTTGAAAGCCAGCCCAAAATATGGCATGCATCTTTCAGATTTACTTACTCGAATTCATGAACATCGCACCGTGCGTCGCATCCATCCTACACCAACAACAATGCGTCAGTTCTTACTGGCATTTCCCGAGGGCGAATTCTTCATCCATTGCAGCAATCATTTTTGTGTGGTGCGAGACCGTGAGGTTTTGAACTGCAAAAAGAACAAACGCATCCGTGCTGCTTTTCAAATCGAACCAAAACTAGAACCGAAACACGCCTAAGATGCCATCTCTCTCGCCTGACTTGCGCTGCGCTCGGAATTGCTCACCGAGATAGTCATAAGAAGAATGGTATGCCTCGCGGCTCCCCACCTTCATACCGGTCTGACTGACCGTTTGCAAACTGTTAGAACTAAAATAAATCCTCCTATATGATGTGCCAGTACGCAGGCTTTCCAACGGCTGCTGCCTTCCAAGCGGTCCAGCATCCCCCACTTTTGCAGTGCTCTCGGTTACGCCCTTTACAGTGATAGCAACTATCAAACTCCATGCCTTTGTACCCTACGGGTAGCTTTTCCACAGTGATACAGTGGACTTCATTGCTGGCTGCTACGATTTGCAGATTGCGCGGCTTGTATCCATCGGCCCATGACAAAGTTTTTGGTGGATAAATAAACGGCTTCAATCCCAATTCGTTTCCAATCTCTTCAGTCCAAATATCCACACCGCCAAGATGACAGTGGCCGCTTGAATAGCCGGTGACGTACGGACCTGATAGCAGCGCGCGAATAATCGCTTTCGCTTGCATCTCAGTGAACGGCGTGAATTTTGCAGCCTCTGCACCTACGATTCCGATAACCATTTTCTCCTCGCTACACACATCGGACACAGAATTTGTTCTCGCTGACTCCAAATACGCCAGCCCATATGAAGCAACTTCTCGTTGCACAATTCAAGACTGGCTTCGGTTACATACACAACGGCATTGCATGGCGCGTTATCGCATTTCAATTCGATAGATGCGAATTCTCTAATCACGGTTTCATCTCCACGAACGGAACCTCCGGTAATGCTGTAGCTCGCACATGCCACGGTGACCACTCACCATCAAGGTACTGGACGCGCCACACCATCCACGCACGCCCGTGACGCCAAAGATATTTCTCTTCCATTTGTCGCGCCAAGCCCACTTGGAACTCGCCTGCTCCACGCGCCTCGCCCATCAGTTGCTTGACCGCCGCACGCAATCCATCCGGCGTCATGAATTCTTCAGCCATACTTTTTCGCCTCGCTCGTCGCGCGGACAGGAAAGGAGGTGCTGGAACCCATCCGCGCGCCGTTGAGCATCATCGCTAGCCTGCAATGAAGCAGCAGGACGTAGTCCTGATATGTTTAGACCGCCTCTGAATCTTTCATGGCAAATCGGATTCGCGTACGGGCTTCTACATTCATCAGTTCAATACACGCTTCTTTGGTCGTGTTTGGAAACGTGTCAACCACGCGTGCGTGTGCAGTCAGCTTTTGCATCGCATGCACCGCTTTGCTGAGTACTCGCATCACACGCATTTCATGCTTCTCTTCTCGTACTGATTGTCTGCTCATGATTTCTCCCTATCCGTATATTGAATCGATTGCTTCTCGAATCCCTTGGCGCATCGCTGGGTGCGGTAAACTTCTCCCACCTGCCCACCACTGCACGGTGTATCCGCTCACACCCAGCGTTTCTGCTAATTCGTTCACTGACACACCAGAGCCCAGAACCCGCTTAATCAGATACGAAAACGTGTAGTCATCAATTATCATTTTTCACTCCCATATTGGCTGTCCGCGAACTGTGCGCGTCGCGCTGCATCTTTCAACAAACTGGTCAACTGACAGTGGCGAATCTTCGCACGGCATTTTGTACATACAATCCACTGAACAGGCTTACCTTGCCACTCTGCCGCCTTGTAGTAGAACACACAGAGGCGGCGCATCACCGACTCTCATTCTTAGAGTACTCCGCTGACTTTCTTAATTCTCCGAATTCGTAATTCGCATCTCGGCGCGGTTTCAACACATCCACAGGTGCAAGGTACTGCGGCGGATGCGTAATACCGTGGACCAAGTTCATTTTTGATTCAAGCAGCCGATGCAGCGCAATCGTACGCTGGGGGCTCGGAGCTACCTCAGCGAAAATGTGTTCCGCCAAAAATTCATAGCCCTCGTTCACCGCCTGCAACAAGCTTAGCTGTTCAGTACTCGTAATTATTGCCGTACGAAAATCTTTCAAGTCCATTTGAATCCTCCTATTCCTGTGGTGTATACAGCTTATTGAAAATTGCAGCCGCAATGATGGCCGTGGCACCCGCTTCAACATAAGCCGGAACTGTGTCCACAGTGTGTGGCGCATCTTGCACAAAGTAGTCGCCAACGCTTGGAATGAATCCATGCACAAGGGGACGCGAATGATGCTCTCCGTTTTCAAAAACCACGTAGGGTCCAATCGCGTCGTTCCCGAATGCTTTAATCTTGTGCGCTTCCACAACGGTGCCTGACTGCGAAACATATTTCATAGAAACTCCTCGCCTTTCGGCAGCGCCGTAACAATAGTCCATTTCACCAAATACTCAGGCACCCGGCCACAGATTGCGTGCAGGCGCTGTCTCGCCGACTCTTGGCTCTCCGCGAGAATGTACAGCGAGTCACCATCGCACTCAACCTTGTAAATGTATTTCATGATTTGGGCTCCGCTGGTTTAGCTATATTACCGCCCCACAATTTGTGTTTGTCACTGCGCGCATAATCGGCAGGGCACGGTAGCTCAGTTCCTTCAGGCTCGTAGTCAGTAAAAGCGATGCCCCATGCAACGCGCAGCGCTTGCCAATCCTGATGTTTATCGCAGTACTGGCATTCTCTAGGCGCGTGAAGAATACGCTGGTCGCAGTGTGGAAACTGACCGAGGCTTATGTCGAGTTTGATTGGTTCTTTTCGTTTGAACATTAGACCCTCGGACCTGTGGCGCGGTCGCGCTTTGCTTGCTGTTCTGCTTTGTACTTTTCGCGCGCGTCAGAGTTTGGGCCACCGGTTTCGTGTCTGCGAGAAAACCAGTGGGCTTTCGTGGCTTCAATCTTGGATGCAAATCTTGCTATGCTCATTTGCTCTCCCCGGCATTGCTTTATAAACATCCCGTACTATTTTTTCAAATCCATCCGTACCAATACGCCTTATGCCCGCTTCAATAGAACCGTCTATAAAAACTAAACAATCTTCAACATAGTGTCTCGCAGCCTGCATCCGATAATTATCAATCAGTGGGTCTTTCACAGTTCGGCTCCTCCCGGTTCCCCCGCGTTCGGCCAGCGTGTCGGTGGCAACGGCGCGTCCAATCCTCTACATCCAGAACAACAACTCCGCAACACCTGACTTGCAATCTCCTCAATCAATGCTCTTGGACTAGGAGCCGCAGATAGTGCGAAGAAACTAATTTTGAAAGGAAATTGCGTGTTGTGCTCCTCGCAAAATACCTCGTAAGGCACCGTGTGCTCATCACCTGCTTCTTTCCTTATAATTTTCATGGAGTCTCCGCGAGTACAACTAGATTCATAGTCTGCGCTGCATTCGCAATCACAATTTGAACTTCTTGTACTTCTACAGCATTCCGAAACGTCGGCGTGATTAATTGTACCGTCGCATTCAGTTGCCCGACCACGGTGACGATTTTCGCGATAGTGGCATCCAAATCCGCAGCCTGATTCATTTTATCTTGGTGACAAACTCGGCGATACAAACTGAATAGCTCCACGTGTTCAAGATGCAGCGAATTCATTATGCTCGGGGTGTTAGCGAGATGAAATGCTTTTGTTGCTGCACCCAGACACGCAAAAACTGTAACGGCGGTCGTAGTGCGTTTGCTAAACGAAAGAATACCGCGAATCCCGCTCGGAACTGAGGGAGAAGTCACAGAAAAAGCCCCAGACACAAAATTGATTATGCCTATATCGCTCGCCAATGGCGGAGTAGAGTAGGGATTTATTTGAATTCCAACGGTGCCATTCGGCAACATCTTATTCAAATCTGGATTCGGTGCTAGAGACCCTTGCCATATACACACGCCATTCACAAAAACATATGCAACGCTGTTGACGCCTTGTCCCGCAATCCCAACAGCCCAAGTATCACCTTCGCTAACAGGCCACGGCTGAAATGGAACAAAGTTGTATGGAATATTACCGGAATTGTCGTCTTCCGGTGCAAATCCCCATCCACGAACACCGGCTCCGTTTATCGCAAAAAAACTCCAATTAACTTCAAGTGCGTTGTTGCCTGACCCCGTACCGGGCAGTGTGCTGCGAACATATATCCACGCATTTCCGTTTTTCAGAGTTTTGAATGTCCACTGACAGAACTGGTCCGCAGGCAGCACAGGATATGGAGCAACATCCAGATACACCGCCGTTCCGTCAAGCGTACCATTAAGTTCGCTTATCGCTTGGTCGTTCAAAATTTCAGGATACGTTGAAGTAATAAGCCCCGGACTGCCGTTCGGCGGTGACCACTGCTGATGTCCTACTGTGCTACCAAGTGGAGTTTCATTCGCTCGCTGAAAAGAATCCGAAAAAATTGGCGTGAAAACTCCTATATTCGGAGCAGCCGTACAAACAAAATTTATTCCAGTCACGTTGGCATTGCTCACAATCACTGTTTGTGCGGGAGACAAAAAATTTGAACCGGTTACCTGAATGATATAGGTTCCGGGAGCCAAATTAGGAATCGTGTATGTACCGTCAGCCGCAGGCGACACATTCCCCCAGTGAGGAAAACCCATATTCCATGTCACGATGGTAGTGGCAGGATTCACAAAGGACGCAGGAGAGATAGTGCCTGAGATGGAAAACGTTGACATGAACTGAGTGTACACCCGTGAGTTTCCTTGTCAAGCAAAAAATCGGTACTAAAGTACTATAGACAGGAATCTCAGGAAAAGTGATAATGGGTTGTGGCGGAAACCAGAGAAGATGCGGTAGTCAATGTAGTGCTACTTGCCCTCGGCGACCGCCACAATATCTCAGGAGGCACACGACAATGATGGGAGCCAATTACGCGACCAAGAAAGCCCTGAAAGCGGCGGTCGGCCTGCCGTTGCGCTACGAGGAAACCAGCGCATTCGGCCCTGAATTCAAAACAGACGGCAAGTTCTGTGTGGTCGGGCCGTCGCCATACAAGCGCAACTGGTTCGCCGAAGTCACAATGGAAAACGGGCTCATCAAAAAAGTTTCTTAACATCGGTGGCGCTATCACTACGACGAATCGCCCCGCGATGGAGAATGCGAATAAGACGGGTCAAAAGAGTGGAGACGCGGGACGGAAATCCTGCTCTCACCCGGTAAGGTCGCAGCAACACAAGACTCCACAGTGGATTGTTCCACCGGGCAACGTAGAAGCCACCAATCTTCGGCGCGCGGCCTAATGGGTAAGACGCGCCGTCGTAAGGGCTCCATCGCTGGCTATGTGAGGAGTTGCCCACCGCAAGGTGCCGACTCTACATAGGCTCATCAGCGAAAAAGAGCCCGCAAAATTTTCGAGGAGGATACGATGGCCGAACCCATAACGCAAGAGCAGGCGCAAAAGTTGCTCGCGTTCGTCACTGAGTTGGCGAACACAAAAGCGGACTATGCGGAATACAGCGGAGTCGGCTCGTACCTCTCCGACAACTGGATAAGTCTAGCGGACTACCTGCTCGAAGAATTAAATCTGAAAAAATAATGGAGGCACTATGAAAACTTCATTCAGTCTGAAAGAAAAACGAAAGATAGCTGAGGTGTTCAAGGTCCAACGCAAAATATTTGACGCTGGCTTGAGCAATGCAGGCTACAACAATGACCACGGCGGATGCCCGAACTGTGGCGATACTGGCGGGTTTCATACGCTGATGTATGAACTGGAGAAGGCTTTCGGGCTTCGCAACGAACCGGGAGACCTGAACGTCAAAGCGATTGTCTAGGAGACACCATGAAAACTCGATGGGAACACGTTGCAGGCAAGGCTCTAAAAGACTGGGTCACTCGCGTCATGATACAAACGGGAAAGACCCGCGCGGAGGCGCGCGTCGCTATACTCGACAAAATCACCAACGCAAATCCCGACTGAAAGTCGGTACTTTAGTACTATTGACCGGGGCGGCGGCTCCGCATACTATCATCACAGTACAGGAGGCAACACCAATGAAGCTACTCACTGCCGCGATAATCGCAAAGTTGAAGAAATCACCGCTCGGCTCAACCGATGGTCTCAAGACCCGCCCAATCATCGTGAAGTTTTTCAATCCAACCGGAAACTGGACATGGTACGCCACGGAAGGCGAACTGCAAGAAGACGGCGATTGGCTGTTCTTCGGGCTCGTTGAAGGCCACGAAGCCGAACTGGGAAATTTTCTCCTATCCGAATTGGCGAATTACAAAGGCCGCCTCGGTCTGGGAATTGAACGCGATATGTACTTTGATGGAATGGTTCTGGACACCACCACTTATCCGCCGACCGTTCGTAAGGCGGTGCAATCGTGAGCGACACACCAATGACCACCCACGAAAGCGGCAAGTGGCACGGGCTCGAAGACGCGCGCGCAGGCCGCTGCCTCAAAGTTATGCAGATGCTGCAACCCGAAACGCCCGATGATAATTATTCTCGCGGATACCGTGCAGGCGTCGCGGAATTCATTCGCGAAGTCTATGCGGCGAAAGCAGCGCAATCATGAGCGACGTTCAGCAAAATCAGGATTGGCTCATTGAGCAATGGAACCGCGAGGCGCGACGCCTAGACGCGATTATCAGGAACCCGCAGGCCACGGAGGAAGAGATTCGGGTCGCCGAGACTATGCTGGACTTTGTGCGCAAGGAACATCTGCGGTAACCGTGTAAAATTTACACAGTGCCTCGTACTAAGGATTTTCGGTACTTCCGTACTATGGACAAAATCCAACCCAAAAGTGATAATGGAGTCATGGAGAACACGACAATGACCACAAAACACATCACGGTTTATCAATCTGTTTCTTTGGTCTGGGCTCGCGCCTGCGAATTTGAAGGCATCCCGACCGATTCCAAATTCGTGGTTTTTTCTGACACCAACAAATGGGCCAAACTCTACAACGAACTCATGGGGCAAATTTTGGCACCGAAACCTGTGCTAGACCCTTACGTCGGCTCCCTCACCGAAGAACTGGACAACGAGGAATTCAACGAGGCGGTGCGCTAATGGAATACCTCGAAACCAAAGACCTGAGCAAGTTATTTCGCACGATTCACGAGGCGAGCAAGACCAGCGACGCCAGCAAAAACGACCACCTGATTGCGCTCCTCGGCTATTTTACCGGCGCTCGCATCTCTCAGATTCTCAGCCTCAAGGGTGAGGATATTTTTGAAGCTGACGGTCGTCTCGTGGTCAAGATTCACGCGCGCAAGGGCGGTAGCAAAGCCTTCAAGGATTTGCACTTTGACGCGGACCCAGCCTTTGATATGACGCCACTGGTCAGGCTGGCCGCGACTCGGCGCACGAATCTGTTGTTCAGCACCAGCCATCGGCAGAATTTCAACGACCGTCTGAAAGTTTATTGCGACGCGGCGGGGCTCCACAGCGATTTCGGTCACTCTCACGTCTTCCGACACTCAATCGCGATGAAGATATTTGACGAGACCCAGAGACTCGGCGCGGTCTCCGGTTTCTTGCAACACCGGTCTCCCGCCACTGCGCTCTGTTACCTCAAGGAAAATGACACGAGTCGCGCGCAGACCGTGGTCAACGCCATCACGTTCGCCTAGTAATTGTAGTCCGTCGCCGCACACTCGTGACGGTTCCATCGCGTGTTGGGGTAGATGGGGCCGTCTTCAGGGTAGTCGTACGCTTTCCTACCATCTTCAAACGACGACTCACAAATCATTCGCCCGCACTCCAAACACGTATACGGACCATAAAACACAGCTTGACGCAATAACCATGCGTCGTGAGTACGAACAAACAGCGACACTACCCACGCCAGCCCGCCCCCGACAAGCAATCCCAAAATAAACGCACCCATGATTTCCTCCTACAAATCTAATTTAGTTGGAGCCCCTACAATATTTGGCTGCGCGTCAAACAACGACCGTCGAGATTTACGCCGCTCCATATCACCGATGGTTTGTTCCACCGCTAGCGTCCAAGTCTCAGCTTTAATTCTCTCAACGTTGATGCCGTAGAAGTCTAAGATGCTACGCGACGCGGCTTCGTATGCAGTGCGCCACGATGCCAGTCCCGGATATGGTTTATCCAGCAGTACCGCTAAGGTCTGTACACGAAAACGTAGTTCGGTAAGATTGCTCACTTGATTCGCTCCGCGATGAACGGCTTGCCTAGCCACCCGTTATCAAACGGCGCAAGATTAAATTTCGCGTCGCATTTTCCGCACATCACATTTTGACTAAGCCCGCCTTGCGGCCCCGTGAGAAATTCTTCACCACCACAATCGGGACAAATCAACTCCGTGAGATATTCAACTTCCCGCTGAGTCAGCCCGCCTTGTGGCGCAACAAACGGGATTTGGTCTATCTCGCCCTTGATGACATCCGGCTTCTGTCCGATGTAGGTAAAAAAGATGGCAATAAAACAAATCACAATAAAGGCAAGAACAATCGCGATTAAAAAGGGATGCATGGTCGCTCCTCAAACAAGATTTGAATATCGGTTTCATTATGCGTAGGAAATAACACAGTCGCTGGATTTAGTTCTCCACGGGCAATGGCCCGCACCATTGCTAGCTTAGTCGCACGCGCAACCCGGACGGATTCTTCTTCGGGTGATAGCTCGTAGCTAATCAAATCCCATCTGCCCAACATGGATGCTCCAAAGGCCGCTGCGGCTAGAATTAAGGGACGCCCTAGAAGCGTGTAAACTCTAGCCGAGTCGAGCCTGACTGATTTACTCACGCCTTGGAATCGTTGTCAAGAGAATTTTTTGGGAATTGTATAGTTGAATCGCTCGGCATCCCATCAACCATATAGCGAACCATCTCTTCTGCTTGTATGGCATCGAACAGATTGGTTCCAACAGGTTCGTTCTTTCCCACATATGGCGTGCCTTCATTACGTATCGGCTTAAAACTAATGCCACCGTCAGGCTGAAAATTCTCAGGCAAGCGCCACGCAAGAAAACGATTCGCCATGTATTTGATTTGTTCGTCTCTCATTTTCACTTCACCCGCGTAATTTTGTAGTTGTCTTTAATGAAGTTGTGATAGTGCTGACCTTGCGATGGCGCACCAAGAAAAGCCTGATGGTCTTCAGGCGAGAATCCGTGGACATGGTAGACGTATCCGTTTTTGAACTCAATAGTCAGCACGCGGTCCATTGAATTGTACTGCGACCGGCTCAAGTGATTTGAACCGTCATGGTCGGTCCACTGGCCGCGCGGATTAGTTTGCATTTGGTGCTCCGAATATTTTACGAAAATCTAACGGCTGCGTTCGGTGCAGTTCATTATACTGATTAGGCAGTGTGAGCGAATGCTGAATGGTAGCGATAGGCTCCACGAAAAATCCTCCGAACTCACCGTTTTGACCCTGCCATTCCCCTTCCAACACGCCCACTACTTTGTGTGTAGTCGCTGAAATAACTGGGGAACCCGACGCACCCTCTCCCGCAGTCTCATGAACCAAAAATTCTCCATCACAGTCATGGCATTCATCAGTGCGCGACAGCCTCTGACTTGCTACAACTCCACGCGCTAACTGTTTACCGATACCGAATGCAAAATTAGGAGTCAGCACGATGCTACCAATATATTCGCTAGAATCATCTCCCACTTCCAGTACAGGATATATCTTCGTGGTCGTCAAATGAAATTCAGAATATTCTTCCGAACCGTTCAGTCGCGCGGATACCGGCACTACAGACAAAAATGGGCCGCCTATTTGTTCGGACACCACAAAGGTAACCTCGGACGGCATATCGTACACACAATGACCCATACTCAAAAGAAAATAACCAGTAGCATCCCGCTTGAACACGAACGCACTACACACAAAAATTTGCTGCATCTTACCAGTTTTTTCGCTAATCCCTCGCGCATAGAGCGCAAACGTCGCGTCCATTGCGGTCTTATCGAATCCTTGTGCGGGTTGAATTTGGGCGCGAGTTAAACCTGCGCCAAAGAGGAGGAAACCTAAAACCAGTGCTAAAACAAATCTCATATAGACTCCCGTAACCGAACTGGCGGCGCACTCTAAGCCGCTACTTAGCACGCCGCCCGTCCGTTTTAGCGATTACGCTGCCAGTGCGACAGGCAGTGACGCCCGACGCGATGCAGTCTGCCGTGAGCTTACGCCCGCGTCAAACCACATATCCGGTACCGCAAACCGCTTTGCCATATTGCTGTTGGCATTTTTTAAGTTTCCACCAACTCTCAGCCGATGGAACCTCACCGCTGACTTCTCACTTCATTGGCGTTCTGATTCTACCTTTACTCATTCCCGGATGTCAAGAACTTTCTCAGATATATTAAGAGACACAAAATCCGCTGCTCACTATCACCCATGAAACCTAGAGCCACGTTGCAATTATGGCATATAATTCCCCTGAAGCGTTTGTTTTTATGGTCGTGGTCGGTACAGAAATACCCCGTACCTCCGGGAATTCGTGTTCCACAACACTGACACCTGCCATCAAACTTTTCCCACGCTTTGACTGCTTTTTGTAGTTCTTTTCCCGTCAAACCTTGGTGATGTTTCGCTAGACAAATGATGCATCTGGCGCTGCGAGATGCGTGACCGCAGTCTATACAGATGCCGCGCGCGATTCGATTTTGAATGTACTCCCGCCTCTGACTTTTATGTTCCTTTCGGTACTTCGCGACATACGTTCGCCGCTTCTCTGTATCTTTGTGTCTATCTTTCATACTCATATTAAACCACTTACCTGTTAAAGTGTCAAGTGAAATCTTTGGTACTTTAGTACTATTGACGCCAAACCCCGTTTCGGGCTATCATCACTTTGTAATCAGGAGGCATCAATGAGAGTTTACGGAAACCTAATGAATCGCATCGCCGAAACTATCCGTCCAGCAATCCCCCAAGTCGGCATGGGGGCCACCATTCTTTACCACAGCGACCGCAGCGCCTACACCATCATCGCTGTGGACGGCAAGCAAATCACCATCCAGCGAGATAAAGTCACCCGCATCGACAAAAACGGAATGTCTGAAAGTCAAGACTACACCTACGCGCCGAGTCCGCAGGGAGAAATCAAAACCGCCACACTGCGAAAAAACGGCACATATGTAATTCGCGGCGATGCGCTGCGCGGTGGCACCATCGTTCGCGTTGGCGTGCGGGACGAATACTACGATTTTGGATTCTAAAGCGCAGTTTCTAGTACATCGGTACCATTGACTTTCACCATCACTTTTTGTATCCTTGAAACATCGGAGGCACCATGAAAAACCTAATTCAGTTCCCCAAGCAGCCCTGCACCCACAGCAACACCGTCTTTGGTGAGTGCGCGGACTGCGGTCAGAAGTTGCAAATTGAAGGCACGTTTTCACCAGTAAATCCAGACAAGTCGCGCTACTTGGACGCGCGCAAGGCGTAACATGGCACACGAAGCAAAACGCGGATGTGGATACAGAAAAGTTGGCGGGCTGTACATGGTCGGCGGTGGCGTCGGAATTCCTTGCGACCGTCTACCGTTTGAGTTGACCGTCTGCACTTGCTGCGGTCAAGGAATCAAACAGGCACGCGGTTGGACGTGGGTTGACGTTGCAAAGTTTTTCAATGGCCCGCACGTAACGGACAAAGTACTCGGCCACACCAACGCAGACAACGGCGGTGTTTCAAATGTTTACGAACCGTGCCGCGATACACTGAGCAAGATGTACTGCCCACTATGCGAACATCCCGAATCAATGGGACGCGCAGGACTTTTGTGGGTTGGCGAGAAATTCTACAAGACGCCTGCCGATTTCGTAAAGGAAGGCGTCAATCTTGGATTCTCTCGCCGCATCAAAGCTATCCCACAAGGATTCAAGGTCGGTGAGACTTGGGTTCTACTGGCGCACAGCAAATCCATAACTGGTAGCGTGCCTGAGCTAGACCCAAACACTGGAGTAGAAACGGGCAAGCGTATCACCGTTTACAAGCCCGGAATTTTCTACGTGTGGCTCCCGCAACGTGTTGAATTAATCCTGAACGAATCTCAGCGCGGGTCCGACGAAGCAAAGGCGGCTGAGAAGCGCGGCATCACCCCGGTTTATTTCCCGGATGGCGACCCTGACCATCAGGGCAACGTTCACGATGACTTCGAGCGCGACAAAAAAGCGGCGAAGTCTGAGGAGGTGACCGAAGCAGAAGTTGGTTTCTAACTGTTCTAAAGCCTCGGGACTTAGAAATAAGTTCCGAGGTTTTTTTCTGGAGGCACCGTGAATCACAAATTGAAAGTATTCGGAACACTCACTTTTCATTTAGGGGTTCAGGCTCGAACCATCGCCGCTACCACAAACCAAAAAGAATTTGCCCGTTTAATCCACACGAGTCTCGGATATGTGCGGGACTACGCATGCGAGACCGCGAATCCCGAAGAGGTAGCCGTAGCGATGGGCTGTTGCGAAACCGCTTTCGCCAAGTGTCCAACCTGCGGCGATTGGAAGAAGATATCGTGAAGCTGTATTACGAAACCCCGACGCTCTGGGAATCTCTCATGCGGCAAATCTATCCGCCCGTAACGCTGGCCGAACTGCAAATTTTTGATGCCAGCACACAGCACCACGTTCGCCAGATTGAACGCCGCTGCATCCCTGTTGTGGAGAGTAGTGCAGGCCGCGCCATCCCTATGATGGCGATTCTCACGAAACCGGGGCGATACCTCGCGACCGGTACTTCGGTACTATTGACCCCTTCGGACTCGGAAGGCACACTAAAGTCATGAGATACCTAACAGCACTCGCGGTCGTTGTAAGCATCGCAACCCTCGCGCTAGTCCTACAGGTGGCAAATATGCCCGGACCCACGCCAGAACCCGCCCACACAACGGCTTTGGCACCCCTACAGATTGAATACGGGGCAGCTACAGAGGCGGCAGCAAGCGTTCTGGTAGCTAACGGCTGCTCTGACGCCTACGCCTCGCCTGCTGGGCACGCCGCCGTGGATAACGGTATCTGGCCGCGCGTCGTCGCCGCCGTAATTGTGATAGAGTCATCCTGCCGACCGCTAGCCGTAAGTACGGAAGGCGCTATCGGGCTCATGCAGGTTAATCCCCGAGTGTGGCGACATAACCGGCATGAACTGGAAAATCCCGAAGCCAACATCCGCATCGGCACCAAAATTTTGGCAGATTATATTCGCCCGCGCGGATTACGCGAAGGGCTCCACAGGTACAACGGAACCGGTGATGATGGCAGGTACGGTGCGCACGTTTTGTTCGCAGCTAATCGGAGGTAATCATGGATAACTGGATGCGCGCGGGCACTGACATTGAAGAAGGGCAGGAACTGGAATTGGAAATCGCAGACGGCTCCATCGAAGAATCCGACTTGACCGCGACAGGCCAACGATGCCTAAAAGCCTATCGTGACTCGCTAGCCGCTGGGCTAGATTTCCTCGGTTTGAGCGACGACCCGAAATCTTCTTGACATCCCGCTGGTACCAAAGTACTATGCAGGTATGCCCTTTGATAATTCTACCAATTTAGAACCATATACGCCACACAACAACCCGGCCTACTGGGAGGGCATTGAAGACGCAGCGAGTGAAGCCGCGTTCAATCGCAAAGACAAACACGGTGAGCTAATTTCTACAGAAACCATTCCCGAAAATACCAGCCTGATTGACTTCCGAGCGTTCGCTCAAGAATACCCCGAAAAACTTTTCCCCCTCCTCGCAAAACTCCGCGTTGAGTGGCAAGAAATGTTTTTGTCGTACTACCTTCTGGGCAAATCCCAAAGTTTTATTGCCAGAACCCACGGAGAGATTCAGACGCGGGTATGGCAACAGTTGCGCCTCATTGAGCAAGCAATCGGCGCGCTTATCGTTCTCGGCACAAACCCAGACGCCAGCATTCTACGTCCTATTTTGTATCTGGCAAATTTAGAGTACACGCAATACGGCAGCTTGACGGACCTGATTCTCTTGTACGCGCAGAAACAGAGTTACGCTTTTGTTGCAGACACTGTGAAGGCTCCGCGCTCCGCGATTCGCAAAATATTCCGCCCCGCTATTAAAAAGCTGCTCGCATCAAAAGACATTCGCGCTCTAGCGGTCGGCTGCTATCTTCGCAGCCTGACTCACCAAGCCTCACTGACTCGCAGCGGTCTCAGTAGCAGTTGCCGAGCACGACTACAGCGGGTTCATCTTCGCCGTTTCAAAGCACCACCGTCTGATAAACTGCCGCTGCTTTCGTTCGGCGATACCTCGGCGCTCCGCAATACTTCGTGGAATATGTTTGAGACTAGCAGCGAGCATCGTATCAACACAATCCTGCCAACGCTTCAACGCTACGGGCAAAAAATGTTCAGCAAAACCGCTGCGCAAATTTTCGCACCGACAGACGCCAATGGTGAACTTGAATTCGGATACATCCTAGCGCGCAGCATAAATCCGACAGCACTAAACTCTCTGACTCACATACGCGGCATCACAGAGATGGCCGCAACCTACAACGACGCCGGGGAGTTTGTCAGTGCGGTAACGGTCCCACACGCAGATGTACTAAAAATGATGGCTTCTGTCTCCGCGCAGAAAACGGCGCGCGTTCGGATTGGCGATTTCGTGGAAATTTTAACAGGCGAGGCGGCGAAATACTGCGGCACTGTGATGAAGACAGGAAATCCAAATGTGATAGTAGAAGTGAAATTTCCAAGCGGGCGGAAGTTCTCAGTAACGGCTGACCCAACTGCGGTACGAGTGATACCCAAAGCCCCACTATACGCACGAACGTTCTATGGAATTAAATCCTAATGCCAAAGTGAGCCGCGATACCGTGTCCAATCGCGTAAAGCGGAAGTAACAGGTGATGGATACGCGCCCATTTTTCATCCGTTTTTTGATAGTCTTCCGTCGCTTTCACTCGGACTTCAATATTGCTTCTAAACGTAGCAACTTCTGTACGCAAATTACCAATAGCCAGAGTCGCCTCTTGACGATGGTCGTTAACATCTTTACGTGTATCACGAATAGCCTGCAAAATCTCTTCCGAACGGTCGTGCTGGCGGCGTTCTTCCACGGGATTTTCCTCTCTACCAATAGGACAAAAAGTCTTAAATTGCCCTTGACACCGATACCCACTTTCAGGGAGAATTGAGACATGAGCACCTGCATAGTTGAGCGAAGCAAAACAATTGACTACGGCACTATTGATATGTACACCGGCAAAGAGACCAGCCGCATGACGGTCACCGAGGTTGGACCCTGCGGGGCTCCGCTATTTCGCTCTGAGGAACGGGAACGCGGAGTTTGCGACACCTGCTTCAGCGGTTGGGACCACGAAGACAACCACCCTACATCGCGTGGAAATAAACAGCTAGAAAGGGCGAGACACTAATGCCGATTTTTTTGGTGATGATGACCATCATCGCGCTAATTGTAGGAATCGCTCGCTACTTGGTCGGCGCGATTATGCGTATTTCCCATCCGAACGTTGGAGTCATCAAGGATTATTCCTATACTCCCTCCCTCTCCATTCTGTTGCCTGCTTTCAACGAAGGCCGCGCAGTCTATTCTACAGTGGAGAGTATTTCCCACAGTGATTATCCCGGCAAGATTGATATGATTGTGACCGACGATTGCAGCGGAGACGACACAGCGGAGTGGCTAGCAAAAGCCGCTGTAGATTTTCCAAATGTGCGCGCCTTCTACAACAATCCAAACCTTGGTAAAACCCAAACCATTCTGAACGCGCTGGCGCACTCGGATTCCGAAATAGTCATGATTGTAGACTCCGACACGACACTGGGACCAACGTGCATTCGTGAATTAATGGCGTGTCTGGGAGACAAACGTTTGGGTGGTGTCGGTGCGCCCGCGATTGTTCGCAATCCAAATGACAACGCGCTGACCGCGTTTCAAGTCTTCATTTATTTTCTCGGGTTCCAACTCTACAAGCAACCTGAGAATGCGATGCGAATGGTCGGCGTAATCGGCGGCTACGCTTTCGCTCTACGACGCGAAGCCTTTGAACAACTACGGCCAGAACTAGAAAGCCGAAATTGGTTCGGCGTTCAAGTCAAAGACGGCGAAGACCGATTCATCACACACTGCCTGCTTCTGAATGGCTGGGGTACCTACATGGACGAGAAAGCCGTTTGCTATACCGCCGTCCCAAACACTTTCACAAAATATTGGGGACAACAACTACGCTGGAGACGTACCACAATTCGGGATTTTTTCTTTTCAGTTCGCCACGTCCACACGCACATTCACAAACTGGGCGTGAAATCGCTGTATGTCTACATCCTAACGCCGCTGGTGCTATTCATTTCAATTCTGCAAATCGCGCTTCTGTTTGCAGGATATCCCGGCGCGTGGCTAGACCCGAACCGCGCGCTCATTTTCTTCGGATACGGATTTCTAGTATTTTGCTTGGTGCGAAAGTTCACCCCGTCACAATCTGTTAGACATCCGCTGAAGTTGCTGGTATATTCTACATGGTGGATTGTTAATTCGCTGTTGCTCGCGCCTTTGGCTATTTTCACTTTAGACTCCGGCGACTGGGGCAACAGAACTCTAAAACCGAAAGTGAGGAAATCAAATGATTCAGTTTAGATTAAGCGCGACAAGTTTGGTTCTAACACTCTACCGCTTAGTTGGCCTCTCAATTCTTTATGGCATTCTTGGAGGCATGGTCTCGTATGGCGCAGTCATCATTTACTATCTCACCGCATCCTCTTGGGGCGCGCCAGTCACGCTCTCAGCCTCAGACGCGGCCAGCCTCGACATGCTGGGCAAAGTACTGACTTCCAACGCACAGCGGGACGCTCTCGCTATTGATACCGCACGTCTCACCAACCTGATTCTTGAGATGAAAATTCACCGACTAGCACTTCAAACCGTCGCCGACAAAACTGACCCGGCTATCGCACGCGAAGACCAAGCCATTAAAGAGAGCGGTCGCGCGCTTGCCTCTCTTGACCAACAGAAACAATCCGATATAGACACCACGGATGACTCAAGTGTTGCAGCATTGCGCAGCGAAATTGATACAGACATGACCACGGGACTAATGACTAAGAGCGACGCGGAAACTGCGAAGCTGGCACTGACTCAAGCCAGAAACGGATTCACTGACAACCGCATCACTGAGATTTTATTGCGCGACCAAATTGTGGAACACAACCCGACGAATACAAAAATGCTGGAAACTTTGACCAAACGCGCCGAATTACTGGACGAAATCTCTCAACTCAACATTACAATTTGCGCCAGTTCTGCGACACTCAAAGCCGAGACCGACCAAATTCGCGCCCTAGACAACGCCCTTCAGACAGCACAGGACAGTCCCGTCTATGCCGTATTGTCTGGGCCATCCAAAACTTTTCTGTTTGTGCCATACGGCACCGCCGTGCAACCGAACGCTCCGTTGTACTCCTGCAAGATTGGAATAGTAGCTTGCTCCAAAGCGGGCCGCATCGTTCGTTTGTTTCCCGCCGAGGTTCACGGAGCGAATCCGCTGTTCAAAGATGACGTTCGCGGCACACTCGCAGAAATTTCGCTCTACAATCCAGAAGATGGCAAAGCCAAAGTCTTATTTTTCGGACGACCGTTGTGGATATTCTAAAGGGAGGATTCAAATGTTACAACAGCATCTAGTCGTTGGTTGCAACGGACAAGTGGGCAGCGCAGTTTATTCCGTTCTTCGAGACCGTGGCCTCAAAGTAGTTGGCATTGATATGGACAGTTCCACAGACATCAGAGCAGATGTTATCCACATCTGTATTCCATACTCCGAACATTTCATTGAAAACGTGCGGGCATATTTACTGCATTATTTGACTGACGAGGGACTGGTCATCGTTCACTCAACAGTTCCAATGGGAACATGCTGCCGTATCGCTTCAAATCGCGTAGTTCACTCTCCAATTCGCGGCGTTCACCCAAATCTCGCAAAGGGTATAACGACGTTCGTAAAATTTTTTGGTGGCCCGCGTGCCAAAGAAGCCGCTGAGATTTTTCTGTCAATCGGCATCAAAACATTCGCTACTCCCAAGGCTAGCACGACCGAAGCCTTGAAACTGTGGAGCACTACATACTACGGTATGTGCATCGCATTTGAAAAAGAAGTCCACAGATACTGCGAAGAAAACGGTCTGGATTTCGATGTAGTTTACAAACTATCAAACTACACATACAATGACGGATATGCCGCACTCGGCATGTCTTCAGTAGCTCGCCCGGTCCTTGAACATTTCCCCGGCAAGATTGGCGGGCATTGCGTAATACCGAACGCCAAACTTCTGCATGGCCGTGTCGCAGATTTCATTCTCAACGTTGATGACCAACAGGAGAAATCATGAAATACCTAGCGATTCTTTTTACATGGCTTATGTGGTCAATGGCTATCTGGGGCCAATCCGCGCAAGACACCACGGCGTACTGCCGTTATATTGAAGAGTCGTCCCAAGCCCAAGGCGCTACGCTTCGCGCGCCAGTCGCCACGGCGGGAGTCACGCCAGCCCAAGGCACGCCGCCGCAACTATTTTTGGGGCTCACTGACTCTGTCAATCACATCCGCGAAGGCAGTCTGACTATCGCCATTGGCAAAAAGCAGTGCCAACTCTACAAAGACTCCATCACCGTCCAAGAACGTATCACATTTGATATGCAGGCTCTGGAATTAGACGCATTACGATATAAATTGACCCTAATCAACGCGGCGATTGCGGAGAATGACACGTTAATCGCCGCAAACACAAAAATTTTGGAGGCTCACAATATTCCAAAACAGTCCATCTATTTACTCAGCAAACAAAAACTCGCGCTAGAAACAGAACGTCAAACCACCCGAGTGGCACTTGCGAATATTTTCGTGCCTCCACTCTCTACTGAGTCTCTAACCGAACTGGCCGATGCAGAATTTGCGACGAACGTTGAAACCCAGAAGGCTCAAGATAAACTTTTGAAGCTGAACAACTGGGATTTCCAAGTAACCGCTGGCGTAGAGAAACCGCTGCTGCCGTTCGCAGTGCCAACTGGGAGCCCATACGCGGGCTTCACCGTCACGTATAATCTCGGGAGCCACACGGCATCACAACACTACAACAAATCTGAAGAAGCGTACGGCGACTGGAAACAAGCACAGGTCGGCGACGTAATGCAGAGCATTCAGGTCTATCACAAAATCGTGAGCGACCTAGTCGCTGTCCAGTCCGAGGAACTACGCCGATTAAAAGTTGAGCGCCAAAAAATCGCAGATACCTCCACGGCTATCTCTGGGTCCGACACATCTCTGGCCCTCATCTTCCGCAACCAACTCAATGCGGATTCGCTTGCATTAAACGTGCAGTTGCGAGATACTACCTACAGGCTAGATAAATTGAACCAGTACTTAAGGGACAACTTCTAGGAGCCACATGAAGCCTAAGAAAAAAGTTGCACGCTTGACGAAGGATGACCAAGGCGGTCCATGCCCCAAGGGCGGCAAACACAGCCTCGTCGTCTTCGACTATATCATCTGCACGAAGTGCGGCAACGCATGGTAATGAAAGAATTTCTAGGAGCCTTATGACCAGAGAAGTAGGAAAAGCAGTAGACTGCGTTGTTTGCCATCGGCGAAAAAAACCAATCGGTCGGTCTGCACCATTGGAAATGGCGAACTCGCTCTGCGATTTCGAGTGCGAAGGCTACATGCAAGACCCGCAACCCGGAGACCTGTGGCCCGGAGAGACCCGAGAGGAATTTGGATTCTAATGACTGTCGCACAACTCATTCGCGGCTTGAAAAAATACCACCCCGATACAGAGGTGGTTCAAGGCGGCGCTGTAATTAAAGCGATGCGAATATACGACCCGCTACCCGACCAACGAGGGCATCGACTACAAGTTCGCCTAATCCGCGAAGGGGAGAAACGAGCATGAAAGCAATTTTCGCAGCACTCGCAGTGATGTTCCTCTTACCGTTCAACGGACTGCTGTTTTTGTTAACGGTGTACTTCTCACGCGACGTGGTGACGATGGCGTCCGGGACATTTGACATCGTTGACTACATCCATCTGGCGTGCCAGTGGGTCACCGTCGCGGCTCTAATCTATTTGATGGTCATTCTGATTCGGTATCTCGCGCGGAGGATATGATGGCTGAAGACAACAAGCTGCCCGACGAAGTAATCGACCTGATGGCGCAATTTATTCGCGACATGACGAAGCACAACTGCGCCGTGGTCGGACTGGTCTACTGCACCGAACCTCATCTCGGACTCGGAACAATGCGCAATGACGCCAGCGACATCGTTACCCTTTTTCAAAAAGCTACACGAATTGTAGAGATGGCAATAGAGCGAGGGAACGCATACGAAGTGCCGGTTCTACCACTGCAATGAACACTTGGATGAAATGGAATACCTACGGTGACGCCAGCCGATTTCCGGTCTTCATCTTCGTCATAGGTGACACTAACGACCCGGAGCACGCAGCCGCACCGATTCTCTGTACCACGATTAACGGCACCGCTTTTCAGGTGACTCGGCGTTTCGTTAACCGATTGACTCCGACATCGTTGGAAGAAGCCGTAATGCTTGCAAACAACATATACGAAGCTGCTATTGTGCCGCCCGAGGAAAATCAAAACCCGCCAGATGATAAAGCCGACGCCGCATCGCTGCCCAACGAACCTGAGCCCCTATTTTTCATAGCCGACAACTGCGGCCAGTAGTACTTTCGTACCATTGACACCACACACATCTAGCGGTACCCTGTACGTGCAGTCAGGAGAAACAAAATGTCCAACGCCTTCACGTACACGCCGTCTCCCGAACAACAAAAAGCAAACCGAATCGCGGATTTCATTGGATGGATAATACTGGTCTGCACAATGCTACTAATTCTCAGTATAATCGGAGGGGCTTTTTTATTGGGAGGACCGCTTACTGGATTTTTTACAATAATTTGCTTTTACTGTTTAATGCGAGTATTTATTTCGTAGCTTCGTAGAGAACACCCGCAACGGGAATTCCCCACGCTAGTATTTTGTTCCGCAACGTTCGGTCACTCACCGCTTTGATGCCCGCCTTCCGTGCATCATATAAGGTTTGCTTCAACTTGGCCGTCCCTGCTTTTCCCAAAGATGTTTGCTGCATACGTGATGGCCCATACCGATTAGGCTTATCCATATCCTCTACAGTTTTAATCGCTTTGTCCACGTCGATTGTTTCTGGCGCGCCGTGAGCTATATTCCCTTCAACACTTCTTCCAAAAAACTTGGCGTTGAAATCTTTATTAGCCTGAGTCTCCGCGTACTTGGCATCCGCCGCCTTTAACGTTGCATCAACATCAGGCACCCCTGACTGAGCCGCGACTTTTTTTGCATCGTCAATAGCATCTTGAGTATTTTTGATATTCAACTGGGCTTTAGCTTCTTCAGGAGAGCCCGATGCTGCGAGTCGAGCATCATCTTGTGCAGCGTCCAATTTATCGTAAAGACCTTTGAAATCTGTTTTAGCCGCATCATCCACAGTTTTATACAGAGACTTAGCCGCCGTATATGGAGTTTGAACATCAATGCCCGAACGAAAACTTGTCCCCACAGGAGGGGCGGCGGCTCTGACTCCCGGCTGTGCAATACGTTGCGCAGCGGCTTCGCCTGCCTCTTCAGGACCGGCGATTAATCCTCGGAGACTGCCGCCCTCTCGGAACGGATTATACTTGCCGACCAAATCAGAGATAGCACCCGGAGCACTCGCTGCCGCTTCTGCCGCTGTACCCGTCGCTTCACCCGCAGCCTCTGGAGCCGCACCCGCTGCCGCCAGTACCGCTTGCCCGCCCTGCCGTACCAGCGGAGTAATCATATTCCCACCGGGTCGCGCACCCTCAGATATCTCACGAGCACCCTGCGTAACTGAAGCTGCCTGTGGCTCAAGTATGCCTCCAATATCTGCCGCAGTACTCGCCGCCGATGATGCCGCGTTCCGATAATCCCGCGCATGAAATTCTTTTACCGCGCGCTGATAATCTCTCACAGCCTGCGGATATTCTGTCGCCGCCGCTTTAATCACTCCGGCTGCGGTATCCGTAACCATTTTGGCTGCACGATATGCCATCAAGCCGGGGTCACCTGCCGTTGCATGAAGAACTTGCTCTGTAGGAGTTTCAGGCGGTTTCAACATATTTACCACGGGAGCGGCAAGCTGCTTTGCGCCTTCCCAAGCCCGCGATAGCATTCCGGGCTGTTGCGGTGCAGTAGCTAGTGGACCCGCAGTGGGCTTTCCGTCTTCATATCCCGGAGGTAAAGTAAGACCACTGGTAGACGGTGCCGCCGTTTGAGATTGAGATGCAAGCGGACCTGCGGTGGGCTTCCCATCCTCGTAGCCCGGAGGTAGTTGAATCGTGGGTGCGTCGCCATTCGCCATTTTATTTTCCTGTTACTGGTTGACCTAACGCATCGTACCACGTCTTACCGTCATCAGAATAAATCTTACCCTTCGCGGCAGTAACTTCATGAAGAAAATCTGCCATACTCGCGTGAATCTTAGAAGCAGGACTTCCCGCAGGAGCCGCCTGCGCTGGCGTATCCCGAAGTGTGTCGCCTTCGCGCTGCATAACATAACGATTATTGCCGATGCGACCCGTAACTTGCGAACGTACGCCGTCGCGCGTCTGCTTAATTGCGCCATCAAAACCAAGATTACCAATGTTCGCGTTGAACGTCTGCATAAACAAGTCGCGCAACGAGTCGGTAGGAGTGCCGCCACCCATAACTTTGGCCGCATCATCCGCCGAGTTAAGAACTGCGGCGCGATATGTCGCCAGTTCAGGGCTACCAGCCTGATAGTTTCTCCACTGTTGAATCGTATTGAACGACGGAACCTTCGTGGCTCCTAGCGCATCGTGCGCCGCTTTCAATTGGTCAAGCATGCCGCCACCCTGCACAAGAGAACGAGCAGAGCCGAAGAAAACTTGGTTAGTGGGCTGTTGAAGAGTATGCTCACCCACAATTTCATCGCTGGCGTTATATGTTTGGCCGTGCTCCTTCGCAATCGCTTGGGCCTGTCCCACAGCGTCTGTGATTTGCTTCGGCGATGAGCCGCGCGATTTCAAGTCCGCTAACGTGAGACCGCCATCGTACAGCATTTGACCAGCGACCTTGGGGTCGCCCGCTGAAGCAGCCATCTCTGCATTTTTCGTTGCCTGTGCTTTCTGTCCCGCCAAATCAATCTCATGCTGTTGAGCTATACCTGCTTTCGTCATCAGCATCTTTGCCTGAGCAAGACCGTTGATATTTCCCGCGTTCTTTGGGTCGTCAACATAAGCCTGCAACGTCGCCTGCGCGCCGGGGTCAACCAAAGCCTTCGGGTCCGATTCAAACTTGAACAACGGATTAGCTTTTTGTTCAGCTTCCGTAGCTCCAGCCTGTTCCGTTCGGGACTTCACACCCGCATCCAAAGCCGTCATACGCTGCTTCGCACCATTCGCCGCCAGCGCCATCTGTTGCGATGTAGACTGAGGATTGGCTAGCACCGCCTGCGCGCTTTGAATAGCCGGGTCATTAGGATACGCGCTCGCAGCCGCATCCACAGAATTTTTCCATGCAGCGACCGCAACTGGAGGAATTCCACTAGCTGCTGGAGCCGCACCAGTCGGCGCAGCACCTGCGGGAGCAGCACCACCTGCGGGAGTAGCGCCTGTCGCAGCCGAAGTACCACCAGTCTGCGCCAGCGTCGCATCATACGCAGCCTTATCACCAGTCTGCATGAAATCCTGCAACGCCTTCGCACGAATATCCTGCATCTGACTAACGATATCCAATTTTCCTTTCTTCACCGTAATATCGCTCTGTGCCATCTCATTTGGAACCGTATGCATAAACAAAATGTTCTGAGCAAGTTTGTGGTTTGTATCCGCCACGGTCAGTTGCTGTTGAATCTGAGTATTTTTCTGCGCGGCGGCGGCCTGCTGTGCCTGAATTTTTTGGTTCTGTTGCTCTGCCTGAACCTGTTGAACTTCCCGAACACCGCCCTCTTTTCCGCGCGTAGCGAGTGACGTACCAAACGCATCCATGCCCAAAGCTAAACCTTGAACCATCGAAACCAATCGCGCGTGCGGACCCGCCACAGGAACAGCGGCAGGGGTGTTCGCCAAATCTGTTGCTTTCCCTAATGCGGTTTGTTCCGCCGCCAAGGGTGCGGCCATCTGCGCTTGAACCGCCGCAGGGTCGTTCGGATTAGCGACGGGCGCTGGCGTAGGCGCGGGCGTGGTCGTTGCAGGGGCGGTATCAGGAATTCCCGGCATCCCGGATTGTGTGGTCTGAACTGGTACGTCTGCCATAATACTCTCCATTTACGCTTGTGGAGTCGCAGGGGCGGCTCCCGGTGCAGCTTGGGCTTCTGGTGCGGCTGCGCCAGCCGCTGCTTCTGGTTGGGCTCCTGCCGCTGGTTCTGCCCCTTCCTGCGCGGGTTGAGGCTCGCCAGCACCTCCACCAGCACTGCCAGCACCGCCTTCCGGGGGTTCTTGCGGCGCGCTACCGGGGGCTTGCAGTTTCGGATGGCCCGCACCATTACTTTTCGTGTCGTTGTGCGCTCGCGCCACGGCTTGATTAGGCGCGTGCATCACCTGTACAAGCATCACTCCAAAATCCAGTAAATTCATTCCGGCCCCGTCTCCCTTTTTCACCAGATTAAGCTGGCCTTGAGCAACCTTCACCGTGGGGTCTTCATCCCCCAACAGTTTCTTGATGTTGTTCAAGTGCGTTTGCGCGGCATCAATTGTCGCTTTCGCGTGCTCGTTGTCTTTCGGAATAATCGTACTCCGCAAAGAATCGGCAGGATGTCCTACGGTGTGTCCATCACCACTGCCCCAACCTTTTCCCTCCGAATGATGCATAGTCGTCAAAAGATTTTTAGTGAGCCCGCCCGCCTGCGCAGCGGCAGCACCTACTGCCTGAACATGCTCGGTCATACCCTGTCCATCAATATACGGCACCGTAAACGAACGTTTGACGCCACTCTCGTCAAACTGTTTCGCCAACTTCTCGTTGAGCGCGCTATAGCTTTTTTGAAGATTAACTTTATCAGCCATTTCAAACTCCACTTATGACATTTGCGCCGTAGTATTCGGGTCCGTGGTCCACGCTTCCCCTTGACTATTCGGTATTGAGCTAAAGACCGGGAATGGCTTTCATAATACCCGCTCCAGCCATGCCCGCCCCCGCAATTCCACTCAACAAGCTACCAATATCCGTCATCGTGGACTGGCCTGCCGCGAGAGCACCGCTACCTGCGCCCACCGAAGTGTTTGCCGCATTACCTGCACCACCAATCGCGGTACCGCCTGCGCCACCATACTCACTACCCACGCTATTAAGACCGCTGATAGCGTTCCAAAAATTCTGTTGTTTCATCCCCTGATTCTGTTGCGCTAGTGAAGACAGTTGCTGCGACTTACTTAGCGCAGCCGCTGTGCCAATCTGACCGGCGATTTCACCCGCCGCCCCGCTTCCAACGTCTGCGCCACCGTGTGACGCCGCGTATGCTGCCGCCGAACCGATAGCTTGTCGCGCAGCGGTTGCCGTGTTTTCATTAATCGCAGTCGTCGCTCCTGCCAACTGTTGCGGCGTATAACCCATCGGGTTCGCCGCTTCATAATTCATCTTCGCCTGCAAATTTTTCAACACGCTTTGCTGCTCACCAAAAGTCGTGGAATAATCTTGGTTCAGGGTATTCGTCATTGCAGCTTGAGAATTCTGCAATGCTTGGTCGGTCTGTTGTACTTGTGCGCTACCTGAACACATTTTACGCCTCGCTAGCCATTACCCGATTGATATCCAGCTTAAACAACTGTCGCTCGTCTTTAACGAAGCCGTGAGTTGAAGCCCACCGCGCCACGGGGTATTTGTCCTTTGTGAGCGTCGTTATCTCTCGGACTCCCATCTGCACTGCGAACGCCATCGCTCCGTCCATCAAAACTTTCAGCGCGCGCTTTCGTTGCTCAGAGTCTGTCGTCGGATTGAAGCCCAAATACCCCAGAGCCATCTGGCAGTATAGCGGTGCAAACGCAACCGCGATGCCATCCTCTTCGGCCACAAAAAACACAGTCGTAGGATTGTTCTGTTTCAAGCATGCCAGCAAATCTTTCTGCTCTACTAAAGGGTTTGTTGCTGCCCAGTTAGCGAACGCCTTTGCATCCTTCGGTTCCGCCAAACGAAATTTACATTCGCTCATATAATGCTCCTCACTAATAGATAGAAAAGTCTTAATTTACCTCAATTGAACAGGATGCGACGGACTGGTTAAAACGTTCGTTGAGCCCCAGTTACCATCACTGCTTACATACACTGCATGCGGCGCAGGGTCGTTCGGAGTCGTAAATGTCAACGGTGATTTCGCGCCACTAGCAACCAGTGTCGGTTGCTGGTTTGCTTTTTTCAGATATACCGAGGCTCCTTGAAAATATGGGTCTCCCATCGGATGATTAAACTGAACCGTCACCGTCTTCTGACCGACTCCGTGACGCAGAATCACACGAACGTGTGATACCGGTTGCGGAGTTGTACGAGGCGGCACACTTGATTGGTTCGGCTGTGTGGTCGGGAGCACAAACGCAGCTTGAGGCTTCGCGCTACCTTTCGTTTGCTCTATCTGGTTATCCACATGCCGACGCGCAGGCCAAACAATCGGGTCTCTCGGGACTCCTCCCGGAAACTTAGTAGTCGCTTCAATGACTGTGTCTATATCCGACATTTATTTTTTCCTTAATCGCTCTGGTTTTCTTTGAACGATATCGCCTTGATAGTATTCGGCGCGTTCTCCGGGTCAAACGAAATCTTCACTTGCAGATGATGCACGTACTGTGATGCCAAATCACTGTTCATCATATTCACCGGCCACCGCAAAGCCAACAGCGAAGTTGACGGCTTATTTTGTCCGACCGGAGGCTCCTGAAGAGTTTCCGGCAGAAACACAAATCCGATACCCTTCGTGTCACTAACTTCATTTGGCAGAATCCAAATATCCGGCCACGATGAACCGCCGTTGTGGAGCGTTCCAACCGCGTCAAAATATCCAACCACATGCTGCAATGGAAACATCGGCGCGCCGGGTTGAGACAGTGTGATACTTCCGACTGTGATGTAGCACTCAGAATACGAAGTTCCATTGTTCTGTCCCGTCAGGCCATTATCCGCCCATGTAGTAGTATCACGGTATCGCAGATAGCTTCCGGGTGTCGTATAAAAAACCGCGACTTGAACTTCTGAAATAGACACTGTTCCCGAAATTCCAACAGCAGACGCCACTACATTAAAACCAAATGTTCCGGCATTAAGCGCGGAGGGATTCAACCATGCAGACATACCCCACAGGTCTAGCGGTCCACCAAAAACTTGAGTCGTATTTGAAGCCGTCAAACTGAACGCATCCGCCTCTGCGCCAACCGCCGCATTCGCCGGAGTCACGCTCATAGTAATACCTGTGTTTGTGGTTTTTCCCGTGATAGACACTTCAACACCCTGCACAATAGCGTCAGGAGGAATATTCAGCGGATACTGGCTACCTTGCAAACTTTGCGAAACAGAAGGCACAGTGGCCGGTACTATAAATGCCGCAAGATTCGCACCCCACGCATCGGCGCTACCACCACTAGTCCACTGGTCTGCATATGTTCCCGCAGGCTCTAATATCCATGCGGCTGAATCTGAAACCACGGATGTATTTGGATGCCCAAAATTAGTATTGTCCTGTGTCCACCCGGTTGGTCCCGTCAACGGAATGTTGCCTTCATAAACAAATACAAAAGACATCAGAAATTCCTGTTGCGTAATCGTTATTGCAGGACCACTCACCGGGTCCGTCGATGCCACTGAGATTCGCTGTTGCGTAGAATTCAACGCGCCAAGATTTGTAAAATTCGCAAAAGACGCATAATTGACCACCGCTTCTGTATGAAATGCCACCGCAGCCGTGATAGTCAGCGTTGACAACAAAGGAACTGCGGTTCCCATTCGCGCATAGAATACCTGAAAAAACAAATGCGCACTCGGGTTCTGCGTAGGAAAAAGAAGCTGCCAGTTATTTCCCAAATTATCTGTGATGCCAGAAATGATGGTTTGGTCTGAGTTACCCGCCTCGTTCTGCACATAGAACATCATGAACGCGGTATCGCCCACATTAATCGGTGTTACCACCGGAGTTATTGTTGTGACCGCCGTAGCCCCAGTCGGTGTAAATCCGTTCGTCGCATTGTTCTCGCTCGGCACTACCGACGCTGAACTTAACGTCACCGTCGCATAACTCGTAGGATTTCCTGCCGTAATATTACCCGGAGTCAGCCACGCGACGCCTGTTCCAACACTCGCGCCTACGCTCGGGTTCGTAAGCGAAGTAGACACCGTAGCACCGCCAGTGGGCGAGCCCAACATCAGACTGTACGTGCCCACGGCTGTTTCAATGGACCGCAGCGCGCCAGCGCCGCCAATCGGGAACGCCGGAACACTCCACGCGCTGATATTACTTCCGTAGCGCACAATTCGGTCTACTCCGTTGCTGAGAAATACTCCGACATCGAGCCCGTTGCGATGCATAGTCGCAAACGTGGTAAGCGGGCTAAAATTGGCCGTCAGATAATCGGCGATGTGCTCGCCTACCTGTATTTTCTGACTCTCAATTAGCTCAAAGTATTGTTTCTGAGTTGTGAATTGTCCGATGGTTGAACCGTCTTTGAAAATCGCATTCGGATTTGAGATTCCAAAGTTATTAAGCGCGTCCGTAGCATAGAAACTAATCGTTTCAGGACCACCTAGAATCGCGTTCACGCGGTCGGCCAAATAGACAAGCAATCCAACACCATCTGCTGTCGGTTCAAGACCAAGCGTCGGACCTACAAACTGGAACCGATTTGCAGGAGGCCACGATTCTTCAGGCACTCCGTTTACGCAGTCTGGACCCGCGTCAAAATAAACGAAGTTTCCAACACACATCCAGATACGACCCTGCCAGTATGCAGTCAGTGTGCCAACAACTTGATTGACCGATGACCCCGGTGCGCCCGGAGGCGGGTCATTCAAATGATTCTGCGGCGCAATCTGCAAAATATCCAAATTCGCGTCCGTCGTAAAGTCATTAAAGACCCAACCTGTCGTACTCGTTCCACCCACGAGGCGTGCGCGAACGTTGCGCACACTAAACGTGGCGTTTGTTCCGCCCGTCAGTTGCGTCGCGGTAAACTGCACACCCCACGCGGAAGAATTAAAATTAGTGGGAGTCCACGTCGTGCCCCACAAATTGGTCGGGCCTCCCAACGTGTATGTTTGAACTGCATTCGTCAGAGCAACCTGCATAACAGTGCCTACGGGGTTGCCTGCATTGAGCAACTGGACATCCAAAATTCCGAATCCCGGAGTACCAGTAAAGAACGAGTCAAACTCAATCGTAATCCCCGCAACAGCAATCGCCGGAGGAACAGAAAAATTAAACTGCTCCGCATTCAAACCGTCAGACGGCGCAAACAAAGATAGGTCCAGAGCAATCGTAATCCCGATACCTTTACTGTTCGCAGGTGTAGCCCATATCGGTGAAAAAGTTCCAGTAGCCGACTGAACCTGATACGCAACCGCCATCTGCTGGAACGTGTTACCATCCGCCGCATCAAATACCGTCTGATTTCCCGCAGATAAATATGCCGCAGGCTGCGTAGCTACGTTACCCGAATTAGTTGACAAGTCGCTCCAAATAAAACTAAAAACCACCGTAGCTGTAGCCGACGTTGTAATTGTCCCGGAGTTGAGTGTTGTGCCCGACGCTTGAAAAACGGATGCAGGTGCTTCTACCGTACCGTTAAGCCCGCTGCACTCCACAGCCTGAAAACCAAAAAAGTCGTTATTATCGCTCGTAAATACTGGGGTCAACTTCACTGTTGTCGGCCCTGCCGCTGGATTAGCAACCTTGTAAACTGTATCCGTTACAACACCGTGGTCGTTAGGAGCCACCTGCTGCGCAATTTGAACGTAGACGTTTCCTTGATTGTCGCCGATAGTCCAACTCGTCAAGTCGTACGTCACCACATGAACGAGAAGAGAGTTTCCTGCCGTCACGTTCGCAGGAAAAGTCGCAGACACCGACGGAGCAGTAAAACCTGAAGAAATATTTTGACACGTCTGAACCGCGCTAAACCGCCCGCTACCGCTGCCGACCGGAGTAGGTACAGTCACTGTGGCATACAAAGTCGCGCTCGTAACGTTGTTCGGATTAACCCACACGAACGTACCGGGAATACCGTTGTCTGTTCCGACGCCTGCTGTGGAGATTCCCGAGTCAAACGGAATAGTAGTTGACCCCGTAGGATTCGTAACCGCACCCGTGAAAAGATATATGCCGCCGCCATCGCTTGTTCTGTAGATTTCAATAGCGTTAAATGTCGCGGTACCGGTGTCAGTAGTTTGACTTTGATTGGGTGGAACCACTCCGAGTGCGTTTGTGAAAAAAACTTGAAACCATTGCCCAAGAGGGTCAACGTTAATAATTTCAAACTGAAGTCCATTCAAAAATGTTGCAACAGTCAGTCCCGCGAAAGTTACTTGAAGTCCGGGAACGAAGTTGTTCACCGAAAAAACAGTTACCACCCCATCCAGAACTGAAGTCGCGCTGATAGCTACAACAGCATTGCACAGCGGAGACGTGGTTCCGACTCCCGTAATCGCCGCAATCAAATTTTCCGTGGACCCCGAGTCAATTGTTGCCCCCACGTTAGGGAAATCAAACACGGCGGAGAACTGAGTTGGACTCAAACCCGCAGCTAGCACAGTAAACGGCTGATTGTTAAGATACACACCCGTGGTTAGCCCCTGAACACTGAAGACATTTCCGGGAATAAAGTTGTTCACTCCCAAAAATGTAACAGTATTCCCAGCAATGGAGAATCCTGTAATCGTCGCAACAACCGGACCAAAAATACTTCCCGTGTTAAGGCTCACTGGAGATGCGGTCGTCAAATGCCCATAGATGGTACGGAAACAATAAACGTACGATGTACCAAAAGACTCAACAAGATTTCCCGGTCCAAGATTTATCCACGTATAGTTTCCATCCGTGGTGGTTCCGCCGACTGTCTGATTCCACGCGGGAACGTACGGGGTTGTTGGATATATGCCGGTTTGACTTGGATTTTGAGCCTGAACCCAGTAGGGTTGAGTGACGCCCCCTGCGGTAACGGTATAGTTTGCAGATGGCGCGACGCCCGTATTCGCCGCTAAAGAAGTCCAATACTCGCCTGCAAATGAAACGGTAATACCTACCGTATATGGTGTAGCCGCACTCCATGCCAAAACCGCTGGTGATGTCGCTTGCGCCAATTGCAAATTTCCATTCGTGTCCAACACAACCACAGGGACGGGGAAAAACGTAGCGGGAAGCCAAGTTTCCAACGGTCCCATATTCGTCCACTGAACTGACCCATCATTAATGGTGGACGATACGGTCGTAGGCCATAGCGGTTGGTTTGCTCCTGTGACTCCAGACGCTCCGTAAACTTTTGTGACGACCTCTACGTTTCCATTCGGGTCAAGAATTGCATTATTCAAATTCTTCCCAACAAACGGCAACCAGCATCCTTGACTAAAAATTGTGGGAGTCAGGGTTGGTGCAGTAAGACCCCAAGTTGATGGATTAATTGAGGAGAACGGAAGTGCAGAATCCCACTTCTGCGTATCCACCGAAACGCCGTCTGAAAAATACACCATGTTTTCAACGCTGGTGATAAATCCTTCGTTACTTCCAGTCTTGGGAATCACCGAGGTGATTGTGGTAGGCGTAAAAGTTGCAAGCCGCGTAGTAGAATCAAAAAAAGAAATGACCTGACCATTCAGATTCCGCATGCTGTAAAATTCGTTAACGACTTCGTTGCTGGCGAGCGGCTGCGAACAATAAATAGAATAACCGGGACGACGCTGCCACTCAAACAAATCAATGTCTTCCATATTGGCCCCGTCTATCACGGGGTCATGGAAGCTAACAACGTTGACACCAATACCCTTGAACGGGGCAAATAACTGTGAGCGATAGGTATAGAACCCACTCAGAAAAAATTCTATAGCAAGAGCAGGGTCGCTCGCTGGACCTACTTTTCGTGCCATGTTTTTTGGAGGGCAGACGCCCTACAATAATAGAAGAAAAAGTCTTAAAACGGCTTGTGATACACCGGGGCTGGCGGTTCTTTATCAATACCGAGATGCAAATCGGTCGGCGTATCCGTTGCCTTCACCCACGCGTCATACGTGCATACGCACTCCCCGCCGTCAGGAGGACACCAGCCGGGGCCGTCCGGGCCATAGCTGCGCACCCAGCCCGCCTGTTCCAACTGCTTCGCCTGCGCGCAACACATCGCCTCATAATCCTCGCAACACAGGTTCTCTTTTGCAAACTCACTCATGACACACCCCCTTAGTTCCCAATCGCGTAGAAGTTCACAACGTCTCCACTGGCACCGTTAATAATAAAACTACTTCCGCTTGATTGAGTTACAAAGTTTCCATGATTTACAGCGTTTGAAGTCATGTTCGTACAGAGAGCATAATACGAAGTCGCAGACGAAAACACCGCGCTTCCCGTCAACGTAATTGTTACTGTCCCGCCGCCACCAATAGTGGCACTACCAGTTACAATTTTTGGATTTGACGCTGCTGCTCCCGATATACTGTATACTTCAGGACGCAGTGCATCAGCAGCCGCGCGCGCAGAAGTTTCTGCTGTTATCTGCCCAGATAGCGAAGACTCAACCCCCTCCGCACGCGAGGTTTCTGTGTTTACCGCCGATGTAGCGAAAGTTTCCGCGTTAGACTGAGCAGTCGCGGCTGCGCCAGATACATCCGCCCCCACCATCGCTGCCGTAATTCCTGAAACCGTTCCCGTAAACGTAGGCGAATTTTTCGGAGCGAGCAAGCCTTCAGCGGCCTCCGCGCGAGACGTTTCAACAGCAACGGCGGCAGTATCAAACGCAGTCGTCGCGATTTGAGTTGTATTGGTTCCCGCTGAAGCTGTTGGAGCCGTAGGTACCCCAGTGAATGCCGGAGATGCCAGCGGTGCCGCACCAGTAACTTGCGCCACAGAGTAGTCGCCTGAAACCGCCACGATTGCCCCGATGCGCCCAAATACTGAAGACACCATCTCCGGTGTTGCGTTAGCCAACACAAAAGCCGTAGTCGCAATCTGAGTAGTATTCGTACCGAGTGACGCCGTTGGAGCAGTCGGAACTCCAGTTAAGGCGGGCGACGCTAGCGGAGCTTTTAGTGCCTCTGCGGCTTCAGCCCGCGCAGTCTCCACAGCAACGGCAGAGTCTGTGTATGCCGTGGTTCCAATTTGTGTGGAATCGTTGAGTGGGGCGGCGGTCGGCGCGGTCGGTGTCCCGGTAAGCGCAGGAGATGCAAGCAGCGCAAGTTGAGAAAGAAGAGTCGTTGATGGACCCAAAATACCAGTGATTGGGTCGTAAACAGACAATTCCCCCGGAGACGACGTTACGAGTGTCGCAGACGGCTGAAAAGTATTTGTAGACAAATCATATGTTACGATAGCACCATCAAGATATCGAACCGCCATATTTCCTCCGATTAAATACCAAGGTACTCCACAAAAACCACAAGGTCATAGACCATCGGCGTAGTGCCCACACTTGAGTATCCAAATTCATATTGTAGATTTGTAGATGCTGCTGCGTATGCATAGCACACACCCGAAATGGCCGCGCCTACCGTATTGCTTGCACCTACCTGCGGCGAGGTAGGATTGGATGTTTTCACTACGGAATCGCCATTTGCGTTAGTGTATGTGATTTGAAATCCATTCGTATCTCCCAAAATTGAAGAACTTCCAGAACCCGCCGCCGCTGTCGTAATCGTTGCCGTATACGCTACTCGATACATACCTTTTTGACCGACAGGAATAGCGTAAATTGTCGTCGCCGTGATTGTGGCCGATTGATTCGTGAGCAACGCTTTTGCCACAATAATCGGCACACCGCCTGAGACCGTCGCAATTCCCGCGTACGTTGTGATTTTTCCTGATAGCGAAACAGCCGCCGCCGTCACCGTTCCTGTAAATGTCGGAGACGCAAATATTGAAGCGCCACCAATCGTAAATGCCGCCGCATTAACTGTACCCGACGCGTTCCCCGGAGTCCCGTTGCCTACATCAATCACGCCTGCCGAAGCGCGCGACAAACCTGTATCCGTGTTAATTGAAAACGCCGTTCCTGCCGGAATATTGATACCATTTGAAAACAAAATCGGATTTGCCGCCGTTCCTGCAATCGCGGGAGCCGTAATCGTTACTGCACCCGATGTTGACCCCTCCAACGTAATCTGACCGCTGGTCGTTCCGGCCACACCCACCTGCAATCCGGCTTGCGCCGTTATCAAACCACTAGCCGAGATGGTCGTAAAAATAATCGGACTTGGAAGCTGCGCGTTGGTAAGTTGACCACTAATGTTCGCAAACGACGGCTGCGCCAAACTAACGGAACCGTTTGTGTTAATAGCAGTCACAAACTCATTAGGAGACCCTGCGTTTGCAAAAACTCCACCAAGCGTCGTCAGTGTCGGCGCAGGAATTATATTAACTGTTGGATAAAAAATCACATTACCTCCTATCGTCGCAAACGGTGTCATCTCGCTAATATTGACCGTCGCGTTCGCCGCCTCTGTGAACTGCCACCACATTGGCTCCAAATTCACTCGCGCGCCATTCTGGTCATACAGCGTCACGAGATAGTATGTACCCAACCCGATTTGGTTCTGCGGGTTCAGTTCGGCATTGCTCCAAATCATTGCAGCGGTCGCCGGAGCGTTCGGCAAAATATTCCCGTCGGCGTCCAACTGAAACACCACCGGAACCGCCGCGCTCACAAAACCAAACGGAGACGCGACTACCGTGGCATCAACATTCAACTGAAAACTAATGCTACCGTTCGGAATGAAGATGCTTGACTCATTTTGCAATCCCAAATTGACTAGAGTAATCACGAGCGTTCCTTTATCTAAAGAGCGACCATTGCGGCGTAAACGCCATCTGATTATCTTCACGGTCTTCGGACGCCAGCGCGTTCTGCACTGCCACCATCGCCGCCTGCATTTGCGTCTGCGTCTCAGTCGCCGTCATGCCGTATGCAAACCGCATTCCCTGCCACAGCAACATCTCAAAAAGAACGTATGACAAATCATCAGGCCACTGAAAAACACTTTGTGGTGACACGAACTTCGGTGCCTTAGCCTGATAGATACAGGTAAACGCAAATGGATACGTGCTTGTAGGTTCGGACAGCCGAAACTTTACCACTCCGTTCCCAAAATCTATTTCACAGGACATTGAAAGCGTATCGCCCGTTGACGTATATTCCGGCGCAATCCGATGCACCGCATCAATAGGGTTCACAGGCAAAGGAAAACTCGGGTTATTGATATCCACGAGGGCTGCGGATTCAATCCAACCCAAATTCCAAATTCCCGGCGCACCCGAGGGCGCAGCGTAAATCGTTCCTGTATCGCTACCGGGAGTGATAGTCACGCCCGTTGGTGTCGTGAACGATACAGAAGTCGCGGTCACAGAAAGTAGCTTCACCGACAAACCGTTGAGACCGGCGTTCGTTCCAACACCTGAAAACGTCATGATGTCTCCCGGTACCAAGCCCACTCCACTGGTATTCGCGGGTCCAAACTCACTCTGATTAAAAATCGTGGGATAGACTTGCAGCGGATTAGGGCTCCCGAGCGTGAGGGTTGTTACCGTGCCCGCAACCGCAAACGACGCCACGGTATTTATCTGACCGCCGTTGCCTTGCAGTACTATGTGAAAATTGTCTGGAATTGAGAGAAGAGTGTAGCCGTTTATCCATCCGCTGAGTTGAGTCAACTGATTAAATACGAACGTACTGTTGTACGCGGGATTTACCACTCCCTGAATAAGAAAAATGCTCGTGCCGATGTTTCCCGTCAAAAATGGATGCGGGTCCAAAAATTGAACGGTGACCGTGTTGTTCGCCGGATTGAAAATCACTCCCGCCGTTTGCCATGAACCGGTCGGGCCGTATGAATTTCCACCGTTGAACGTGCCATAGTTAATTTTTGCGTTTCCGTTCTGATAGACGCCGGGATTCAAGTCAACACCTGCGCCACCTGCGGGAAGCTGCCCACCCGGAGTCGTGCTATTGATAAGCGTAAAACAAGTCGCGCCTGCATGCTTAAAATCTTGGTAGCCTTGCTGCGCAATGAAAAATGCAGGATTCACTGCGGGATTGTTACTCCCCATTTCAACGCGATTAAACTTCCACGCCATGCGCCGAGTCAAAAGCATCTGCATCACGTTATCGCAAAGCCGAAACATCGGCTGACCATCAATACCGCCCACGTTAAAATAATTCTGGAGTTTGGTATGTATTTTCAGTTGGTCGGCCATCGCCTTTACGGTTGTGGTCATGTTGACGTTCGGAACAAGATTGAAATTCATTTTGACTCCACACTATAGAAAAGATAGTCTTAAATAGAAACGGCGGTCCACTGGTGAGAGTGAACCGCCGCTTTCGGAGCATCCAGCAGTGTGAGCAGCACTATCTGGAAGATGTTTTAGGGCTTCTCCCCCGTGGTTACCTCAACGACCTTCTCCGCAACCTTCAGCCCGTCTATCGCAACCGTGTCGCCCACGGACGCTGCCAAGGCTTCGGCCTTCGCAGCCTCTGCCGTCAACACACCTATCAGATGCTGCGCCGCCTGAATTGCGCCTTCGGTCGCATGAACGTTTGCCATGTGCTGTTCACGCTGTCGTTGAAAACTAATAATTTCTCGCTGGATAAGCTGAATCGCATTCAGCTTTGGTGCTGGTGTCGCTACGACTGTCGCCGGAGCGGGTGTTGCGTTTGGTTCACTCATGGTGTATCCTCCGAACTTCAAATTTTACTTCTACCACAAAAATTACAACTCAAACAGGTCGTATTCCTGAGCGACCGGCGAAGCTGCTACAAGACCGGAGTTGGTAAAGCGCGCACGAACAAGCGCCACCTTTCCGAGAGAAGTCCACACGACCGTGCCATCCTGAGTCGTTGCGCCCTTCGTCACGTTGAAATTGCTGAACCCAATAAAGGTCACAGCCGTGGTGCCACCCGTGGTAGCAACAAACCCGTACCCATTAAGTTCCATATACGACACAGGACTCGTACCGGCCACAACCGTCGCTCCCTGTCCCGGATACGGAGGTTGAATGCAATCAAGCCCGTCAATCGCGATTCCCGGTGTTTCAGCAACTCCGTTCGGTCGCATAAACTGAACGGACTTCTGAACTTTCCATTCCGACCCAGCATTCGGGATAACGAAAATATAATCCGCCGTGCCGTTTGCCGGAACTAACGGCAAAGCATTTTGAATGTTTACGGGGAATGTCGTTTCCGTAGTGATGGCAGTAGCCGTTGAAATGGACACCGCGCCAGCCCCCGAATTTTGGAGTCCAGCAAAAGCATGACCCACGAAGGTTCCGCCACCGAGAGTGATAGAAGCCTGAGCCAGAATGGTTCCAACCATGTTTGATGGTGCAACAGTGGTGAGCGATGAACCAACAAGCCAAATAACGTTATCCGCCTGCGCTCCATTAATCAGCGTAACAGATGCGCCGGTTTCCAACGTAACGGTAGACGCCGTTGACTTGAATACAAACAACGCGGCAGGATTTCCCTGCGCATCCAGAGTGATACCCGGATTACCATCCGCGTTCACAGTAGCCGGAATATCCAAGCTGGACGTGGAACTGTAATTACCCGCACGATAGACGCCAGCGCCGCCGCCGCCACCCGTATTGGTGCTCATGTTGACCGCAGAGCCCAAAGACGTAAAGGACAGTGCGTTATAAGTGGCATACGCCGCTATCGCCGCCGTTTCCGCTGCGGCTGCGTCCGCGTTATCGATGATGTTGGGAGCCACAACAACGCCCGGAGGAAAACCGGTAATCGTGGCCGTGGGAGCCGAACCAATATTTCCACCCTTAACTACGGTAAGACCTGAGTTAGTGATGCCACTCTGCGCGAGAATCGCGTAAGCGCCAGCAACACCCAAGTTAGCGTTTGGTGACCCGCCGATGCTACCAAAATCGGTCGGACGAATAGAAATGTAAGCCCCCGGTGCTCCAGAAACACGGGCGCTAGAAGTGTAACCACGAGATGCAAGAGTCATTGTATTTTCCTTTAGGCGTCGGGGAACCCGACGAGCGGCTGCAATATGCTAGCCCCTACAATTATAGAATGATTAGTCTAAAACTTTGAAGACGCAACAAACTTTTCCAGTGCCTCGCGCAATGCCGCAGGTGCCTTCGGCGCGTCCTCTTTCAGCATGCGCGGAGATATCCACTGGTCTAAATCAGTCAGGTCGCACTTATCGCTCACTACGCCATATCGCCAAATGAACATTATGAGCGGACTTCAAGCGTCATGACGCGCGAATAATCCTTGTGAGGCTCCACAAGATATGCGTGGCCGTTCGGTTCTTTCTCGGTCGGAATACCGATACGCCACTCTTTCGGGTGAATCCAATCGGAACACAACACACAAATTCCGCGCGGCTGATGGTCGGGTTGATTGTGAACCAAGCAAATCGCCGTGATGCCGTTGTTGTACGTGTGCGAACAAGACGCACGGAACGCTGCCAACCGCTTCTGATTTTCAATTTCCTCTTTCTTTGACTTCAAAGACTCACGCAAATCGCGCGCCGCCTTTAATGGGTCCACATAGGGACGGTTTGCCTCGCGAATCTTCTCTGGGGTAAGCGCCATATCCTTCAAGGCGGGCATGAAATTTTGAAACAAACTGGAAATAGCTTCCTGCACCGCAGCCGCCGTCGCGGTATGAATCATCGCGAGCGCTTCGGGTGAGAGTGCAGAACTACGATTATTATCGTTCTCGGATGCCATCTGATTTCTCCTCTAGTGCTCACACTGCTGGATGCCTACACTATAGGAGAGATAGTCACAAACCTGTAACAAGATTTCATCAGAATTGAAAAGTGCGCCCGTAGTGCTTGACAATTGCAGCCTGCATTCGCTGCGCGCCTGCGGGGTTTCCAGTATGCACCGCGACACCCTCGGGAGGCCAGTACTGCGGATTTTCTTCAAGCCACAGAAGCACATCATATCCAGACATCACACCATCATCTTCAATTCGCGCATAGTAGCCGCCCCGTTCCATCTGTTGATACGTCAAGTCATGGTCCAGCGACGCGCGTTCAACGCGTTCATTACGCAGCACCTTGATTGCGTCCGCTGCGGTCATAACCCAATACCAACCTCGATGTTGATGACGTTCTGGGTCACGCAAATCATCTAGCCATAGGTCCATTTAACTCACCTCTCGCATAGCGTCGTACGGATTATTAAATCTGTGATTACGCGGCGGAAAAAATCCCCACCAGCCTGTGTCCCACTCATGCACTTCGTCATAATTTGATTCGCGCAACCACCGCCCCTCACAAGCTTTGTACCACCAAATCCCCGGCGCGGCTTCAAAATATTCAACCTGACTACGAATCCAAGACATTGGCGATATTCCTTTGGAAGATTTGCTCTCCCCCTTGCCGAAAATCCATTGTAGCATTACACCAACGCTCCTCGTTGAAACCGTCATTCGGTTCGCCGAACTCCGCAAGAACTTGCTCCCAAGTGATTGCACCCTTCACCAGACAGTAGACCACCACAGTACGCCAGCCGCGACGTTCCTCGGTCGGCAAATCGCGGTCATCCACGAGTGCGTATGAAAATTCTGTAAGCCAACCTTTCGGAACACCAGTTAAAAATTGAACGCGCCCAAGCGCAGAGGTATAAAGCCCCCAGTCATCCGGGTAGTTGTATTGTTGCTGCACGAATATGTCCGGGTTAAGTTTTTGCAGACGGTCAATCAGGTCGGAAGAGTGCATACACTCACCGCGACGCCGCGAAAAATCTTTGAACCAGTCGTGGTCTGATTGCCGATACCGGGAAAGCAACGGTTCAATCTTATCGTGAATATATTTTTCTACAGCTTCATCCGAAGGCAAAAAATCGGCGGGCACTGCATTCTTCACACGTTCCCAAGATTTTTGATTGAAGTAGTCGGCGCTGTATAAATCAGGTATCATGCTGCTCTCTCCGAAAACAAAAAGTGGCGTGGCTTCTTTGGGTTTCCCCTCCACCACGCCACCGTAACGCTCATTGTAGTTTATTTTTCTCTTAGTTTGTCAACTCAATTTACAGGCGCATAAGTCACCTCCCGAACGCCAGAATCAAAAAAATCAAGATGGCCGCAACCGTCAACCAATCCAACCGGCTCATTACTCTACCAAAATCGCAATGCGCGCACCGGGACCAAAACGACTGTTCACTAAGAAATAATCCCCGTCGTAATAGTCAACGTAGACGTAATCCGTCGCCAACCAATAACTCGGCCACACGTCAATCCCGAACCAAATGCCGCCGAACAAAAATGACGGCTGGCCGTAGAAGTTCAGACGGCACTGATTACCGCGACCGAAATACCGACCGCGATACTCGCCATCAATTCTGTGACCTTCGTTGCGACCGTGACCCCGCTGAACCCCTCGCGCCGCATACGAAGCGTGGCTCTGACTATGAGTCTGAGCCTGCCTGTTGCCCCCGTGCGACCGCTGTGCCTGCGCATTCGGAACGAACAACAATGCCAGCATCAATACCAGTGCTGCAAATATTCCCCGTGTCATAAAGCCTCCCCTGCGCTACCCTACGAACCTTGTGAGTCTCCAACAAATTCCGGTATGCGTCCGATACGATATTCATCGCAGCGAACAGTTCAAAATTATGGTCTTCTTCCAAATGCGCCAAAAACGATTGACCGGCGCGCACATCAAAAAGTTTGTGACACTTCACACATTCCGCCATTTCCGCGCGATACTGCCGAAACTGTTCAACCTGCGCCGGGTCCAGTTGCTGAACCATTACTACAATCGCGGGTAATGAAAATTTGAATCCAAGAATCCTTAGCTCTCTCCACGAAAGTTTCACACTGCTCCTGCCCCGCTTCGATGTCTATAGTGCATTGATACCAAAATCAGAATATCAAAGTGCAGGTCTAAGTGTCAAGTTTATTGTCCGAAAAACTTGACATATTTCGGACATCTACCGGCCCTGCTTCCTCAATATCCACCATCAAATGCTGCCAGTCGTCCAACGCCTTTGCTTGTTGCTGCCCTGCGCCACAGGTACACGGAATCATGGGCGACGCCTTCGGACATCCGTGTACAGGTCCACCGTTATTGTGCGGGTCATGGCCGATGCTGCGCGCCAACGCGGTACCCGCTTTAATTAGTTCAATTTCGATGGAAGTCGCCACGATTTTTCCTTCCGTACACAAGATAGTCCACCGTCATACCTGCCAGAACGATGACAATGAACCCCACGACAATGAGAATCGTTACCATTTGACTTTCAACTCCCGAGCCACTTCCGGTCGTACTCTTCTTCAAGTTTTTTCTTTGACGTTCCGTTAGGAACTGTGTACTCTGAGCGTACTTCAGTTTCAGGGGCTTCTGGTGCCACGTAGTGGATGGAACAGGCGATGGTCTTCGCGCTCCAGTTATCATAATTCAGCGGATGCTTCGCCTGAAAGTGCGAGTTGACCGTGGCTGTCAGCTTCTCTGCGTCCTCGCCGCCGAGATACATCCGGCAGTAGATGCAGTAAAATCTGTGAAGAAGGTCCAGCATGGACCCCTCCCCTTTTACAGATATTTTGCAAGTTCCGCTTTGATTGTCGCGAGCGTAGCCGTTGGATTAGAAACAGCCGCCTTCACGTCCGCTTCAATCGTGGCGAGCCCGACATGCTTGTAAATCGCGTACCCGACCGCTGCAATTACAACTCCAACAAGAATTCCTATAATCATTTTATTTCTCCTCGAAAATGTTGGACGGAATTTCTTTGGTTTTATAGGCTCTACTATTTGAAAGCCTTGTCCCGCCGTCCCTCGGTCAAATTGTTTCCCACACTTATAGAACAAAAAGTCTTTAACTATCGATTCGTGTTCCCCAGCCCTCTTCAAACACAATATCCGTAGGATGGGCTTCGCCGACACCAATCTCATGCTGATGCAGTCGCGATTTATATGCCGACAGCGTCATATCAGAGTCATCGGCATTCAGCGCTGCCAACGTAGCCGGACCAAACCCGCCATCCGCCGTAACCTGCAACACCTGTTGCAACATCATCACCGCGCTACCAACACCAAATAACACGCCCATGTCAAAAAGTTTGTTCAAAATCGCCTGCGAATTAATTTGTGAGTACAGCGGATTATTAAACCGCTGCGGCTGCGTCGTAGTCTGATACCAAGAAGCTGCCTGCTCGGCAGTAATAGCCGCTATGTTCACACTAGGCCAATCCCGCTGAAGGATGCCAAAATTCGTGGCACCGCCCGAGTCCAGCGGATTGTTCACATACCCACCCTCGTTCTTCAACGTGATTTGAATTGCCTGAGTAATGTCAGCCATAAGCGAATAATACTTCTCTTCTATTGCTTTGTCAAGAAAATTCGTGTATCATTCAATCAAATGGTCTTCTTTGATTGGAAAGACGAATTCGTATGGACTCAGCCGCACATCTGCGAGGTTTGCGGCGCGAAATGGACTTGCGCCTACTCAATGTGCTGGGAGCCCTACAAATCTAAATGCGGGAAGTGTCCGTGTGGCCCGTTTGAGGAGTTGTGTGGATGGGTTCCGCCGCTTGAACTGAAGCCTTAACTGGCCGCTCGTGGTCATAAGAACTAAACCCATCTGACATTTCATCGCTGTTCTGAGCATCGGCGTAGCACTCATCATGCATCCGCCAATTTTGAAACTCATTCTCCCACATGCCGACGTACGCGACATGCTTTTCGCCCTTCGGAATTTTCTGTCCGCACCATTCACAACGGTATTCCTTGCGCCCTACAGGATGGGAGCAGCCGCCAAAATCACTCATTAGATAGCCCCTTCTTTTTCCGATACGCCTTCGTTGCGTCCACGAATCGCTGCGCCGCCTCCTCGGTCGGGAAGCGCGCGACATGATTCGGCATCTGTGCGCGCCAAGGAAACTGAGGATTCTTGACAATCAGGTCTTTGTCTTCCCAAATCTCAAACAGTTTGCGGTCCATTAGAAATCCTTCGTCTTGAGTTTGATGATAATGCGCTCGCCTTTCTTATCAAACAACGTCTCCACTGGGCGACCGACCAAACCTTCGGCCTTCGCGTTGGGGTCCGCTGTCGCTGCGTGAGAGCAAAAACCCGCGCGAACATATTCGGTAGCATACTCCAACGTGAAGACGCCGACCAACGGCACCACGTCCAGTCCCAGTTTGCTGCCTACATCGCGCACGTTATCGTCATTCAGCCACCACTTATTATCCACGAGCACATCGAAGAGAATAATACCTTTGTCTTTGCGGTATGCGCCGCCCTTTTGAATTCCCGCACCATATCCTTCCGCGTACAGCGCCACGTCGCACTGGAAGACCGCGTGCAACTTCTCTTCCAAACCAAGACCCCGGATAGTCATGAGCAGGTCGCCGGGAATCCCTGACTTTTCGGATTTGCCACGAATGCTAAACTGGCCGTCCCGAATACCGATGCCGAGATTCATCCCATCAATTTTCTCAGTCCAGACCCACGGGTTAATCGTTTTGTAGACAGGGTTCTTGAAGTTGCTCACGATTACTTTGTGGTTTTCGCCGCGTTCGTACAGCGTTTCAATCTTGTGGTATTCCGCTATCATCTTTTTTCTCCTCGGGTGCTGGTGTGTAATCTTCAGGCTTCGCGGCGGGAAATGAACCCGCGCGATAGCCCGCAAAAGTGAAAATAAAATTGGCCGCGCGTCCCGTAGGAGCCAGTTCCATCAT